CTATTCGCCGTCTTCTGTGCAGTCAACATCTTCTTCAGAATCTGAATTCGTATCTCCCTTAGCAACTTTCGCAATAGTAATTGCACATCCAGTCACCACGAGCCACTTGCAGAAATCGAATACATTGTCAGTAAGCGTACTATCCACACCAACTCCAGTGCATTGAAAAATCATTGCAAGCACCGTATATATAAATACAGACAGCATACAAATGAATAGCACGATTTTTCTAGTCTTAACTTCACGCCAAGGTTTGTCGTTGAAAATCTTTTTTATATTCTTGAACATTATTTCACCACTTCTACATACTTATCCGTAATCGTAATCCAGCCAGCACCAGATTTTAATTTACCTCTAGTACCGTCTTTGTTGACTTCGACAATGGTATAAACGCCACCCTTAGCGCAAGTAGCACTCACTTTGTCGGATTTTAAGGACGGCTCTTTTCTGACGATCAGATTGCCCTTTGCCTTAATCTTAAATGGTGTCTTAGGCGGATTGTTTGGCTTAGCAGGAGTTGTAGGGGTGCTATTATCTACAAAAGTAACTTTTAAGTAGTCGCAAATTCCCTTAGCAATCGCCTTGCCATAAGCATCGGACTTTTTCAATTTAGTCAAATCTGCCTTAATGCTACCAGTCTCATAGATGCAGGCAGGCATATTAGTCGCCGTAAGCTCATACAAATCTTTTCTTTTGGTCAATCCTCTAGTAGTCATTTTCATATCTGCCTTAACACGCTTGTCAATTGCTTTAGCGATTGCTTTGCCCTTAGTGGTCAGATATAGAGGCATAGTGCCAGTAGGGGCGATATACCAGTCACAGTGAATACTCACAAAAATATCCACCTTTTCCTTATTTGCCTTTTCTACCTGTTTTACCATATTGATATCATTGCCACTAGTAGCATCTGTTACCACTGTAATTCCACTTGCCTTTAAGTACTTAACCGCTGCCTTTGTAATTGGCAACATAAGTGCTGCTTCACTTTCTTTATTGTATGTAGTTCCTGGGTCCCAAGAGCCATCTAAGCTCTTTCCGTGGCCGCAGAAAATACCAACTTTATATTTCTTTTTACTAGCCATTATAATTCTCCTTTTCACAAATAAAAAAAGACGCCTAAACGTCTTTTACTTTTCATATCTTCAATAATTTCTTTATCAAGTCAGTGTTCTCATTTTTCCATCACTCTTATGACTATAGGTATGTCAACAGATGGAATAGTTCCAAATGCCTTAATGACATTAGACTCATACGAGCAAAAAATCATTGCCAACATCCAAGCATCGATTTGAGCTTTGGTGCAAATATGTCTCGGTTGTATTTCTATCTCAAATCTGGCGTTTGGATATGTTAGTTCAAAATTATATGTTTGATCTGAAGAATCCCAATTGGAAGAAACTAGGATATCTTCTGTGTAGTAGGGCTGTCTCTCTAAACGTGCCTTGTGTTCATCGGTAAAGTCATTGCTCGACAATCCCTTGCCAGTCACCTTATCGACCTTCGCCTCAAGTAGTGCCTCGGTATTATCTGGCGTCAAGTAGAAAGCGGTGGGGTCGAGCGTGCCGTCTTCATATGCTTTATTATATTGTTCTTCAGAGAGGCGATTAATTTTTAGGACACTTACTTTTTCAGTTGTCTTCATTTAATGCACCTCCTTATTTCAGTTTCTTCAATACGTCATCTAATGGTCTGTCCCAGATAATATCATATGTAATTTTCATGGTCTTAGTCTCGTCTTTAATAACTGGCTCGGTCAGTTTATTATGCGTTGTCCAAGGAGTAGTGATACTAAAAGTATCGAAAAACTCCACGGTCTTAACAGAACTGGCTGACACATTTATATTGCTCAACGCCGTAGAGATGTTGTTATAGCCAAAACAATTTGCGTCCTTAGATACGTTATCGTCATAATGCACATATGCAGTTGAATATGATTTTATAGTGTCAGAGTTAAAACCATAATAAAACGATGAGCCATAATTAGGAACAGAAATCACATCGTTTACAATTTCTTTATTATTTAGATTTACTCTGATCATTTTATCCAGTGCCGTTTTTTGCGTCTCATCTGGAGAGCCAAGAAGATAAATATCACCATCATGTCCAATAGTTATTTGTCTGTATTGCGATAAACCAGTATTGAACACACCATGATAAAGCTTCACTTTCAAAATATCCTCAGAGGAGATTCCATTATCTGTAAAGGACAATTTCTTAATATCATAAACTCTTGAACGCTCTGCGGTTACCCCATAGTTAAACACTAAATAGACCTCGTTGTTCACATAACAAACGTCAAAGGCCATATTGATTGCAGGGTCAAATTGCGTAGGGTTTGCCGTTGCGCCAATTAAATCGGACATTGTCCCGCATGATACATACTGCCCAGTAGTGAGATCTAAATAGTATAACTCCTTTATAGTTGCATTAATAGCTGCCACATCTGTTGGATATGTTGTAGAAACTGCATGTGAAGAAGTAGGTGAAATTCCATAAACCCTGTTTCTTTCTTCGTCAAAATAAATATTAAAGAAATATGCACTTGACTTGACAGAGCCAGTAATTGCCATAGAGCTAATCTCATCTCCATCCTGATTGTGTAGAGAGATGCCGTTAATTGTTGAGGTAGTGGCACTGCCATTATATATATCCATCAGCGTATGATATCTCTGATTCAGCCTATTAACTGTTAAATAGTTTGTATTGGTCGCAAATCTTTTGTAGTTATATGCAACTGTAGATTTTGTTTCTGTTAAAAAACTAAACGAGGTAAACGGTTTAATACTGGCTGTAGTTATAGAACTGCTACTATATATAAAAGCAGGAAGAAGCCATACTGAGTCAAATGTTCCGTGGCACTTTGCCGTATCAAAGTCAAACACAAGACGCAGTTTGTCGTTGTCAAATCTGCTCTCTAGATTATTGATCATTCCAGTACAGGCTCTATCGTCTGAATAGTCCATAAGAAAGTTAGCGATGCCTATTTGAGAACCGTTAAACTCCCCAGTTGAACTAGAAGGCAGTGTGTTATTTGTCAACACCAAGTCACAGAAAGGAATGTAGTAGTTTGAAGTTGATCCACCAGTAGCTTTCTTTGGCCACTGTATATTTTGGTACCTGTAAAATAAATCCTCTGTTTTGTTATACTTTAAATGATCATAAACACTATATTGGTAATTGCCCTCATGTGCTTGAAAACATTTAGTATCATCTGTATTCGCAGTGGGGAATTTATCACTACCACTTTTCATCATTGTGGAAAGATAGTTTATCCACGGAATTCTTTCATTGTAAGTATTTTCTTTTTTATATTCGTAAACTTTATCGCCAGTTTCACTATCAAATAACTCAATAGTTGTCACCCCAGTGAAAAGATTGTTTTTGTTGTTTGTAATTCTTTCTTCCATTACGAGACACCTCCTGTATTATAAGTTGCCTTAATTGATTTCAATGCCCAACTGTCTCCAGTGGTGGTTTCTACGACAAATGCAATGTGCATTTTCTTTTCTTCAATTCCAGAGTATAGGTCGTCGAATTGGGCAGATGTTATTGACGCAACTTGAGATATTTCGATTCCATTGCTTAGAATGTTGTCATATAAATTATCTATTGTAACCCAAGAAGAGCCGCTTCGTGTGTACCAAGTTTCGCCATCTGTACTGATGACGGCTTTTGCCACTGTAGATGTTGCCTTTGTCATATTGAATGCCAAAGACTTAAAGCCAGTCTGATATGACGAGTCTAAAACAAAAGGGTTTCTCATTACGAAAACGTCTTTCACTCTGCCTTTAACTGTCGCACTCTCAAATCCAACTAAATTTCCACATGCGGGGTTGTTAACAGCCGATAGAACTTTATAGTACCTCAATGTTGAGAGAAGCTCATCAGATGGTATTTCACCTGTGCCGTATGTGGCAAAGTCGGAAATAGTAGGAGATGTTATGGACAGTTCTTGCAATTCGCCGTTCTGTACAGTCAAGTATTTTTCTGTCTCAATGTCATATAACATATGGTACTTTTCTCCACATGGTTCAACACCAGTAAGCTTGATATATCCAATTGCGGCCATATCGCTTCCGCTACTACCAGAGCCGTCTTTTTGATATCTTATTTTGATCATATGACCGCCAGCAACAAGGTCGGCAGTTTTCACAGTCCAAGCCCTCTCTCCAGAGTCGGAGAATATAGACACGCCGTCAAGATATACATACATTAGGTCATATCTAGACTCGCTTGATACCATATAGTTAAACTCTATTGAGCCACTTTCCTTTAATTCAAAAGTGATCATTATCTCACTAAATCCACTATTGCCTATTACGCCACTTCTAAGAGTGTTATTTCCGTTATATTTAGTGGCAGAAGTAGAAGCCCATGGAAATTGAGAATCGTCAACTACGTAGATATCAGTAAAATCATTTTTCCAATTATCATCTTCAAAGGTGATAGTTAGTTCGTTCAAGTTTGTATAAGTCGCACCCATTCTCACACCTCCGTTTCTATAATTTCAATATCATCAACTGTATAAAAGACTCTTGCATCTACTTCAATACTACTGATTACACCGTCTACTAATATTTCTTTTGTCGTATTACTAGTCGTAATTTCTGCTGATTGAGTCAGCCCTGCATATGTGGAATGTAGCAGTTCTGGATAGGAGCATAAAATATTGCCCGTGGCAGACCCATCTAATGATGTAAATTTATTTACGTCACCAGTAGAATAGACGCTCAAGGCAAGTTGCTCGTTAATAGGGATGTCGTCCACACCTACGGGCTCTACAAACACTTGGTCTGTGTAGGGCAGGTGCTCTATTTCAACAGCACTTGTAATTGTGCCCAAATAGGAGACGGGGGCAGTGCCACCAAACAATGACACTCTTTGATTGCCAAAATATACTGCCATTACTCATCCCCCTCATCCCATGTAATTATTTCCGCAGAAGTAGTCATGTCGCCAATTTCTTCTACTGTAATAAAATCACTATCGTTCTCAAGTTGGCTGTTTTTGGTCGGAATGAGCCGCTTAACTGAGTTGAAAAAGTATTCAAGCCCCTCAAGGCTCAGCCATTTAATTTCCATTTAGCCACCTCATTTCTATTTCACTATTTCATCTATTTCTTGGTTAGTTATTGGTACGATATCGGTTGTTTTCAAATACCCAGATAGGTCAACTTCACGAGGGCCAATGTTTTCATAGCCCAGAGTGTTCGTCTCTGATTTGCCCACCCAGATATATTCGTCATAACTGTTTGGGGTGTCGCCACTATTTGGCACTAGATAGAAGACCCCAGTAACGCCTGTCTCAGGTAAATCGGCAACACTGTCAACTTTTTCATAGCTAATGCCAGAAAAATCCTCCAGTCTGTCGTCTATTAAGCCCTGAACTTGTGGCTCCGTCTGATATCCTTTGCCAACTATCTGTGTTTCCACCTGACTGGGAGTCATATACTGTGCATCATTAATCAAGTCAGTGGTCTTTGTTGGTATGGTTGGCTTGTTGATAAGGTCGGCATAACTACCAGACTTAGCAACTGCATGGAGCGCGCCAATCTTCGCACCAACATATTCTTTTATTTTTCCATAAAAGTACAGTAAGCCATTTTGGTCTATTACTTTCATATGCTTATCTTCCTTTCGCTTTATAGGTCAGCACCATTCAACAGTGCCTCTATTTCCATATTTGTTAACGCCTCTAATCCATAGTCGGAAAAACTCTTATTTCCGATAATTTCCACGCCATTGATTTGGGGCAGATTCTTGAGCTCTTCGTAGCTGTCGATTACCTTGCCCCCATTACCTGGCATTGTCTGGAACTTAGGATTAAAAGTTGTGTCGCCACTATCATAGCCAACGCTTTTTGACGGGGCAGAATTAAATTGTGGGCTGAAAGTCATAGCATTCAACCCATTCATATTTGTTATCTTTTTAGACATCTGCATCGCCGCCAATCGTTATTTCTCTGTCTACAAGTACGTCAGCAACTTTTTCTCTGATAATGTCGCTGGCATAAGCATAGTTGTCAATTAGTATGACACGCACCTGAATGAGCACGATATTGTCTATGTATTTATCTTTTACGGCAAACCGCAAAGTTTCCTCTTGGGATAGTTGAACAGACATTATATTGTTCTCAAGATCTAATTCGATGTCGCCTTTTTCTTTTTCTATGACGATTTCATCATCCTGCACATAGGCAATAATCACCTCTGATATATCCTCTATAGAGAAGGGCATAGCAAAGTTATGTGTTGGCGTTGTTCCTCTTACAATCATTGTTTTCCCTCCTATTAAGTAATCAGTATTTTAATCTTTTTAATTCCATCGTCCTCACTAGACTCCAGAGCTTTGCCGACCGTAAAGAGACCACATAGGGGCTCGTGAGAAGCCATTCCGACACCTTTTATATCGGAAGTGACAATTACATCGCCGACATCTACAGAGCCTGTCACGAGGACGTGAAGCCTGCCCTTGAGTCCGACAGGGACAAACTTTTTATGGTTATCTTCCATGTTGGGGAGATTCTCTCCACCTACAATATGACCGTAGGAATCAGACACAACTCCAACAACCATTTTGTCATATTCTTTAGTTGATTTCTCAACACCATTGTTCGCCCACACAACTATCTCGCCAGCTTCAAACTCATCTTCAATATTTTCTTTCTCAAACCATTCAGCATAGTCATTCCAAACGGCGTTATAGACCTTTGAGCCAGTTATCGTGCCAGTGGCGATTATATTCGCCTCGGCAGTTATGTCAGCAGAGAAGGTCTTCGCTCCAGTAATCGTCTGCTCATCAGCTACATTTACAAGAGAACTTGTATCTATAGTGATATTTTCGAGCAGTCCATCTACCTCTGTTTTAGTGTATGCGTCTAAAATCCCATATCCTAAAAGAGTAGTGGAGGAGTCAGCTTTCGCAGTCCAGTTAATCTTGTCAAGTTCCGTCACATGAATTGTTGCATTTGCAACGTGATTTGTTAGAGCACTAATATCCTGATGGGCAGTTAAGTAGCCTGCATCATTTGTCAGTTGGCTAACAAGGGTAGGCAGGTCTGTCTTGAGTGCGAATACAGAGTGGTCTACGGCAGTTGAACCGATAACTTCCCACGTGCCATTCACATAGATATACTCTGCAAACTCGTCGCTTTCATCTGACAGGATATAAATAGTTGTCTCTGAAATGTTCTCAGTTGGCAGTGCATCTACAACTTCAATTGCAAATTTAGGTATCATGTCTACCATCTCATCAACTTGTGTCTTGTTGTAGTAAGATGCCGCCACCTCTGTAGTCTTAGCATATTCGCTAAGGTCAAGCTCAGAGTCGAGAACCTTTTGGGCTAGTTCTTCAATTTGCTCCTGAGTTAAGTCCTCATAAGTTAATGGGTCGCCTTGGTCGCCTTTCTCACCTTTAAGGGCGAGAAGTTGAGCATCAGTAAAATCCTCATAAACAAAGGGGTCGCCTTTTTCTCCTTGAGCACCAGTATCTCCCTTTTCACCCTTTTCGCCTTGTAATAGGACAAGTTGTTCTGGAGTAAAGTCATCATAGGTAAAAGCATCTCCTTGCTCTCCCTGAATACCTTGAGGGCCAATTAATCCCTCTAGTTGTTCAGCAGTGAAGTCTTCATAAGTAAAGGCATCTCCAATGTCGCCTTTTTCACCCTTATCTCCAGTATCACCTTTGTCCCCTTTTAGGGCGGCTAACTGGTCGGCGGTAAAATCTTCATAGACGAAAGGGTCGCCCTTATCACCTTGAGGGCCAGTGAGTCCGACAAGTTGTTCTGGGGTAAAGTCTTCGTAGACAAAGGCTTCTCCACGGTCGCCTTTATCTCCCTTGTCGCCCTTGTCTCCTTTATCACCTTTATCGCCCTTATCTCCTTTAATTGCAAGTTCTTGAGACATGGCTATGGTGGGTTCTTCCGTTATGGATAGTTTTATAATTTCTTCCATATTACATAGCCTCCTCATTTAGTATTGGCAATACTTTAATCTTTACAATATCGGTAGCAACTACTATGCCGTCTTTTTCGCCTTTAATTTGCACTTGCACCGACTTATTAAAAGAGAGCGTTTCTTCTTGAGAGAGCGCCACATATACTACGGATGCTTCTACAGTCAGCCTGTCATTCTCAAAAGTCATTTCATTGCTGCCTTCTTCTAAGGTTAGGCGTAAGTCATATCCAGTCCAGTCTTGTTCCGTAATCAGTTTCAAAGTGGGGGTCGTTCCTCTACGCATTTTAATCCCTCCTTTAGTATAAAAAACGGCTGAGTTTCCTCAGCCATTATCTCGTGTTGTTTATTCAGTTGCCTGAGCCTCTTGTGCCTGCTCAACAATGCCGTCGAGCACTTCCTTAAGAGAGGAGAGGCAGGCGGACATTAGTATCGTGTTTTGCCCCTTGGTCTCAATTAGCAGTAGTGTATTATAAATACTTCTTAGTTTTTCAAAATCGTTCATTTTATTTTACTCCTTTTAATTCATCTATTTCGGCACGCAGTTTGTCAATTTCCACTTTGTGCTCTTGTATTAGTTTTAGCATTGGTGGAATCATATAGCGCGGATTCCAAGTTTCCATTTTGCCATCTTCACCATAGTCTACCGCAACTGGATATGCGTTTGCTAAGTCGTCTACGATAAATCCAGGCAGGTCTTTTCTATAGCGTCGATCTTCGCTATCTATTATATCTTCCTTATATTTAAATTGTACGACTTCTACATCATACAGGTTGTCGGCGGATATGTCAGGTGCCGTGAGAGGCAGTATGTCGTCTTTGATAGCTCTAGTAGAACCAGAGGTTGCTAAATAAAGCCTGCCAGATGAGGAACCCCAGTAGACGTTGGCACTTGCAGTATAACTAGGCATTCCAGTGTTGAATATAGTTCCGCTTGCATTTACATTAACGGTATATACAGACGACCATCTTTGCCCATCTAAACCACACCCATATACTCCATCTCTGTTTGGAGTAATTGCATAGTGACAGTAAACTCTAGAGTCCAAATGAATTGATTCAGAACCACCTAGGTGCATAGACCCAATAGTAGAATCTATGTTGACAGATCCAGCAATAATGTCTATAACCCCATTCTCAAGCGAGATAGCTCCTCTTCCTCCTCTTATGTTAATATAATTGCTTCCGACTTCAAGATAAGTACCAAGACCGTCGTTGCCCCACTTCCCAGCAGAAAGCTGTTCGCAGTTTATGACCGCTGTAGAGATTTCATATCTAGAAATGCTAGTGGCTGTACTGTAGTCAACGAAATCTCCGATTTCAGAAGTAGAAACAACATTCGAAGGAAGTTGATCCCAAGTAATTACTGCATTTGGCCCCATAGTGACATTGTCGCCAACGACAAGACCAGATACCTCAGCACCGTCTTTAACAATCAACTTGCTTGTTGTAATTTCGCCATCAATAACAGAGCTAGTAGAAGTCATATTTCCACTTTCATCTACACTAAAAACTCCATTTCCAATATCTATAGACCCACTAAACTTTCCATTCTCAGCATAAACATCACCCCTGAAGCTCGCATTTCCCGTCTCTATATCAAAAAACAAGGAAGAGCCCGCAGGCATAACGCCAGTGCCGTCGTAAACAACATTGCCGTTCTCATCTAAGAAATTTGGCTGTACACCATCACTGCTAATTGTAAACAGTGTGCTATCTCCAGCAACGAGTCCAAAGCGAGGGTCAAACATCATCTTATTGCCCTCAAGCCCGTCTTTAGGTGCGCCTTGCAAAGAGAAGGACGCATTGCCCAAATAAGCGCCACTGCCATCGACTCTAAAGTGAGTAATGTTTGGCTGCTGTGTAATAGGGTCGATTCCCGTCGCCTCAATAGTCAACTTATTACCGATAATCACATTACCAATCAAGCTATTCGCCACAACACCCATAACAGACTGCTGTGAGCCATCTATATCCACGCTGAGCTTACCAATGGCCAGCCCCGCAGTATCCCAAGCATCGTCAGTGAAAACAATTTCGTTGTTAATCATTCGCACTTCGCAAGGGTCAAAAGTTCCCGTCGCCTTGTCAACCAATTTTCGCAGGTGTATTCCGCCCGCATCAATAGTAACGTCCTGATTTTTAGAATTGATAATTGCCCGCTTACTAACATCGAGTGCAGAGTTAATTATCTTCTCCACATCGTTTTCAATATTTGAATTGACAAAAGCCGAGTAGCTAAATTTGTTAGCATCCAAACTAGCAGAAGAGTGAGCCGATTTTCCGATTGTGTCAGCAAGCAAGAACTCTGGGTTATTCGCCCTGAACTTGCTACTAAATTTCAAATCAAGCTTAGTCATGTCGTCAAAGTCAACGCCCATCTCAATAAGTATTGGCTGTAAATATACGCCGTCTTCCAGTGCCACATTCAAGCTTCGACCAAGTCTAATGTCTTTGTAGAACATGGCGAACTCTGGTAGTGCCATAAAGTTCGCACTATCCACAGAAAACTCATATGATGGATATGCCAGTTTATATAGGCAGGAAGTTCCGTAGTCATATAAATCCTGTATTGTGTTCTGTCTTTGGTAAATAGAAGAGTCGCAGGTTAGTGTGGCAATCCCACCCACCAATGTGAAACTCATGTCACCGTCATTTTGCCCCTCTGTGGAGCGATTATGTGTGAAGTCGGACAATTCGCCGCAAACTACAAATAAAGCGTTCTCATAGGGTGTATCGTCCTCTGCGACGGTAAATAGGGGAGAGTCCACACTGAATGTCACAACGCAGTCGTGATTTCCATTTGCGTTCAATTCCTCTGTATATGACAGTGTAGAATTTACTACAGTTCCCTTGAGATTAAATAGCCCGTCGGCATTGTCCACAATAAGCTTTCCTGAATTGATGGTGAAAAAGTTCTGCCCCAAGTATGTGGTTTCCAGTGTATTATTGATCTCGTTAATTTTCTCCACTTCAGAAGGGGAGAGCCCTAAGCTCTCAATTTCTTCATCTGTCAGCACTTTATATTCGTCAGACCTATATAAGTCGCCCTCAGTAATTGTAACTGTGTAAGGGCTTGTAGGGTCTATTTGGTTGCACGCATTTGTCTCGTTTGAAGCATAGGACACTACATAAGTGCCGTCCTGAATTGAGTCCTCTTTAAGATATGCGTTCAGTATAAGCATTTCCTCTGCCGTAAAGAAGTTATCAAAAGAGCAAAGGACAGTAATCTCACTCATCATCGCCATATCGGAATCTAGCTTATCCTCAGCACTATCGAGCACCTCTAATTGGTCAGCCACTTCTTCCTTCTTGGCATCAATTTTCGCCTGACACTCTGCAATTTCTTGCGTGTGGTCGCCGTATATATCGGTTTTATATGTGTCCATGACATGATTTAGGGCATCTAATTCGCCTCTAAGGTCAGTGTATCGGCTGTACTGCGTGTTATATATCATTTGGTCAGTATAGTACTGAGAAAATAAGTCACTAAAGAGTTTTTGATAGGTGGCATAGTTTTCTTTCCACTTCGCCCACTTTTCGCCAAGCTCCTTTGGTATGTCGCCAATCTCAATGAAGTAGTCTAAGTTATATATCTTATCAGAGGCGAGGGGGTTGACACTCATAATGCTCGTATCATCTGCCCCGTATACACTGAGGCAAGTTACGATTTCGTCGCTCAACTCCTCAACCGTCTGCGATTGAATTAAGTTTTCTATAGACAGGAACATTGGCACATTTTCCACCGCAACATCACGGTCATAAACATTAATTGTCCTTGTCTTCGTATCAAACATAAACACACAAGAGTAGGACTCCTGTATGGAGTTCATCATAAAAGAATAAACCGACTCACTAGAGTCGTCAAAAGTTCTGTAGCGCGTTGACACGTTGGCGTCTACATGTCCCACTTTCCAGTTAGGGATATGTTCTAGTATAATGCCTAGTATTGTACTGTCAGATTCGCCAGTAGGGTCGTACAGCATGTATGTGCCCTCTAACACTGGCATGATTTTATAGTTGAGTTCATATTCTAAAGAATACGCCTTGCACGACTTAATGCTCTTAACACCATCATCATTCACGGACGGATTTACTAAGATGAAGTCCCCGTAAGGTTCCATTCTAATAACTCTCATTCCCTTGATTTCATCATACGATGGATTGTGCACCAGTTCGTCACCAATTAATATCCTATCTGGTATCTCAAAAGAGATTTCCGACACATCATTGAACTTGAAACTTGCCTGCAATCCATAATAGTTAGATGCAGTGCAAATTGGATCGCCCGTCATAGTTGTGATAAGTAAGGTGGGCTGTTCGACTCTGCCAAAGTTATCAAATCTAATGTCGCTAAAATTTACGATCATTTACATTCCCACCTTTCTTAAAAACTCACATTCTATTACAACCATTCCATCGCCCGTAAAGACAATCTTGTTGTCTCCTTTGGCTAGGCGGAAGAAATAGTGGTTGCCAGCCTCGTCTTTGAAACAGTCAAAGATATTTATATTGTCGCAATTTGTCGTGATAATTTGATTTTTATTATCCACCTGAAAGATAATCTGGTCGCCACCGTCATTGATAACATAGTCGTCTGGTACATTAATCACAAACGGTCTACTAATATCGCTCTCGTTCTCCATTGAGAAGTGCGTGGTGCCAGGTGCGAGCCTAATCGTCATCTTTGGGTAGATATAGCCATCATACGCACTTGAATTTGTTATAGTGGCGTAGTCAGAAATTATTCCAGTGGGCGATTTTACTTTGCCCCCAACTATCTCAAAAGATGAAGTAGAGGGGCGTTCATAGGCAAACTGGCTGTCTAATGTCACGTCGCATATAAATGCAAACGGCAAGCCATTAACATTCACCAACTGCAAATTAGAAATGATTGCCTTATATCGCCACTCGGTCATATCATCTTGATCAATTTCAAGCCATTTATATGTATTGTGGGAAGTGAGCCAGTCGGCAATCCTCTCCACATCTTCTCGCTCTATATAGTTCTTTGAACCAAAAGTCACCTGTCTAGTGACAGCCCTGTTGATGTTCATTCCAAAATGATGAGGGTCATATCTGCTATTGATTCTAGTTTCGTCTATAGAAGTCTCCCATAGGTGGTCTTCCACAACTCCAGGGTCTCCTATGTAATAAATCATTATGTCGTAATCTTCACTTGATATTCCATCGAACACAAATGATGTCGCTGATATCATATAGTTCCCTCCTTTTCACATTAAAAAGGGGAGGGCGTTAACCCTCCCGTGTATTGTTTTATCTTCTCATCGCATTTGAGCCAACGCGCGAATTATATCCACGCTGATTCATAGCCTCAGTAACTTTGCTGAGTGTCTCGTTTGCGATTTGATTGCTGGCACTCCTCAAGGCTCTCACAGTATCGCCCGTGGCATTGCCATCGATGTTTATTGGTATATTAATCTCAATACCAGTTGATTGATTGTTGTTTGAAACGCTGTTTGTAGGCAAGATGCCCTTGATAGATTCAGTCAACATGCTAAGTGTTTGAAGCTGTAGCCCAATTCTGTCTTGATCGTTCTTGTTTAGCACAAGTTCGTCATTCTTGAGTAGGGCATAGGTCTCGCTCTGCTTCTTTGTTGGCATATATGTATCGCCAACGAAACCGCCACCAAGTCCACTGTGGAATACTTTATATGCGGCCGCAGTTCCTTTCTTACGGTGCAGTTCAAACTTCTTAGTTGTCTTGTTCCAATCTAAGTGAGCGTTTGGATAACCATAGTACCCGTGCAACTCTTCCAGTAGTGGGTCGAGCTCTTTTTGCTTCTGGGCTTTGGTTTTGCTAGTATCATTGTTTATGGCTTTCATGTCTTTAATGAGCCAGTAGGCACTGGCAGTCATTTTCTTCTCTCCATGATCACCCATCCAGATTAGATTAGTCTCTGAGTCATACCAAGCTTTTCCGCCGTTCCATTTACCTTGCTTGATTCTCGCAAGAAGGGCAAGGTTGTCAGCGTCGCTGTTTGTTCTAGTATTTCTGGCAGAGACTGCTTCTTTGGTTTGCTCAAGAGTCAAGTCAGCGAATTTATCATTCTTATTGGATTTAGCTTCTTCGATTTGCTTCTCTTGCTCTAACTTAAGTCTGCGTAGTTCGTCAATAATGGTACGAATGTCATACTGATAAGATTGGAGTAGGGGCTCAGTTCTTTCCCACATGTCTTCCACTGTACTGTTGAGTCCGTCGCCGTATTTATAGTTATACGCCAATAACTCATCCAGCAGGGCAGAAGGGTCTGTGTATTGGATGTAGTCATAAACACCCTGTAGCCACTCACCATTATTCTCCATCTTCGCATTGAGGTCATCAATCTGCTTCTGCATCTCTTTTTCGTACTTTTCAGTAGCTTCGTCGAGTGCGTCTACAGTGCCGTCATAAGCGTGGTCAGACTGCTTGTCAGAAATATCCTGCTGTTTAGCCCTGATTTCTTCCATGAGGGCTGCGTATTTCGCCTTACCTTCACGAGAGGTGTCAAGAGCTAGCACCGCCGCCTTAGCTTGCAGTTTGGTCAGTTCCTCGTTCTGCTCCTTAAGTTCGCGCTGATAGTCAAGCTCGTCTCTTGTTATGTCGAGAGATTTCTTCTTAAGGTCAACGATTTCGTTGTACTTATCTATCTGCTCTTCAAGGGCGTCAATCTGGTCTTCTAGTCTTTGCTTGAGCATATTGGAGACCATATCTACTAGGTCGTCAACATTGCCGATTTTCTTCTCAATCTTATCTAGCTCATTGTCTGCCAACTCTGCCTCGGCGTTTTTAATCTTTTCTAGTATTTCATAGTAGAGGTCTAGGAAAGCGTCAGTGTCTGTAAACAAGCCTTTACCTTGGTCTTCGATTAAGAGGGCTAATTGGTCACGCCAATAGTCTGCCTCACTCTTGCCAGGGGTAATCCAACCAGTGATGCCAAAGCGGTCAATCTGCTGTTGCTGTTTGTTTATTCTGTCGCCCCATGCGTCGCTTATCTTCTTCTGAAGTGCATCCATTGCTTCGGCATAATCTTCCTGATTTGCCTTGCTGGTTTTGAGCCACTTTTTAATTGAGGCGAGCGTTCTCTTATGATAAGTACGCAGGCTGATTTGCCCTTTGGCGTATTTCTTATCGTTCTGAGCTTCTTCCTTGTCGAACGCCGCTTTTCTAACATCTGCGAGCTCTTCGAGGTGTTTGCGGTAATCAGCCGCATTACCTTTCTGCCCTTTTAGGTATTTCTTGCCGAGTTTTTCTAGGCGTTTGTAGTAGGTCGCATATGAAATGTAGTTCATATTCAGCTTATGGTCTAGCTTCTCTTTCGCCGAGTCATATTTATTTTTACGCTTGTCTGAGGCTGATGTGCCTTTACTACCGCCAGAACCACCAGAACCTCCAGAACCAGCAACACCACCGCTACTGAAGCTTATATCAGCAACAAATAAGTTGTTAAACTCTTTTTCTGCCTCTTCTGCATATCGATCTAATGTTTTACTAAGTCCTTTAAGTCGGCTATTTAGGCGTGTTTTTACTCTGTTGTCTAGTTTTTTACCAGAAAGCATTCCTTTGATTGATGCGATTTCACTAACAATATCAACATATTTTTTTAAATTAGCAGCAGCAGGGCCAGCAGCAGATGCTACTTTTCCAAGTGCAACTGCATGGTTTGAAACTACAGATGCAAAGTTATTTCCAGCCGCCAATTGTTGATATCCTGCGAACAGACTCGTCATCTCAGCAGCACTTAATGCCGCCGCCGCATTCCTGTCTAACGCTCCTGTGTTTAAAATAATAGCCTGCATTTCTTCTAATGCGGCAGCACGTTGAGCATCACTAGCGTCTGCTGACATATATTTGGCTTTAGCCAACTGATATTCTACAACAACCTCTGCATTCGCTATACCTTGGGCTTTGAGTCTGTTAATATATAACTCTTTTGTCCCTTCATTCAAGTCTGCCATTACATTGCTAGACTGTAAGTACGCATTGACCAAATTACTCATCGAACTTTCAACTTCTTCAATAGAAGATGCTGAATTAGAGAGTACCTTGATCATGTTCTCAAATTCTTTAGTGCCAGACATAGACTCGAATGCATCGGCAACATCCTTAATAGAGGAGGCTGACACATTTCCGCTATTTTCTTTGAATTCGTCTATAGCACCAACAACTGTTTGTATCTTTTCTTCAAAGTCTGCAAACTCTTCAACCATCCCGCTAAGAGATGTTTTTTCGGATTGTTTCTGAACTGATTTTAACCACTCAACCAATTCTTCTGCTGAAACTCCCGCTTCTTCACACGCTTTAACAAAGTCTTTGCCAAGCGCACTTGTCGCAGAAGTGATGTCTATATTGAAGTCTTTGTCGGATGTAATAGCACTTATTTTCCCATTAATATCTTGGTCTTTAAATTTATCACTTTTCGATACATTATCAACAGTACCACTAATCCCTCTAAGGGCTTCGACATTTTCAACCAACTGCTCAATAGATATTCCGTATTGATTTAGAAGATTAACTGCATCTTGCCCAATTGCTTCTGTAATTGAGTTTTCATTTATCTCTTTTTGAGAGTCTGCAAGGTCTTGCATGTTGGCAGAAAGTGCTTGTAGTTCTTTCGAACTTAAAGCAGATGATAATATGTCTCCCATATTTAAAACGCCAACATTTATCAAACTACTTTGAATCTCGTTGATCATTTGATCATATTTTTGTAATTGGTCTGCTGATAGATTATCTCGGTTGACGCCTTCAAGCTCTTTTGAAACGCCTTGAGAGAGCTCTACAATGAAAGATTTATATCCTTCAGCTTCTTTGGTCAGTTCTTCAAATTTCTTTCTATCTTTTTCACTGGAAGGACTGAGCTTGTCGATTTCTTCTTGAGCTTCTTTATATAGTTCAACATAGCGTTCAAGGTCTTTATACATGGCGTCTGATTCTACATTAGGGGCAACGACCTCTCCACCTCTACCTGTAGCAGCAGAGTATTTGACTTCACTTTTACCATAAGACTCGGCAGCCGCAAAGCTCTTCCTAGAAGCCTCTCTGCTTTGTTCAGCTTCAATGGCTTTAAGGATTGCCAATTTCTTTGATAGTTCAGCATTTTGCTGTTTTAGTTGGTCAAGCTCACTTTGTTCCGTCAGAGTAAGATTTCCCATTCCCTCAAGTTCTGCAATCCTGTCCCTCATAGTCTCAAGCTCTGATGTTACAGAATCTACTTCCTTACGAGTGTCTTCAAGTGCAGTACGGGCTTCTTCTGCCCATTCACGGATATGATTCTTGGTCGGTGCAGTATCGAACATCCACTTGATGCCTTTTATGACTAGGTTGATGATTTCCATGACAGCGAACCAAATAAGGAAGCTCTTTGCCATAGCTTTCATCGCAGTCATTGTAGAAGCAACTTGAAGTTTTAGTAGTTGGAATCCTGTTGCACCTACTTTAGCTCCTTTTCCAGCTTCCACAATGGACATCTGGACTCCATCTGAATTTTTAACAAGTTCTTCTAGTCTGTCTTTGAGTTTTCCACCAGCATTCGCTAGTGCATCTACTGGTTTAACGCCTTTTGAAAACTCCTCATTGATTTTCTTTATTACCTCAACTTCAGCTAAACTCGCATCAACCCCAGCACTTCCGTTTTTTCCGCTGAAATATCCAGTTATGCTTCCGCCCCAATTGTGTGATAAAGCTTCAAATTTTCCTTTAATGCCTTTTCCACTTATGTCATTTGTTTTGTCTCTGAATGTCAAACTGTTACTTTCACAGATTGTCAATCTGCTACTGACCGTAATTACGATCCTTGATTTTATTTTTAGATATGATATAATCAATATAATAACACTGATAAACTATGGAGGTCTATATGGTTAGTGTATATGATAAGATTGATAAAAAACATCTTGCTGTCTGCAAAGGATGTGGCAAGGGTATTATGAGTCCTGATTTTGAGAAGTATAGTGCAATAGATGGTAAATGTATATTTTGTGGTAGTGATTTTGTAGATTCTGGACATACCTCAAATCAGTGGTCTAAGATATACAACTCTTCTACAGAAAAGCACCTATTTGATCACGATATAAATGGTCAATTTAAATTTATTGCATCTAAAGTTCTCGGCGATTCATATAGTGAAGAAGCGTATGACGCTATGATTGCCTTTAAAGATGAACAAAATAAAAAAGAATACGAAGAGTGGCGTGCTTCTGAAATCGCTGCTGGAAACGACCCTAGTAAGCCATACTGTCCAAAATGCAATTCCCAAGACCTGTTCGTACAGAAGCGGGGCATGAAGTGGGGCAGGGCGATAGCGACCACTGCGATCACGGGATTCCTCGACGTTGGTGCGGTTGCTGGTGTGATTGGCGCCAACAAAATGATCAAAGTCTGCAACAACTGCGGCCACTCATGGGAGCTGAGCAGTAAATAATATTGGCAAACGCGCACACTCTCCAATGTTGTACGTTTTGCATATGAAAAGAGAGACCTTCATCTCTCTTTTTTCTTATCTAAAACTCATTCATATTTTGTGAAATCTTTCCTAAAACTCGCTCATATTTTGTGAAACTTTTTTCCTTTTCAAGACTTGAATGTTGCGCTATAATATACCTGAGCTACCAAAGCGGTAGGCGGTTAGCCTCCACGTTATCATTGCAGTAAGGTACGCCTTTTGGCAAGTCCTAATCGCATAAACGGAGGGAGGTGATAAGTTGACGAGTTATGAAACTCTGTCAGTAGTGATTGGCGTATCTACGTTAATTGTACTGATATTGACATATACGAGCAATAAAAAATAACCGCCCAAGTCCAAAGGTTCGGTTATTTTTCAACTAAACATTTTGGCTAACCGTCTATCGGTAGCTCTTTGTATTTATATTATACACCAATATTCAACAGAGTCAAGTCTTTTCAAAGCGCTCGAAGTAAAGAAAAACCACTCTCGACTTGGCAGTGTGAGTGGTTTTTTCTTTAACTATTCAAATTGAGCCAGTCGTTTATGACTCTTTCTTTGTATTTATATTATACACCACTTAGTTTAATTTTCAACCATTTTTTCTATTTCTTCATATTTATTTGTGTTTAATCATATCTTATTGTGTTTTATTGTAATTACGGCGGTAGAGTACTTCAACTCTACTCTGTGCAATTTCTGCACATGTTCAGACTGTCTCTTAGAAGTCCTTTACGGGCTCCAATTTCCTTACAGTCGTTGGGCACTTTCCCATTCTACAAATAGTAGGGCAGGGAGTTGGCTGCTGATTTAGCATTGTTGTGGTGGTTAGCACCCGTGAGGGCTTTTATCTCAGCTTACACCATTTCGCATGTTTTTTCTGGGTTTCCCCACATTTACGTTTACCGTTTCCAGTTCCGCTTTAGTCTGCGAACTTTAGCTAGTCCCAGCAATTTGGAAATTAAGTATTGATGATTGACGGTCATCAACTTCCTAACACTTGCCTATACGGCTTGTGGTAAGAGGGCACATTCTTCACCTACTTTATTAGCTTTCGCCCATGAAGTGCCGATAGCGGCAATCAATCCTGGCAATAGTCCGAGGGCATCGACGAGGGCATTTACAGTCGTCAGTGCTAGATTAAAGCCGTCGATAACAACTTTTACAGCATCTGAAGACAATAAATTGTTTGATAATACTTGCCATGTGGCTGTTAGTTTATCTGTCTTACCTTGGATAGAATCGAGATAAATCTCGTTTTCTCTCAGAGCACTCATTATTTTTTGCAAGGTCATAACTCTTGCATTTATTATATTTGATAATAAACTCATACTTTCGTATGACGTTAAGACTATTTCTTCACCTTCACCATAACGTGTTAAGGGCAGACCTTTTCCATTTAAGGGATTCTCACCCACGCCATAAATTTGCGTCGTACTCCTATTGACCGAAGTCCTATGGGATAGTCGTTTGACTCGTCTCTATTCGAGATTTTGCGACCAAGCTTCCATTGTAGCGATACTTAGGATTTTGTCCATATATCATCTCAACTGTTGTTTTACTTTCGTTACATTCGTAGCAGCATATTTCATCCCTACTGTAGTAGTTGAGCTTTAGGATTTACTGGTTTTAGATCTGTTCTTTATGCACATTTCTGTACATTCAGGCAGTTTTGTTTGCCTGCACTATTCTGAGAGGTTGCTAGCACCTTTTCTGCTTGATCGAAGTTCTTGATAATCGCAGCAAGGGCGTTAGCGTTTCGTTTTCCTGCTAGAAGTTCTAATACGTTGGCTTGAGATACGTCTGTCATCTTTTCCCAACTATCAGAAATTCCCTTTAATATTTCATACGTGGACTTGAATTCCTGTCCACCGTTCTTCATTATATCGAAGCCACCTGTGAGGGCGACCAGTTCGTCTCTTAATTTAGAGACAGATGTAGCCATACCATCAGTGTCTTCACCAGCCTCTTCTAGGTCGGTCTTGGCCCCTCTGATGCGCATGGAAGTGGTTTTAAGTACCGTCCCCATACTTTCAGCGTTTTGTACAACTTCCTGTCCCGCTGTGAACAGTGCGATTGACTCATCTAGTGAGTTGTTAGCGGCGTGTAGTGCTGCTGCTGAACGCAACATACCTTCACCTATGCCACCTGATGTGGTTGCAAATTCGTTACCAACTTGGTTGAATTTATCAACAATGCTCATCGAGTTTTCAGCTTCTATGCCAAAACCCTGCATTGTACTTATAATAGACTTCGTTGCATCATCTATGCTCTCAACTTCGTCACCTACATTTAAGTAGACGAGTGCAGTATCAGACAGTGCAGATGCTTGTGGAATATTATATCCTAATCTAGCGAAGTCTGCGCTTGACGAAACAACGTCTTTCAGCGTGGCACCGAGTTTCTGAGCTCTGTCGCCAGCACCATCTAAGAAGGCATTATACTCTTGGCTAGTTGCGTTTGTTACTTTTCGCAACTCAGTCATTGCAGTATCAACATCTACAACATTTCGATAAACATCACGAAAAGCTCTACCTAGTAAAAGGACTGCTTTAGATGCAATGATAGAAGCTCCTCTATTGTTATACAGTTGCTTTAACCGTCCCAAAAGGGTATTGGTTGTTATGCCAGCTTTTTCTGCTTCCATTCTAATCTTGGCGAGTTCTTCTCTTGCTGCGTCTCCACTTATAGTCTGATTAAAAATTTGGTTTTGAAGCGTTATATATCTCTGATATAACGGTTCTATCTTCTTAATAGCTTTTCCATTTTCATTTAAGTCTTTGGTAATTGCTTGGCTGATTGATGTTAATTTACTTTGTTCTTTTGCATCTATATTACGAACATTTGTGACCTTTGTAAGCCCTTCTTCATACCGCTTTAAAGCCTCGGTTCTCTTCTTTAGCTCTTCAACTTCTGAAACGCTTGGCTCGCCTCCAGTATCTTGAAGTTCTTTGATTCTATTGCGTAAATCAACAATTTCATTTAATTCCACAATCTGCTTAGCATATTCATCGCTGTCAAACTTATCGGTACCCTCTAGAGTCTTACGTTTTCTAACAAGCGAGTCTTCCAATCCGAGTAGAGTTTTATTCGCATTGCTATAGTCCTTGTTTAAGCTATCCTTTCGCTTAGCTTCTGCCAGTTGTTGAGCGGTTCTAACCTCTTCTTCAGCGGTAGACACCTTTTTCTGCAAAACATCTAAATCTTCTTTATTTAATTGTGTTATGTTTAAATAATCGTTGTATTTCTTCTTATTAGCCTCGGTGATTTCTCGGATGGCTTTCAGCTCTTCTACGTTGTTAATTTCACTCTTTCCAATTTCAGCCTTAATTGATTTGGTATATTCTGCATTTAGTTCTTTTGCTATTGTTAGTTTTTCTGTATAAATTCTAGCTTCTTCGTTAGCCTGTGCCTTAGCTTCTGCCTGTATTCTTAAGTTTTCAGCGTCTGCATCGTTCTGCTTCTTTTTAACAGAAAGAACCGCCTCTTCTTCAGACTTCTTAGGGCCACCACCTGTTGCCTGCTTCTCGGTCGAAGCTTTAACAACTTGTACCTTTGGCATACCTTCAATTGTTTTACCAAGACCAATTAAAGAGTTGTGTACATTTCCTAGTTCTTTGTTTGCATCGACAGCACTTTTTGTAATTCCAAGCGTTGGCATTGCTTCAATTGCTTTGCTAATATCAATTAAAGTATCATGCACACTCACTAGCTTTTTGCTGGCTTCATCTGCACCAGTATTGATGTTCTCGCCAAGTGGTTTTGCCTCTTCCTTTTTAGTGGTTTTCGATTTTTTAACAGTTGCTACTTTTTCTATAGAATCAGTATCAATATCCATTTTTGATAAGTCTTTGATTTTTCTACTAATACCATCAAGATTGTTTCTTATTTTATCTAAGTCTTTAACAACTGCACCCGAACCAATATCAATCTTTTTTTCATTAGTTGTAAGAGACTGTATTATGCTACTTATATTAGCAGCGTTTGTTTTAAGCGCCTCAAATCCACCTTCAGCCCCACCCATATCGCTAAGTGCAGTGGCGAACTTTTTCAAACTACTAGTTAACCTATTTGTATCAGTAACCTGCTCTCCTGAAACGCTGCCAATCTGTTGAACCGCAGTCTTGGCTTTTTCAGCAGCGGTTGCAACTGTTTGTGACGCAGTGCTGACATTTTTCATTGCACCTGCAAAACCATCAAACGCCTTTGCACTAAAATTACTGGTGAATGCCTTTGTAAAGGTATCTGAGATTTTATTAACTGAGGCTATTGCCTCGGATTCGTCTAGTGTGAGTTTGACAATCTGCTCTTTTTTTAACTGCTCAATAGCAGCTTTAAGAGTGTCAATACCCGCAAGATCGGGCTTTACAGTGAGTTTGATGTCTTTTGACATATTCTTCAACTGTGTATTTATTTCATCTTTATAATTCGGGATTTCCGTGGTATCTAACCCGACTGTGACTTGATAGCCACTTTTTATTGCATTTCCCATGCAGTCAACTCCTTTTCAAACTTTTAGATTTAACCCTATCTTTCACTTTCTTTGAAAAACGCAAAAGACAGGATTAAACCTGTCTTTAGATAACTGGCATGTGCATCACGATTTCATATATTTCATTTACATAACTATTTCCGTCTAGTACGCTGAAATACACTTCACAAAGTTTTGCAAAGTTTTCTTTTTCTAGCTTCGGTATCACTTTCAATTCTTCATATTTATAGTAAATATGTGTGATTGTGTTCCTCAGCATACACCTGAGTGCGTCTTTCTGTCTATCGTCTTCAATGTGCTGTGCTGTGAGCTCCTTTTGGATAATGTCATACTGCTCTGTCAGTTGACATTTCATTTCACCCACGGCAAGCACCAGTGCTTCAAGTTGTTTGTCGTCTGCTTCATTCTTTTTCATTTTCTCCAATAGGGCAAACAAAGCCTGCCTAATGGGTCTGATTAAAAGCGTGAGCAAAGTAATCATCGTTATTATATAACCAGAGTTTCTTGCTAAAAATTCTAATGTGATCATTAATACTCCTTAATAATTTCTTGCATCTAGAACGACAATTGTTGGAGTTAATTGATGTCTGCTTCTTCTTGCACGTCTGATAAAAAGTCGTCCAAAATTACATCCATCTGCATTGAAAGATTCTCCATAGATACTACGGCGGCTCTTCTAATTGCATCTATTTGGGCTTCAGTGAACTTAAACTTTGAAGATTCTACGAGCTCCATTAGTTGATTCATAACCAACTCTTTTTTGGTGGTATTATTCAATCCACCAGACTCTTCCAATCTTTGTGCTGATTCAACTAGGATTTTTGCCCATTTCTTAATGTGCTCCAACTGTTCTGATGTTAGCTTTGTTTTTAACACTCCCATTAACTTCCCAATCAATGCGACAACAACTGTCACTAAGAATAGGGCAATCACATCTGCAAAGTGCACAACAAAGACTTCTAATAATATATCTTTCATACGTTTTTTCCTCCGTTTTTCTTATAAGTAAGGGGAATAGCTAGACATTTCGGCATCTTCGCCAGCAACTATAAACTTTGCGGTGATTCCGTCTTTTGCATATTTTCTGTTGAACGAATTGATGGCGTTTGTAATAAACATACTTCCTTCAAAATGTTCAAAGCGGCTATTCCTCTTGGTTGACCCTTTGACTGACCACCCATAGTTCAGCAGTATCGGTACGAAACTATAATGAACATCATTTTCCAATGCGCTGGGGTGAAAAGCGTTGCCTGAAAACGGTATTTGTATTGTGCCATTGTTGGCATCTATTATAGGCGCGCTAAACATCCCTCTTAGATTGTATGTTCTTGGGTATTCAATAGGGTTATAACTACTATAGTATTTTTCTAGATTTGTTATAATTAAGGACATGAGTTCAGCAGCACATTTATTCAGACTCTTTGCGTCATAAGTAGTGCCACCATCTGATGCGACTTGACTTTGAATTTGCTTATTCAACTTCTTATCTTTCTCTAAGGCCGCAATCAGTTCACTAGGACTAGAGTAGCCCATAGTCATCACTCCAATCTTTCATTTACTTGTTCTCAACGACATTTAGAACATTGTTAATAAATGTATCTGGGTCATCTAAGATTTTTGAAATTTCATGTTTACTGATTTGATACAAATCTAATATCTTCTCTGCTAAAAAATTAACTGGTGTTTTTGTATCGCTTATCTGAGCACACTGACTACTGATGATTCCTGCTAAATCATTATATAGTTGAGCAAACCCTTGATTGCGCCAAAGACCACCTGCACCAAACACTAATTCAAAGCAAACATTCAAATCGTCAATAAGCTCAACCTCACCATCTTCGTTTTCGCTTTCAATTTGCGGGGTTGGAATATCAGTCAAATATTCAATGATGCATCTAGCTAAATATGTCTTTTCTGCAACGAGATCTCTTTCGCCTCTCATAAATGAGGCAATTGTTACTAAGTCAACAATGTTTTGAATATCTCCCGCTGGAATGCATGTCATCACCGTAGTGGTTACTTCATCTTCTTCTCCAATTTTAAAAGTGTGTGTTGTGGTTTCTTCCCACTTATCTTTTGTCGCTTTATATAGTTTTTCAGCAATATTTTTATCCATTTTTTCCATTTTGTTTTTCTCCTTTTTTCTTAAAATACAATAACCATTTCAATTCTGGGGTTCGACTTGTCAACGTCTGCCTCTGTAGTTAGCTTCGTGATATGCTTGTAATCGTCGGCAACCAATACATTGGCATGAACTAGACCGTCTAATATGAACTTAGGAGTTATATTGTCCAAGTCCATTAGCCTGTTTGTTTTGAAATATGTCTTGTATTGTATCTCGCACTTTTCTATCCCCATATCTGCAAATGACATTTCATTGGCAATATTAAAGATTAAATTCTTCCAATGTTGCTTTACATTATTTGCCGACATATTGTTGGCTGTCATATACCAATTGAGGGTAGGGTGCTGCGGTGCCTTTATCGGCGGTTTCTTTGCACGTGGATGTGCTTTAAAATACTCTGCGTTATAGTTGTCAACGCAATTTTGGTCAATTGTTAATTTTATTTCCATAGTAGTGAAAAAAGAGGGCAAAATAAGACTGGTCAATCCCATTTTGTCCCTCTCATCCTTATTCTTCAGATTCTGCGTTTTTCATCACGTCAGTTTTTGGGGTTTCTAATTCAGTCTTTTCGGTTTTACGGGCAGGTTTCTTTTGTGTCGCCTGTGCAAAAATGCCGTCAAGAATGTCTTTCACACCTTGTGGCCAATCAGCATAAGACTTTTTATTAACGCCAGCTCTTTCGAGATTGGCGATTGTCTCCTCAAGAGAGTCCAGTCCGTCCTGATAAGAACGAATAGATAGCCAAACTTGATAGTGGTCAAAAGTATCACACAAACTTCTCCAAGGAGTGTATGTTTTAATCTGCTGACAGTTGTCGCAAGAATGATACATAGTGCCACATATTACGCATTTATGATCTAGTTTTTCCTTTTTCATATCATCACCGCCGAATTAGTCAGCAACGACAATAGAGAATAATTCGTTTTCAGCAGAACAGTAATCCTGAAGTGCATTTACAACGAACTGTTGTTTTGCCTCATTAGAGAAGTCGATAGTGATGTTGTTGTCCATCTTACCGTTACCAAAGATAACATAAGTGTAGTATTCAGTGTTAACGTCACATACGTCGCAAGCTAATACTTCTAGGATAAACTTACCACCCTTAGAGAAGTCAGTTGTAGTGTTTCTGATCTTAACTGCATTTTCAGTTTCTCTTTCGTACCATACAGCCACTCTGTCGCCTTTTGCAAACGCACCAGTTGGAAGAGTGATAGTCTTTCCAGAGATAGCAAATTCAGTATCAGTTGCAGCTACACCTACTGTGTATTTCATATTCTTGCTCTTGTCTGCATGAGTAGAGTAGATATATTTCAATTCACCATAAGGTTCAGCAAGCAATTCAACAGTATTTGGGTCTTCAACGTCAATCAATTCAAATGCAGGAACAACAATTTTGTTAGTTGCGTCTGCGATTTCTTTCTCTGAACCAAGCTGTGCAGCCATAAGTCCAAAGTTGATTAGAGCGTTAGATGCAGTGAACTTAGCATCTTTACTTCTGTCAAATGCGGCAATTTTCTGTCCTAATGCGTCATTGGTAAATACCTGTTCTCCTGAACATTCCAAAGAAGCATCAGAAATCTGATCAACACTAACGATAATTTCGCCTGTTGCTTTGTCAACGAGAGTACCTCTAAGAACTCTATTAATGACTAAGTTTTCAATATTTAGCATTGTAGATTTTCCTCCTTAAATTAAAAAAAGAAGAGTGTTATAACCCTCCTAGCCAATTAAACCGTTCTGATGGTATTTTGCTAACATCTATGTTTCCAGTGTTAACGCCTACCATTAAATTACGGTAATCACTTATTTTTTGAATCCTTTTAACAGAATCCATAAATGTATATAAAGGTAATTGCCAAACGGTTTCATAGTTATATTTGAAATCGTTACAATTAACCATAGAAGATACTAACGGTGCGAGCAATGAATCCATTTTTTCGCCCTTTTTTGCTTTTTCTTCTAATATTCTGCGCTCTTCTTCCATGTAGAATTTCCGAGCCGCTTTATTTCCAGCAACTTTATAGTTGCGCTTAAATCCATGTAGCTTTCGTAAATACGATACGATAAGCTCATATATCACAATATCTATATTCACTCTGTCTTCAAAGTTTTTGTAGATTATTCCCTCATCTTCCTCTTCATCTATCGGGGTGAAATTGTCAAGATGCAAGTCGCCAAATAAAATACGACTATCTTCTATAGAGAGCCCACTTATCGCAAGTCCAAACACAGTGAAATCATCAACATCTTCATAGTCGATGCCAGCGTCGTCCAGAGCAAATCTGAAATCGTAGCTTGTCGCTGTTAGTGAACTTACAAGTGCCCAGTATCTATCCTCTCCATATTCTAATATTTCGCCAAGGGTAGGGGAGTTGATAGAGATTTTATCATTGATCTCGTGTTTACCTCCACGTAGTAGATTTAATTCATCCATATCAGTCACACAAACTCTTAGCAGGAACGCTAGTCCTGTATCTGATAATACGGCAGCGATGTGCTGGGTCAATCGCTCCTTCAATATTAGAAACTCTTTCTAGTTCCTTTGTCCCCACGATACCAACTGAGTTGTTTAGAAGCTTGTCTACCTCCGCCGCAACAAAATCGGCTCTCGTGGCTCCAGTGGCCCCCAATGGTTCTCCTTCACACATTTGCATTATGTCTTGGTGACAAATCACCGTGACACTAATCAACAAGTCTTTGAAGAAATGATTTGCGGTAGATACCTGCGGTATGTTCATTTCAAGTGTTATGTAACATCCAGCAACGTCTATTGTGCCAGGGATATATGCATAGGGGAATATATGTGTATAATACAAATCTCCTGGCTCGTATGGTACGCCGTTACTATCTTTGCCATTTATCGCTTTAACAATAATATCCTCATTGATAATGCTATTCATGACAGAGCGTTTGTACTGGATAATGTCATAGGCTTTATCAGTACTCATATACCGCTCACCACCTTTATAGCTTTTTCTGTGGAAACGCTTCCATCGGCGTTTTCGCAATATAGCTTAAATGAATAGTTGATTAGATTCTCATTGTAGACAGTTTTGATTTGGATTTTTTGACCCTCAACCACAACTGTAAAGAACTGCATCAACTCTGGAAGTATTTTTAGTTCCCAATTGCATAAAACATCTTCAACAATATTTCCATTTGAATCATAGAAATTAACCACAAATTCTTTATATGGAGTGCCCATAGTAATCTTACTTGAGCCCTTGTTTGTTATTTCAGCCCGTGCCATTTCTGACGGTGGATCTGGTTGTGGCTCTGGAATGTCAACTGTATAATAGTCGGCAATCATAAGCTCTGCGTTATCTTTTGTATAGTTAAACTGGTCTCTTGTTAAAGATAGGGTAATCACACCATGTCCGTCACTTACTCTTGAGATGGCATTTCTGTTTGTAACAGAATATGCTTCTGGAGTTCCTATTGTGCCGACATAGTCGATTAAGAATCGCTTATCATATCTGATGTTTGTTGTTTCATTGTCATATGGAATTGTCACGACAAGAGAAGCCTCTGGTAGATTTGTTCTATATCCATAGTTTCTAATGCCGTCGTAAATTTTGTAACTATCGTCAAATGCAATCATTCTTTCGATAATTTCTCCATTTTCGTTTTTCCATTTTAAGTTATATGCACATTTTTTGATTATATGCAAAGGGAAAATAGGGTTATCAGAAATGTTGATTAACATCCATACGTCATCTTTTTTCGACGTTTCATTATAGACATTAATATAAGTGCCAGGAGGGAAGTATACGCCGTCTCTAAACTCTATTCTGTAACTTCCGCTACCTGTTTTAAATGTGTCGTTCACATCTTTCGTGATTCTAGCATCATAGTTTTTGCCGTCAATGACGACGCTCTTATAAGATTGTGAGTTCTTAAAACTCACTTCCTTTACCATGATTCTGTGTGCTTGAGACGCTTCCTTGTCGGTCTTGCCATACTGTCCGAGCCTATTTCTATATGCTTCAAACATTTACAACACCTGCCCTCGATACGATATTACAGCAATTCAACACTTCTTTTCGATATATATCATGATTGTCTTCTGACACCACATGTTCAAGTAGACACACGACAGACAATATATGCTCGCAGTTACCAAAGACATCTATATTCCTAATCAGTTCTCTATTGAGGCTACTGACATATTCGTCAATAGTTTCAACAGCGGTTTCCTTCATGGGCAATATGGCGTATATTCTACTCACTATAGAATCTTTGTATTTTTTAAATTGTTCGTCTGTTATGTTGCCGTATTTTGTGTAGATCAAGTTGTGGCGACCATAGTAGAGTAAAGATAATCCCTACGAATTTTTTGGGCGCGAGCCATTCCTTCATCCCGTAGTTTTCTTAGTTCACTGAGTTGATTTGCAGGGGCATAAAACTTTTCGTCTTTTGTGCCTATGTATTGCTTGGTTAGGGTAGTGTTATTGATTTGAGGGTCTAGCCACTCACACACCATCCTACAGGCAATGTATTCTATCTCTTTATTGTTTAATTCTGCATTAAATGCCTGCAACTCTTCATCAACATCAGTTAAATCATTCTCTATTTTTTTTAAATTCGCAATAGCTGAAATCATTAAATTGTGGCAATATTCAACAGTGTCCTCGTCTGTAAGCTCATAGATAAAATAGTCTGTGACTTTACTCAAGAAACGGTTGTATACAACCATATAAGATGTTCCCATTATTCTCCCCCAATAAGTTCCTTTAGAGATGTGTTCAACACATCGTCGATAACTTTCACTGAGGCTAAACTGTCTAACCCCCCGTCACGCAGCATTCTTCCTGCTGTCTGAGCGATTAAATCTTTATATCCTTTTGGCGCACGAGGAAGTTTCTTTCTGATTGTTTTAGCATCTTGTCTTAAGAAATCCTCAACGTCATCAAATTCATTGTAGTAAGAGTAAATTTCGCCAAGTCCCCATTCTTCAATCAATTCATCATCCTCAATCAAAAACCAAGGCTCTAGTAGAAACTTTGATTTAGATGCTTTTAATGGAAGTAAATCTCCATACTCAACCATAACCAAATCTCCAAAGTTCGACCATTCATAAATATTCCCTGTTTTCTTAGACTCGTATCTCAAGTGCCCAAACCTTACACTCTTACATTCAATCAATTCATCATGATTTCTTTTTATTTTATTCTGCGTTGGAGTAGTGCCAACTTTCATGTTCTTTCCCATATTTATCTCCTTTTCTCAAAAAAACAGTGGGGGAGTTACCCCCCCACTATAAAAATCGTCTTTAGATTATGCGAATGTACCAACAGCGTAGTCAGAGCCAACGATTGTAGCAAATCCCATTTTTGTCTGGTACATTGCTTCGATAGTCATATCTCTGTTAGTTTCGTAGTCAGTGGTTTCTACATATCTAGGGTCTCCTTCATAGACAAACTTAATTGGTTTTTCGTCAGTAAGAGGTAGAATGTAGAATGTCTTTTCGTCATATTTGAAATTTCTAGTGCCTTGCTCGAACACCTGTGGGATTCTCATCATTTGAATTCCATTCCATCTTCCTAGTCCACCTAGAGTATTTCTTTCGTTGATCATTTCATCAGACCACTTTTCGTTATTTAAGTTAGTGATTCTTGCAATAGCAGTTCTAGGGCCAGCGATAACTACCTCTTTGCCAGTAGCAGTCTGAACCATCTCAACTCTCTGCAAGATAGCTTCTTCTGTTGGATCTCCACTGAAAGCATATGCTGGTGGCATAAAGTCTTTTAGACCTAAGAAAGCACCGTATAGCATGTCATTAACAGCTTTGTCAACGCCTTCGTATAATTTTGTCACATATTTGCCCCAGTCAACTCTGCCAGCAACGTATCTTTCAAATTCTTCATATACCTTGATTCCATACCAGCTAGTGGTTACAGAGAAGGACTTTCCAATACCTAATTTCTGTCTGATCAAATCATGATGATTACCAGAGAATTTAGACATAGTCAAGATAGAATCATCAGGGACATAGAATTCATTTTTATCTCCATCATTCAGGTTGATAGTTTCAACAAACTGAAGGAAGAAAGGATTTTCGCCCCAACCGCTAATTAACAGCTCGTCAATGGTATCTTCGATAATTTCAAAGATTGCAGTTTTATTTTTTCTAATAGCTCTTCTGATTTCTTTCATAGAAGCATTCTCAGAAAGACCCAATAGGGTATTAAATTGTTTTCTGATTTCTAATTCTGCATCGCCTTTGGAGAAATTCACTACCTGGCCTTTAGCAGTATCGATCATTAATTTAGTAATTCCGTTCATGTTGTATAGCCTCCTTTCTATTATGCGTTCTTAACAACTCTAAGTCTGTAGATTGTCATGTTAGACTTATAAACGATTTCAACAATTTCTGCTGCAAATCCAACAGCAGTCTTGTCAAATCCAGCAGCAGCTACTTCTTTGTATTTTCTGTCTGTTCCACATACTAAGAAATTGCCTTTTTCAACTGGCTGGTCAGCTCCAGCTAGTGGCTCTGTTACTAAGTAGTCAACGATAGCAAATCTATCATTTTCCATTAAGTCGTAAGCTCTAGCAGGGGTTCCGCCTTCGATGAAGTAGTAGATTTCTTCCTGTGCTGCCTTTGTGCTCTGGTCGTAGATAAGAGCAGGGTTCGCAACTAGAACCACTTTGCTATCTGCATCTGGTGTTTCAACTTTATAGTTTTCTGCGTCGATTACAGCACCTAAAGTAACTAGCATGCCGTTTTCTAAGACTTCGTCTGCGACTACTGAGTAAATGTGTCCGCCGCCATATGTTGCAGCAAGAGCACTTGTCTCAACGTATCCGTATTTTTGTTTCATAGTGGATATTCCTCCTTTAATTATTTAGAATTAAAACAACCATCGTATGGATTATTGATTTTTTCTTCATCTTTCTTGAAGTCCAATGTCACCTTCGATGATTTATCTTTTTTAACGGTTGTGTTATTTAATTCAAAGTTTTTCTTACCAATCATTGCGAATAATTTTGTCTCAATTTCCTCAAGAGAATATTTCTCGTATTCTGATTTGAGTACACTATAATCTTGATCGCCAGATAGTTTAGCTTCAAACTTTGCAAATAAATCATTAGCTTTTTCCTGCTTTTGAGAGTCTAATAGCTGTTGATATTTTTCATTCAATTGCTCATATTTAGTTGTAAATTCTTCAGACGTTTTCTGACCGATTTCACAAACATAACTACAAATTGAGAAATTCTGATTTCCTTCAACATAGTCAACAAAAGCAAATTTCTTTCTTTTTTTGTTTTCAAAGTCGATTACAACATCGTCTCCGTCTAAAGTGTATGGGGCACCATAGATTACTTCATCTTCTCCATCTTCAAAATAAACCTCAGATGCCGATTCATCAAAATCCATCATATAAAATCTAGGATATGACCCCCAGTCACACTCAATTCTTTCAATTGAGCTGATTACTTTATATAATTGTCTTCCGATATCGGACGATAGAGCAAAATTATCTTCTTCTGGATCTGATTCTGGTTCGTCTTCAACTTCCATTTCTAACTCATCTTCTGGTTCATCTTCGGGTTCAGTTTCGCCAAACACTTCTTCAAACTTACTCTCAAGCTCTTCGTCGGTAAGTCCTTCAATTTCAAAAGAAATTTCTTCTTCTGTGATTGAATACTTTTCCAACAATTCTTGTACTTTTTTATCCATCTTGTCTTCTCCTCCTCCTTCATTATTAAATCTATCATCAGTAGCGAATGCCAATTTGAATTCCTCAAACATTTCATTCAACTGTGATTGCATATCTTTCTTTTGTTCAAACACTTCTAGGGATGCAGACTCAAAGCATGGCTCTGCTGTCCCAAGCAAACAAAAGGCAGTGAAATAGAAATCATCAATTTGAAAATAATCATCAAGCATTACACTATCCGTTACTGTGATTTCCATTGATTGTTTTACAATTCCATTTTCTTTGATATTTGCATAGGCTTCCTGCCTCTTCCATAAAACTACTTCAGTGGTCAAATACTGATGTATTTCTTCATCTTGCACAATTTCCCACTTCCATTGAGCTCCAGGGGGCACAAATCCTACTGGCTCTGTGATGTTTACATAGTCAATGTTGCCATTTTCTTTAACGACAATCTCACCATCGTGACTTCCGATTGTGTCTTCTTCACGAATATAGTTTGCAACCACAGGACATCCGAACATAGAAGGAATTGCTCGCTCAAAAGATTCTTTACTAATAAAGGAACCATTTCTATTTTTTCCAGTGTAAGCAACACGCAACACACCTAAATCAAAAGATGGGTTGGCGTCTGCAATACTAACGAGAGTAGATGAATATTCTAAACTCATTTTTTTACCTTCCAATTTTTAGCTTCTCCTCCTTTCTTGTAGAATCACGAGGGGTTTTTGAAAAACTCGCCTCATAAAAAAAGACTGGAAAGCCAGTCATCAGAACGTAATCCTATCAGTTAGAATTACATCATCTTTTTTTGAAAAATTAATTTCATTTTTATTTAAAAACACCCAATACCCGCCACTTGTTTGTTTTATTAGGGGGTATTTAGATTTTTCTAAAGTCTCTTTGATTGTCTCGCTGTTGGTGTAAATAAATCTACTTCCCTTTGGCATCATTCAATCACTTCCTTTTCGGTACCAGAGCCATCCCCACCAGAGCTCTCTGGAGCCCCTGTGGACACTATAGCACCATCTTTTCCTGATAAAGTATAAGAAGTCTGTAGTGGCATCCATTTCTCGTGTATCTTGAGAATAGAGTTTTCAAAATACTCCGCAGACATTACACGGGAAGGGGGTATACCGCTACTGGCCGCCAATTTTAATTTATTTGGCACGCCACTATTTGCTAAAGCTAATTCTCTAGCACATACTTCATCTTGATTAAAAATATCAACTCTAAGAATTTCAAATGCATACTTAGATCTTCCACTTAAATTATATTGGAGATATCTGCTAACCCATCTTTCAATACTTTCAACTAATTTCCATACCATTCCAGCATCGACTCTTATAGACGCATCTAGTCCTTCAGCACCAGATGTCTCAGTGTTGAATAATAGTTGAGCAATACCACTATCACTAAACACTGCCTTCATAGATGAAGATATTAAATCATTACTATTATCGTCAGTTTGGAATGTGACAGTGTCTATCTCCATAGGAGACAGGGCAACGCCAACTTGATCTGGGACTACATCGCTTAACTGTCTATAAAATCCCATTGCAGTGTCTGGGTCGATACTAAAATCGTCTATAGTTGTAGACGAATTAAATGTTGGTATCTTTTGCACAATTAGTTTGTAGTTTTGGATTTCTTCTTTATTTCTCTGTAAAGAGCGTGCATCTATCAAGTCTAGCAATGCTTCAAACACCCCTATAAACTGTGGTAGGATTTCATCATAAATATCAGAATCTATTTTTACACATATAGTTCTTGCAGGGTCTAAAATCTGCCATTGGAAATTCTTCTTATCTTTTTCATATGTTCTATACAATGTAGTGAAATATGGATCCATATAATCTAACTGCGTTTTGTTCTTATCAAAATATGAGAAGTCAAACGCAAAATTAAAGCACCCACCTTCAATTTCTTTTATTGCACAATAATCAGGGTCTAGTTTATGGATAAAGAACGAATTCTTATCACTATAAATAAAACCATAGAATACACCTTCTCGTATTGTCGTGCTTACAACATTACGGAATTCAAATGGCAATGACATATTCTCAATCATATTAACTGCCTTTGTATAGTCCTTTAAAATCTTTTCATTGTCTATTTTTCCAGTCAGATCTGTGATAGGAGTCAAGTTCCATAAGAAGAGGGGAATGTCACTAATATAATTGATGAACCTACGATATGGCATTGACACTCTATATAAGAAGTTTGACATCTCTCTAATATTCGCCTCATTAGAAGTCGGGTTTTGTATATATCTTCTATATAAGTCTTTGGTGTATTGAGTATAGACATTGCTTGGCTTCTTGTTGAGGTCGCTTAGCATAAGTTTAGATAACATCGCTTTATATTTTAGGAATTCCTCTTTTGTCATTTCCTTGTTTTTGGACTGCGATTGCTTTTGGTTTTTCTGTTTTTGCTTATTACCGCTTTTTTTCTTCTTTGACAAATCTTTCCTCCTTTCTACTTAAATACAGGCTTACGCACTTGAAATAGGGTTGATGTATCTTTTTTGTTTCTATCAACCCTCATTGAAGACGAGCGCCTTAATTCGTATAATCTATGTGCTAACATTAATATGGTATAGAATCTATCATCATGCATCTTGTTCCGCTTTTCATTGGCCAGAGCATAAACAACTGAGGTTTTCTCTGCATTGGAACTTTTATGTATTGATGTTATTTCATTTTTCATTAAGTCTATTTGAGCAAGAGCAATCTTTTCTTCATCACTTAGGTAATACAGATCAAATTCTTCTTCTATGTCTTTTTTCTTAGCACCTTTTTTAGCTTCGACTGTTTTCGCAATTCTAATAAAGTCTTGCCCAGTATTTCCAAATGGAAGTTTAATTACCCCAAGCTCGAAGAGCTCAATAAATTCTTCAACCATTTGTGTTCTATATTTCTTTGGTGAGATTGCCCTGAGTTTGTCAATTGCGTCTCTATGATGTTTTGCATTTTCACTATAAATAGGATTTTCTTTGTCAATTAATCCTTTATGCACTTTTCCGCTAGCATCTGTCCAATCACTCAATAAGTGGTCTGTATATGCAAGCCCACCTCCACCAGCTCCAGCGTCAATCAATAATCTGTCTATATATTCATAATCAGGATTGTCGCCGTTATATAGCAGCAGATAGTTTCTAATCATCTGCAATTGTTTTGCAGAATCCAACATATATTTATGCTTTGTTGCAATATCTATAAAGTTTACGCAGTTAATGACATCTCCACAGAGTCCAAGCTCCGAATCTTCATATAAATTCATTACACTCAGTATTGAGTTGTCTCCAGTTCTGGCAGGGTCAAATGCTAAAACAATTCTGTTTTCTGGTCGCCATTCTGCGTATGGAATTATTAATTTCTCGTTTTTACGCACAGTACGCCATTTCACTATTTGAGAACTACCACCGTCCCGTGTTGGTTCGTTATAATATTCTCGCCTTGCTTTGTCTGGGTCTAGTTTCATTGCAGTATCTACTTTTTCTTGAGTAAGTAGCGGGGGAGATTTCTCTCCGTCAATGAAGATATTTATTGCTGTATCGCAAATCATGTCACAGGCAAAATAATTTCTATCTCCCGCAATCATCTTCTTTGAAAATTCCTTATAATGTTTATAGAACATTGTGTCCATATCATCTTGAGATGATGCATATACAAGCTGAGTAGGAACTTTAAGCGGAACTAAGTCAGCCCTAAAGTCTCTATCTGTAGAAGTAACGAAGTCAGTGCTCTGTGTTGCAAAAGCTTCGCAGACTGCTATTAATTCATCAGAACAGAACGCTGCCTCATCAAAGAATACCAGTGTAGCTCTTCGTGAACGTGCACTATCTGGATTACTGTTAAGTGTGTAGATTGCACTACCGTTAAAGAAAGACACTTCATATCCCGCAGGGTTATGACTGAATCCAGTTTTGTTACTTCCAGACTTTGTAGTTTCTTTTTCCACAATGTCTTTTAAATTTCTAAATGAAGCTGCGGTCTTGCCAATTCTGGTAACAATTTGTTCTATCTTCTCAAATGTCTCCTTAGCCTGATCACCAACGCTAGATACTATATATATAGCTTGGTTCTCATAAAGGATTGCTTTTAAGATAATAAACACAGCACCAATTAGAGACTTACCAAAATTTCGACTACAGCACCAAGCTGAGTGCTGGGCGTTCCATGTTGACTGCAATATATACTTCTGCGAGTCAATAAGCCTCACTCCAAGCAAATCTTCTGCTGCGATACAAGGATTTCTCCTATAGAATGCAATGGTCTTAGCATCTAGCTCATACACTTTTCTCTTGACTTCGCTTAAAACTTTATGCTTTTGCTTTAGTTGCTTAAATTTCGCAGAGGGGTTTGAAATCATGATTTCACCGCCTCTTTAAGTTCAATATTTTCAAGTTTTAATAGACGATTTTCTTCACTTGTGTCATCAACTTGCTTTTGTAATTTTTCTATTAGATTACGTTGCGTTTCAAACACTTCTTCACGGTCGTTTTCATCAAAGAATCCATGTTCCATGATTGACTTAAAAGACATATTTGCTGCCCATTGACTGCCAGCACTTTGTAGTTGATTATAATAATTCTCCTCGGCATCATCAAAGTCTAATTCTCTCAGTTTCTTCATTAGGTGTGTGAGGGTAGACTTGCCGACTTCTTGGTCTTTTCTGTTATTAACAGAGATTCCATTTTGTTTTGCAATCTTATCGTTACTATCAACAAGGTCTTTTTTTAGTTTATTTAATGACTTGATATCATCTAAGTGAGTTGATGTATTCAATCTAGGAATCATCATGTCTATTTGTGATATCTGATAGTTGTTATTTACCAATTGAATGATTTGAGAAATCTTATAGTTATCCTCATCAATTCCATCATCACCTAAGTATCCAGCGATGTTGGTAAACAAGAACTTCCTTTGGTTTTCGTCATATCCTTCAAATGGGTCGTAGCCTATGGTTTCAATTACATTATTTTTAGTCTTGGTATCACTCACAGACCATTTCTCTTCTTTGATAACTTCATATTTTTCAGTATCGATACCAAGCTCTTTCTTATCGACTAAAGTGTTTACAAACGTCTTAGAATAAAATTGCTTGGTATTCATTTGACGGAAATACAATCCAATTGTAAACTTGTCGTTGTTTTTAATTACACTGTCGTATAGAGAATAGTAGAAGGGAACATCTAGATAATGACACATAACAAGCATTGCTGTACGTTCGTCATATCTTTTTTTAAACTCCTCAAACTTCTCCTCTAAACATGATCTACATACACAATAATACATGTCGTTTTTTTCATATAATTTGCTTTTAGTCTTAAAAAATCTACGCTCTGGGTTTTCATATGATTTGCCACACATTGTGCAAGTAAACATTTTATCTTCAGGTGTGTTCCTGGTGGCAACCTTTGGTTTCATAGCTGTAGAATCACTCCTTTTCTCTTTTTATCCAATTGAAAAACGGGAGTGTTACGTCTCCCGTTTATTCATAGTTATTGATTTCAATTCTTCATATCCAATAGCATTGTCTCCGTCACATAGAGCATCTTCTGGTTTATCATGTGTTTCTACCATAACACCATCAGCTCCAACGAGCAGAGCAGCCCTAGCCATTGGCACAACTAATTTACTATTTGCAGTTGCGTGGCTTGGGTCTACAATTATTGGTAAGTGCGTCTTTTCTTTTAGCAATGGAACAACACTAATATCTAAGGAGAAAGGCATCAGCGGGTCAAAGCTCCTGATTCCTCTTTCGCATAAAATTATCTTTCTATTTCCGTGAGACATTAAATATTCAGCACATAGCAAAAACTCGTCTACTGTATTTTGAAACCCTCGCTTGAGTAGAATTGGCTTATTCAACTGTCCAAGTGATTTTAATAATTGGAAGTTTTGCATACTCCGTGCACCAACTTGTAATATGTCTACATTTTCAAATAGATCTATTTGTGATACATCCATTATTTCAGAAACTACAGGTAGTCCAGTTTGTTCTTTTGCTTCTAGTAAATATTGCAGACCTAATTCTCCTAGTCCTTGAAAAGAGTAGGGAGAGGTTCTTGGCTTAAAAGCTCCACCTCTTAATAGTGTGGCTCCGCACTTTTGCACATTCCTTGCTATTCGCAGTATTTGTTCTCTAGACTCAACAGCACAAGGCCCTGCAATTATCTGAGGAGTGTTTCCTCCAAACTCAACTTGATTATTCTTCCCACATCTGACAATGGTATTCTCAGACCGATGTTCTCTTGATACTAGAAGTGTTTTATTTTTCATATACAACACCTTCATTTCTTGGCATAGAGAAGTCCACTAAATATTCATGGTCAAACTCTACGCTCAGCATATCAACCCACAAAAAGAACAGTGGTCTATATTGTGGTGGAATCCAAGGCTCTGATAGACAGAGAAACATTTTGTCTGGAACTCCAATCTTCTGTAGGTCGTAATCTTCAAGCAGAGCATGTTCAAAAATATAGTTTCCTGAAACATCTTCATCTGGCATTTTAGATGTGGGGTTGTTAATCCAAAGATGTCCAACACTACGACTATTGGTCAGCAATTCTGACACCCAATTACCACAAGTGCATATACCTTCAGGCACTTTGTTTTTCGGATATTTAATATCGTGGTGATGATCGATGTTGATTAAACCTATGTCGTCACCGTGCTCTACTAAGTCAACTATCTTTCCATGATTTTCTATGAAGAATATATCTTCACGAGGCATCTGCTTTGATAAGGATAGCACCAACTTTGTTAGTCTTTGGTAATGAATATAGTCAGCCTGTAGATTTTTCATCATTGGCATCTTGTTTAATTCTTCCCATTTGGCTCCAGGAATTAGATTATTATAGGTGTCTATACTCGGTGCCATAACCACATCAAAGTCAATCGTAAGTATTTTTTGCATATCTCATTCCAATAAAGACAGGATGACAACTTGGTCATGATACTCTGGCTTTACCATAAAGTAGCAATAGCTCAGTATAGTCTCTAATAAACTCAAGGTACGCCCCTCAATCTTAAAATGCTCAAACCCCATTGGAGCATAAACATTTTTAATTGTCTCGTAAGACATGTAGTGCTTTCTCGCTTGTGGGTCTGTTATATTAGTCTTGATAGAGCAGTGCTCCATAGTGTATTTCTTCCCATAAGACAAAGAACACATACTATTTAGGTAGTAGTGCTCTTTTCTATGCTGACACCCTGGGGGGCAGATTGCGTTTATTAAAAGTTCTGTCTTTGCTTTCTCCTTGTCATTTAGTGACTTTAGAAAGTCCATTTTTCTATTTAGATTATAGTCAAGACACACAAGACCATATCTATCTTTATTTAATTCTTTTTTTGCTAATTCTTCATCTTCAATACATTTAGTAGTTGAGGATATATATCTGTAGTTAGGATATTTTGAACTTAGAAAATCACAAAAATCGTCATCAGCAACAACTACATCATTCTTTCCGCTGTGGGCAACCTCCATGAGCAAATTACCAAACCTATCCTGATAATGAACAGGCTCTAACTTGCAGTTCGTGAATATGTATCTCACTGGTAGATTAAATGCTTCATTGTAAACTCCAACTGTGTGATTGATTTTTTCTAATGTAGCGAATTCATACTTCTGAAAAATTCTGCCACCGTCCCAAATACAGAATTGGGGATTCCCATATACCACCTCAACTTCTATATCTTCATAGAAGAACTCTGGATGTGTTCTCATAAGATTCAAATATTTGAAATTCAAATCTCTCAATTCCCACATGCCAGGAATGGCGTATTTAATCATATTAAATTTTTCCTTTTTTCATAATCATCTCATAGACCTCAGCTTTGTTTTCATCCTTAATAAAATAATTCACCAAGAAGTTTATTAGATTATCACGGCTGTCTGAGATGACCTCAGCCAATGTAAAGTGATTAAAACCTTTTGGTAAATACTTAGCGACGATATCATCCATTGTGATCATAGGAGCACGTTCTGCATAAGAGCTGTGCTCTTGACATCGTTTGTAGTTGTTAACTTCTGAAAAGTCATACTGAGATTGGTGTTCGTGCATTTTGCACTGCTTATATTTTACGCAACTCTTGTTGCATACTGTGTTGACTGACAGTTCTATTTTAGATGGATTGCTTATCGCTTCTAAAAAACTCATATCAGTTGTTTTATCTTCTGGCAAAGAGATTAACTTGAAATCGCACTCTTTGTCGATTATATTTATAATCTCTGGTGTCATTGGAAATACTAAGTCCGCTTCTTTTGAGAAGACATAGGTATACTCAGGATATTTCTTTTTGAGTGTTTCATATATTTCCAAATTAGATAACTCAATACTATTTGAACCAGTTTGGTTTACCGACAGTATTAAGTTAGCCATCGTATCATTAACGTCATTTTCTTGCAAGCAAACATTTGCACAATTAAATCTGATAGGGGCACTGTATTCTTCCGCACAGGAAACAAAGTCCTCATATGTTGCAATATTATGCCCGTCGATATTGTTGTTATACCCGCCGTTCCAATAGCAGAAAGGGAAGTTCCCAGTCACACTAGAGAACACGACTTTATACTTAAAGAAATGACTATAATAATTTGATAAATTAACAAAGAAGTCATTTATCTCAAAGTTATTGTATAGGCTTGGAAGTGTGAAATAGATCATCTTAATCTAAAAATACTCCATAGTTAGGTTCGCATATGTCAGGGCAAACTATTCTAAAGGATATCACCTTTTTTAGCGAGTCCGATAGTTCGTCATATTTTTGCACCTGTTGTTTCATTTTTTCATCACTAAAGTTGTTGAGCCTATAATACAACACATCATTAGTGCTTGGAGTAAACCCCATATCATTATTCTTTTTAGGACTATCGACATGACTCGTAGACATAACTTTTCCAACGATAGAGAGAATATGTTCCCAAATCTCTGAATCTTCTTCTTTGTTTGCCATAAGCATTCCAATAGTTCCAATTATATTGTAATAGTCTTCAATATTACTAGCATCGAAAGAGTTTTCCATCTCTCTTAGGATACTAATAAAATCATCTTTTTCACGCATATTCGTACCCCAATTCTTTAGATTTTTCAAGCCAAAATTCTTTGCCATATCCCTGTAGATAATTGTTTTTTATTGCACTATCAATTAATCCGTATTCGTTGTATAGCTTAACCAAATGTTTAACTTTCTTCTTAAACAGATTACAAACAGATGGGATAGGTAGCATAATCTCCCCAGAGTATTCATATTGAGCACCAATGCACCCGTGCAAGCAATTATTTTGAATCTCACAATCTACGCACATAGGGCCTTTGGAAATATCCATGCATCTAAGTGTGATATATCCACTTACATTATGAGGTTCAATATCTACAATGCGACTATTTGTCTCGTCAGTTTTAAAATACGCCCCAGTGAATTCTGGGTAGGTAGTCCTATGGCAAACAGACAAAGATAAATTTGTGCAATTAAAATGAATCGTATGTTGCATACTGCAAGATATCGCCTCAGTTCTTTGGCTATCTGGGTTTTTCACATCTACAATTAAGAAATCGTAGTTATTCATTCTCTTTAACTCGGCGTCTGAATCGTAATCAAAGAAGTGTTGTGCAAGTGCATCAACAGAATAATTACATAGTTCAAATCTTTTTTCCATAGCATAAGACAAGAAATCTAAATACTTGTCAATCGCCTCATCAGTCCATTCATCGCCATTGCGAACTTCCAACATAGGTGGTTGGAAATCATGCCCCTTGCTCAAATCAAACTGCTCGAGCTTAGACAACCACCAATCGTAGTTATCTTTCAAGTTGTCGATTCCATACGCACTGATCATTGGATGGTATCCAGACTCGATGCTTTTACAGAACTCAAATATAGTATCAAAATACTCTTCGTTTAATTCTGCCTTTTCTCTAATATCTGTGGAATAAATTCCGTCTGTAGACCAAGAGAATGCCAATTTAACATTATAATCCTTCAAGAATCTATTATGGTATTCAATAAATCTATCAGCCTTTTCTGGACTTTCTACTACGAAAGACATATTGCATGGTGTTACCATTGCAACTCTGCGACTAAATAGATATCCATATCTTTTCTTTAACACTCCAAAGTATTTCTCAAATATGTCTAGCATATCGAAGTAAATGTCGTCATAAAATAGATCCCCAGCAAAGATTTCTATTTGATAGAAGAAATTTTTTCTTGTCATATAAACATAGTCTAAAATCATATCTATATTCTTCAAAGTTTCTTCTTTATTAGAGCGAGTAGGGTACAGCTCTGTTCCATATTTATATATATAACAGTATTCACACTTCTGGTTGCACTCTGGTCTAACAATCAACTCTAACATATTTTTGCTAATATGCATTGAGTTCTTGTCTATAGGCAACGGTAGTAGTTCACTATCTATATACGATTCCATCAATTTCTTTTCATCATTGATGAATTTTCCTTTTGTCATAAATCATTACTCCTTGTTTCTAAAAAGTCTCAAATTCACTGCCTCTTCATATAGGTCTAAGACTCCGTTGCATAGCAATCTGATCTCGCTCGCATTACGGATAACATTCGACCCTGAGTTAACCACTAGGTTGTAGTAGCAGCAGTTTACATTTGACAGTATAAAAGCATGTCTTTTGAGCTTTTCCATATCTGTTAAATAGGAAGGGGAGATCTGACCAATTTTAGCTAAGCAATACATAAGATTTGCAATATTGCCAATCATAAAATATTGCACGCTGCCATTAAATGTATTGTCAATGAAACTTAGATACTTCTCAATATCTTCATCGCTATCATTAATGAAATTAATCCTGTGCCCGTGAGTCATTTGACCCCAGCGAGCTTCATCTCGCACCGTGTTCTCTAAAGTGCTCTTATCTATTTGAATGTCATATATAGAGTTCTGGCAAGTAACCAATGTCCCATCATATATGACTTTTAATTCAGATCTAGCGGGGCCACAATAGGGCGCCTGTTTGTACTTCCTGTTCAAATCCACATCACTACGGTTAAGTACATCATTTACATAAGCATCTAAAGTAGGGGAGTTATATTCCTTCATTTTCTCTTCAAGCATGTAGATGCTCCCACCTAACAGCTCCATGATAAAGCTCTCGCCATCATTGAAAAACGTATAAGTGTTTTCATGTCTCAGATGTTCTATCTTTCTCACAAAGTCAGCCAATCTGATTCCCTGTTCAGCATGTACATCTGTTCCGTTCTCGTACTGTAATGTGATTCCATTCCATCGGATATGTTTACTAATATTAGTATCTCTAACTTGCTTTAAAAAACTTTCGATTTCTTTTAAGTAGGCATCTATTTTTTCAAAGTTATCTAAGTACTCAATTAGGTCATTTGACACAACTCCGTGGAAATTAAAACTCACGTTCACATTTGGAAGGTGAGTCTGATTGAACTTTTTATTCAACTCAATACAGTTGTTGAGTATTGAGGAACCTTCTCCGCCTCTAACATTTTCGGTGCCATAAGCTCCGTCGTAAGAAACCTGAAAGTCCATTTGTATTTCTTTTGTGGCCACTTCATTTACTGCAACAACAAAATCATAAATCTGGTCAACCATATCTATTCCGTTTGTAGAAAAGAATGTTGACTTGATATTTGGATAGGCAGCATACCAATCTCCCCAGTTCTTTGAAACATGAGAAATAATCATGGTAGGTTCTTGCCCCCATATGTCGAATCCTTCGATTTTATATGGGGACTCACCAAGCCGCTCTAAACATTTTAATGTGTTCTCTAAATAAGTCCCATCATCTAGTGCTTTGATTGTTTCACTAAATAGGGTTTTAGAGTGTTCATTAGTTGTTTTTGCTATCGCACAGTATTTGCACTGCAAATTACATCCAGTGGCCGCTAACAATGTTAGCCTTCTAATATCTGTGTGTTCATTATTCAATTTTTATATACTCCTTTTTTCAATTTTTCTATCTTCTGAAGCTATAGTTGCCAGAGTTCCAGTTTGAATTAAAAGACGAATTAAAACTATAATTGCCTGAATTCCAATTAGAATTAAAAGACGAATTGAAGCCATAATTACTTGAATTGAAAGTCGAGTTATATCCATAGTTGCTAGAGTTGAAAGATGAATTGTATGCATAGTTCCCCGCAAAATACGACGCATTATGTGCACAAGTATCATTTACATTTTGAATAATCGTTTCCATTTCCGTAAACGGAGTTGGTTGCATAATATCACCACTTGCTGGAACTATAACACTTTCAGTCGATGCTGTACTGCCAACATACGAATTAGTAGTCATTGCTTCAATTAAAGACTTAATATCTGTTATATCCGTTGGAGTCGTAATTTCCGCTTCTTTTTCTGGAACTGTAGCTGTCTCAAATCCAAACTTAGTTCTAGCAGTGTTAAGATTTGTGTACAGTGTTTTTATGTCACTCCATGACGTATTATTGTCTTTAATTAATCCCATTTTATTCTATCCTTATTGATGCTTTGAGAGAGTCTCCTTCAGTCATTCCAAATCCTTTTTCATTATTCTCTAGGTTTTCAGTTTCAAAATAAGTTACGCCAACAATAGGTCTCCTAAAGACAACAACTTCCTTAGCCGCTTCAACTAGAGAGATTTCTAAATCTGTCATATCTTCTTCAAAATCATTATATAAAACTTTTAAACCGCCAGATTCAACTGCGTCATAGTCTTTATAATAACCCATGATTACAAAACTCTCAGAACCCTTCCCTTGCTGTCTAATGGAAAAAGAATATTCTCCCTCTAGAACGCTTTCTAGTGTTTCTTCGCCTGATTTAAATCTAAATATGTATTGCGCCATATCGCCACTTCCTTTCATTTTACTTCTTGTACTTTGCTTCCATATTACCAAGAAAAGTGCGACCAATCTCTGGCCACATTTCCAAATAACAGCTTTCGCATATCATTGGTTTGTTATATGTATTTGCCGTATCTAGCTCGGCATTATATTTTTTACAATAGTTGTTTTTATAATAGTTGCATTTTGCTTGATCGCAAAACACAAAATCCTCATCTCTGCCTATACAGACTTTATTATCCTCTGCGAATCTAATGGTCAAATACTCATTGAGTTCCATATTTCTTGCCCGCAGGTAGCTGAGCACACGATAATATACTCCCTTAACTTGTGCGTTGAACGAAAAATAAGTATCTTTGTCATAGTAAACAATGACTTCGTTTACTGAATGATAATCTACAGCAGATATTTTTTTATATAACTCTTCCAAAGCCTTCTCGTCAGAATTCTTAATCTCATGAACTATGCTAATTTCCTTAACCTTATCATCGCCAAAAGTGATTTGATCAAAACTATTGTGATACAACGGAATTTCAGCCAATGTCATTTGATTAGATTTTAATATAATTACCAATTACAACCACCCCTTCAAATAATCCACTGCTGATTTTACTATTAGACTATCTTTTTTCATTAGAATAGACATTATTTTCTTTTCAAGTGAAGATAAGGTGTGTGATGTGCGCCCATCCAACTCAAACACGTAATCATTGTCTTCGATTTGCTTGAGAACGACAACATTAACTATATTGATATCGCTTTCATTTAATTTGAAGCCACTTGGTAGCTTCACCAAAACATCATTGTATAGTCTTCCGCCAAGCCACAAAGCAACTGCTAAATTAAGAGTTGTTTTCTCTTTTGAGTCGCTCTGAATAAATGACTCATCTCCAAGCTGTCTAAGAAATGGAATATAAAAATCCTCAACACTCTGAGCAAGTCCTCGACTATGAATGTCCATTGCCCAACAATAATTATTTATCATTGTACAAATCATTACATCCGAGTCAGAGTAGTCATTACGACATGCTTTCTCGCTGTTGATGTTTTTATTATAGACATATGCCTTATAAGGAATAAATCCCTCTCTTGCTTTATGATGTTGAGCCAAGTTAGCAAGATAACCATCTTCTCCAAAATGCAGTGGGGGAAACAGAATTTTATTTTCTCTGATAAAATCTCCTAAATAGAAATTCCTTGTTATATTTCTGTCGTCGCTTAAATTTGACTCATGATGCTTATCTTCAACAATAACCTCATGTGTTACAATTTCATATTGACCATCTTTGGCAAACTCATATAGTCGCTCTAAAGAGTCGCTATCTGCAAACCTATCGTCTGCATCGAGAAAGTAAATATACTCTCCGTAACAGCATTCCAAGGCTTTATTACGGGCAACACCTGGGCCACCACGAACCTCATTTTTTAGCATTACACAGTTTATGAATTCCCTGTCGAAAGCAGAATAAATATCAGCTTCTCGTGGATCTCCGTCACTAATCATGTAGACAACACAATCATCTATAATTGTTTGACTTGCCAGCGTATCCATTAACTGTAAGATAATCTCATTCGTCAAATTATAGAAGGGGACAATAATGTCAATCTTACTTGACTTATATCTTTTGATTATTTTACTACTAACATTTTCATGAAATTTATAATCTAGCTTTGCAGACAATTCTTCATTGTCTAAAATAGTATCTGCGTAGTCTTTGTTATTGATCAAGAGATTGTATTGATCATAATCATAAAGATAATAATCTTTCAAACTATACAAGTAAGAATTCTCATCTCCATCATAAGGTCGCCACAGCCAAGACCCACTTCCTGACTCGACACAATATTTGCATCTATCGTTTGGAGTGTGACAGAATGCGTCTAATCTTTCTATAGTTATTTCTCTAATATCCAAATAATCATTTTCTGTTTCAGGAATAACTATCTTTTCATGTATGTTTGTAATATTCCCAGAGCAACAACTAAAAGGGCATTTATATATCTTTCCTTCTTTTAGCGATAGCACTGGTGTCTGTGTTTTTGTACACGTATAAAACTGAGTTTGATCTTCGGTGCCTTCAGGATTTACTGTATAACCACCAAATATCAGCTTAGTGTGTGTGTAGTTGTTGTTAATCTTATATTTATCCAGATTTGCACTGGCTTTTTCATAATCAAATCCAACTTGATATCTTGTCATGATGAAGCTGATGCGTTTTTCTGAAAAAGTAATATAATCCTCTTCACTGAAACTATTCATGAGCAGTCCATTAGTATATGTAATTACATCACTATTTGGAAAAATGTCACGTGTTAAACATGCCACGTCTACAAAATTTGGGTGTAACAGTGGCTCTCCTCCAATTAGAAAAACATTCTTAATCATAGGAAGTCTTTCTTTTAGCATTAAAAGTTCTTCTTTAAGAGTGCCAACGTCAACAAACCATTCATTAGCAATGGGGGAGAAGTGGTCACAACCACGACATCCTAAATTACAGCCACTAGATACAATAATCTCCAGATCAAATCCGTTATGAATATCTCCATATTTATTTCTCCAGAATTCTCCTTCTAACATTTCAAGTAGCTCTTCTTTAGTTTTTCCCTCTCTGACATTAGGCGGGCTTTCAAATAATTTATTCATCGTGCACCAACCTTTACTGATTATTCATCAGCAGGTGCTTGATAGCCCCGACTTGATATTCAGGTTTAATAAAGTATGGCACTATACTAGTAATTATATTGACCACATTTCCACGGCCAGATAGTTTGAATTCACTAAATCCCATAGGGACATAAACTTCTTTGATTTCATCATACGTCACTCTTGAGTTCGCACTCAGCGACTTCTCAGATAGTGGCACATGATTATTGCAATTCAACGCTGGGTTTAAACTTGGGTTCAGTGTCTCCATTAACAGTGTAGCTTTCGCATACTCTGGATAGTGAGTATATAGTCTAGGACAATCACGAGGGCAGGGGTCATTGCATAATAGCTCTATGTGTCGTTTTTCTTCTGGCGAAAAAGAATTCAATAGCTCAAAATTCTCCAAATGACGAATTGGCATAACCACATTTTCGTATTTCTTCAACGCCTCACTATAGTCGCAATCATCTTTTGCTGCAATAATACTTCTGCTAATTTTTAGTGACGGGTATTTCTCCCTTATGTATTCCTCTAAAATAGGGGAAGAGACTAGTATCTCAAAATCATCACTATATTCTTCACTTATAATTCGCAGTACGGTATTTCCATATCTATCATAGCAATCTTCTTTTTCCAAGAGTGCATTGGTCATTGTTAATTGAAGTTTGATATTCAATTTTTTATAGACGGAAAATACATTACGAATCTCATTTACATCTGCGAGCATCGGGCCAAAGAAAGTCCCGCCACCATTCCAAGTCATGTTTGGAAAACTACCAAACACGGCTTTAATATTAACGTCATCATAAAACACAGTAGGGACTACTTGCTTCATTTCGCAAAGATGTAAATATGTTTTTATTCCCATGAAAAAATCAGGGCAATAATAGTTAATCATATTTTTCCTTTTCTCCTTTTATCTTTTTTGGTGATTCCGCCGAGGATCGAACTCGGACTTTTCAGGATGAACCCTGATGTGTTAACCATTTACACTACAGAACCAAAAAAAGCCAGACAGATGTCTGGCAAAATTATGGGCTTACGGTCTTTTCCCCCGACTAAAAGGGTTATACTCCCATATGCGTGAGTGGTTGTTGTCCATGCACCACCTACAAGGAACTCCTTATTTGGCGTTAGTCTGAGCTGGAGCCATTGTGGATTTTATTCCAAATATATTACTAAGTGGCAAGGGCAGTAGGACTTGAACCCACGGCACGTGGTTTTGGAGACCACAGCTCTACCAACTGAGCTATACCCCTACATGATAATGGCGGAGAAGATGGGATTCGAACCCATGCGGCCCTTATCGAACCCTAACGGCTTAGCAAACCGTCCTCTTCAGCCTCTTGAGTACTTCTCCAGGCTAAATGAAATCACAATATATCTTCTGGCGGAGAGGGTGGGATTCGAACCTACGACACACCTAGTGATACTAGTTTTTCTCTTCCATCTGAGCTACCTCTCCCATAAAGGTCGAAGGACTAGAAGTTCTTCGACAGACCCTCTCTACACTTGGTAGAAAGGTGTTGGTTGCAGGGGCAGGACTCGAACCTGCGACTTTCAGGGTATGAACCTGACTAGCTACCACTGCTCCACCCTGCTTCAAAAGTACCTATAAAAATATATACAGAAAGTGTCTTTTCAGCCTGCTGTTGCTTACTTTCAACCATATTCTGCCACAAAGGAGATAAAGTCTGAGCCTAAGGGAGCTACCCTAGTGACTTCTTTACCACGCCCATCAAAGAGCTAAACTTTGGAGGGGTTGCTTACCCTCAACTTTCAGGATTAATTCAGAAAATTTTATTTTGTGCTTATATTCGTTTGATAAAGCAATATTATAAAATCCCCACCCTACTCGTACTTCGACGAATGTTATACAGAGATTTCTCTCTTTCACTGGGAAACAACTTGTTGGTATTTCCAAGGTTTGCTACAGTCACCAACTAAAACCTAACTTGGATTCGGAGTGGCTTTTAACCACTCTTTCTATTGCGTTGCCCATTCATCTCGTGCGTTTGATTGCAGTAAACGCAGTGCCATACCTTGAGTTTCGGTTTTGCCTACACGTCAGAAATCGCTTAAAGACGCGCAGCTACAGAAAAGACGTATCCGTCTTTTACATAACTGACTCAACCAGTATGCCTCAGCACCACCTAACTAGTGATGTTTGCACTGAGTTACTTTAGTATATATTTTTATAGGTACTTATATCTCCGTTTTGGATACAGGCTTAGGAGAAATCCTGCCGACTGTTCTTCTGCCAGTTTGTCAGTTGCTCCACCATTGAGCTACTTCAACAAATGGGGAAAGGGTAGAAGGCTCTGCCTCCATCATCGTTTTATTTTGGAGCTGGCATGAGGATTTGAACCTCAGACATCTTGAGTACAAAACAAGTATTCTACCTAACTGAACTATACCAGCGTATTAAACTTCTAGGCTAAAGCAAGCTGAACTCTCAACAGCCTATAAATACGGACAGCACAGGTGCTCTCTATAATAAAGATATTATCTTTTAATGCCTTATTTAATGTTGACTTTACAAAATTCGGAAATCGCATTACGAAGCCCGATTTCTCATTCTACAACATGGTAGACGAGTAATGGTTGCGGTGGGGTGAGTCGAACACCCGATTTGGGATAATGAGTCCCATGAGATACCACTTCTCAACACCGCTATGAATTTGATGCCACTCCGCACTATCGCACAAGGGGGTAGGCGCAACGAAGTGACATCATTGTATATGTAGCGAAATTAATCGCTGACAATATCTTTAAGTGCTTTTGCTGACTTAAACCATGGATACTTTTTCTCTGGAAGCTCTAATTTTTCTCTTGTATTTGGATTGAATCCCTGTCTTGCTTCTCTGACACGAACTTCAAAGATTCCAAACTTATTAATCTTGACTGTATTTCCAACAGCAAGCTCCTCAGCAAGAATTTCAAATACAGACTTGCATACTTCCTTTGATAGCTGTTTACTGATTCCATTAGCCTCAGCGACTTTGTTAATCAATTCTTTCATTTTCTCATCCTCTTTTCATTTCTAATTAAGCACAAATGTGTGCTCATCCGTTTTTCCTTTGTTTTTTTCAAATATGACGAGAGATGCTGTTGCATCAGCCGTCTTTCTCAATGACAGCGAATAATCATCACTGCCGATAATAGACCCAACTCCTATACAGCCTTTACGAGTACCACAGTTAGTAAATTCTGTGTGGTGCTTGTGTCCTGCGATAAGATAGTCAATTCTAGTATCATATATATCGGTATAATCTTTAATGGCATCTGTCAACTTTTTGACCTCGCCATGAATACCGAGTATGTTGAAGCCCACTGCTTCTGTAAATATAAATCCAGACTTGTTTCTGACAATCTCAAGATTACAATTGTCTTTGTTTTCTCTCTCAATTATGTCTTCAACTATTTTTTCAATGTTTTCATGCGTATGTGCACCTTTACGGCCATCCAACAATCTTAGCTCACCGTGGTTTCCGTTGGTTTGGTAGTATTCAATGCCCACATGTCTTGATAACTCCCTTAGCCAGTTGGCTAAATAGTCTCCGAGAATAATAGCAGAGTCCACGACACCGTATCTCAGTGTCCATATTTGAGAATGTCTTAAGAATCCATCTAAACTATCTCCTAGATTGAATATCTTCAAATAATCTAGCCTTTGAAGTGCGATGTAATCCAAAAGTTCAGTAAATAACTTCTCCATTGTGAAAAAGAATATCTCTGGACTATATTCATTCAGCGTTTCTTCATTAATGCCGTAAATCTTAAAGTCTGCCCCAAAGTGCATATCTGCAAGAGCAAGAATTCCACATCTTTCATCTCTCTTGAGCTGCAATCTGCAAGGCGGTTTAGAGTTCCCAACATTTCTATCAATCGCCTCAAGAACTTTTTCCTGAAACAATTCATCACGAGCTTCTTCGCGCAACCAACGATTTCTTTCCAATTTTTCAGTGGCAAGTTTATATCTCTCTTTCTCTAGAGCGTCTCGCTCATCTTTGATCTTTTGTAGATATCCTTCACTGTTAAACAACTCATCTTGGTTGGTGATTATGTAATTTATGCCAGCTTGATATTTCTTCCTATATGCTGACTCAGTCCAGTTGTGTTCCAATTCCGCATTTAATAAGGAAGCAACATCTTCCCATGTACCAATGGAACTCTTGTCTGAGCAGATTCTATAGATGTAAGCATCTTCTGGCTCTCCAACTTTGCGTTTAAAGTTTTCCATATATATTACCTCACTTTCTTCTTCTTGTGAAACTTGCGAAGTAACTTATATGTTTCGGAAATCTCATCAACGTACCGTTTCTTTTGACGTTTGTTTTTTGATTTCCCAGTTGTGACGATGCGACAATTCTTAGAGTTTTTTCTAATAAATTCCGCTTCGTCTTTTGTAATTAGTATCATATTAATCCCATTCTCCTTGTATCGTATTGAAATCCTTTCTTGCTTTTTTCCCCTTTTATTTTTACTTTCATACTTAGATTTCACATATACCCTTTAATCCGTTGCAATTACTCGCTTTAGTTTTTCGAGGCAGACCCTTTCTTGCTTTTTTTGATCAGAATACATATAAATATATTCTTTTCCGCTGCTACTTTTATATGGCTTAAGAATTTTCGACTTAAAAACTCTATCGCCAACTATTCGCTCGCAAACTTTTACTCTCCCCATATTACTAATCTGATACCAGTCATTATATTCTGGTATGCCATACCAAACTTCTTGCGTCTGATCAATGCCCTCAAATATTAAATCGTACAATTCATAGATATTATTATCCACAAGTTCATACTGCCCACTATTTTCTAGCGGGGCCTCAATCTTATATGTGCCAAGCTGACTCACTACAGTAGTTTGATACCATGAGTTAATTGAACCCTTATCGCAAAGAGTAATATACTCCACATCTATAGCTTCATTGATATACTTTCTCGTCGTTTTCTTATCAATGCCAACCCATAATGAGAATGCGTTCTTCGACAATCTGAATTCTTTCTTCTTGTCTGCGTATGCCTTCGCATAGCACAGGATGGACAATGCCACAAGCCTTTCTTTTTCAGTGTCGAATCTGTTTTTAATAAGCTTGACATCCTCATCGTTTATGTAGATGGGGGAGGTGCCAAGCAATTTCATGTCCCCAGTTATTACTCTGGTGGCTACTGGATTCATAGCCACCGTTAAATAGAAATCATTTTCTGTCGCCCATTCCTTGAGCTTGTTTCTTATATCTAATACCGTTTTCGCCCCATTCTCGTAAAACCACTTTGCGAGCAATAAGCAAATCCGATACTCGATATCCCTATGTAGATTTTCTCCTCTTAAATATCCTAATACTTCAACCCTTTCATTGATTATTCTTCATCAACCCCCTCTATTTGTTTCATTGTATATCTTTTCCCAAGATACTCATATTCGCCGTCATCGTCTCTAAGCGGGAGTGGGTGAGACCGTTGTTTTAAGTTCTCAACAATACCATCTCCAGCGACGCACCAAGCAAATTTTGAGTTCTTCTTTTGCGGGTGAAATTCATAGCAGGCACGAACAGCCATGTTTGCTAATTTTTTCTTATCCCCACAAATTTTCTCGCTTCTTTCACGATATGTGTCATAGTAATATCCCCAGTTAATTGTAAAGTTCATAGCATTATACTTAGACAAGGACTCGTCTCCACGTTTTCTGACGCTTGTCTGGTCATGGTGCAAGTCCGCCATTTCTTTACAGAATTCTAAATACAATTTATTTATTTCTTCTTGGAGCTCTGGCTCTATATCAATAGAATCGTCTATCATTATTTTGTAGTCGAAGTTTCTATCTAGCCCAGTGTATCTCTGTTTCTTGCTCCATTTCTCAATATCTTTACAAAGTCTATTCATGTTGCTGTTTGCGTTTGAAAAAGTATTCAATCCCTTATAATACTCAGACGCATATTTCATGAAGTAGGGCAGGGGCTTACTATATTTTGCAATGTGTTTTGGAATGTTGTACAACACTCCAGTTTTGGCGTAGTCTCATTTGGACTATATCTTCATCTCACAAGTGTGAGAGGTTGGCGCTTCCACGGAGAGAATTTCACTCACCATGTACAGATTTCATAGACTTAAAAAGCCCGTGTATCTTAGTCTCTTGACCTTCAAGAGCATCTCTGCTCAGGCTTGGCACAGGATTGAGATAATCTTTTTCCCTGTTAGCACATCTTCAAATCGCCATTTCCTGCGATTCCAACTGTAAGATGCACACCTCGCATTTACGAGTTCACCAACTTGTTTTCTATGTGTCGCCACATAGGGTGACAGCCTACGCATTTATCACCTTTCCGTTAATTATGCTTAATAAATCCACATAAGACTCGTATTTCTTTCTTGTTTCCTCGTCTCGTGGTTGCTTATTGTGATAACCTGTTGCACAATTCTACTTTGTTACGATGATGTCGCTAATATCATCTCTCTACGTTTCCGTAGATGTACAGACTATATCTTCATCTCATGGAGATGCCTCCCGTTTCCATTCGCTTGAATGTACTCGCACATGCGATAGTCGTTGAACCTTTTCCGTTTAAGGAGCTTGGCTGCTGATTGCCCAATCGTTTCTATTTTTACACATTCACACTTATCATTTCTGATTATGTTGTAGTTAGAAACGCTCTAAGGGGTTTCCAGCAATTAAAGAGGTTTGCTATTATATGTCGCCATACAAAGGAGCAAATATTTACTCGTTTCTCCAATTAAGGAGTTTATTGTGCGTAACACTAGGTTAACTCGGTTATCTATTGTATCCTCTTCAGCGAGGGCTGTAATTTTGTCTTCGATGTCCATAACCACTGGAGCATCTCTGTCAACACCTCGCATCATCATTTCATTATCAATCAGGAGAATCAGGTCTCCATCAAACCTATATTGATATATAGGGACTATATCTTCCACCGTTCTGGTGGCGGTACGCTTCCCAAACCCGTATCAATAGGGCAGGTACTGGGCTACACTCATCACCCATAGTCTCTAGACTTTCTTTAAGCTTATTTGCTTAAAGTGTAGCACTGGATTATTATGAACACGACATTCATACCTCCCCAGTTAGCAGCGGAATTAATGAGCCATTTCCTGCTCAATACAATGTGCTTCCACCACACCTGCCGATAAGCAGTTCACACCGTTGCACACCTTGCATTCCTGCAAGGGTGGACTTTTTAAGGGGTAATCGGCCCCGTTTATTTTTTGAGGAACAATACTTTTACAGTTGATCATACACACGTTATCAAGATGAGAACAATATGTGTTGATTACTTCATTTTGAACACCAGTCAATATAGTATGTTCACTATGGCAGATGTGCGGGTTCCGTTCAATTAAGAACTCTCCCTCATAAGCCCCGTCTTTACTATGAGAATAAAATTCGTCACTCTCCAAAGAGCCTACAGGGTCAAGCCCGCCAATCCATTCCATAAGCATAATTAAATCTGGAGCCAAGAACTTAAATGTTGACTTAAGCCATAACTTGCCACACTTCATATCATTGCGATATTTTGTCAGTGAGTTCAGCAAGTATTTTTTCACGCTCTGCTCCTTTAACATCTCTGGGTCTTTAAGAATAGCAGCGATGTAGTCATTCTTTGCCTTATGACTATCGGCGTACATTCCGAGGAAGGAGTATGTATAAAATGGATCTCCGTGGATAATTTTATCCGCCCATTCAATACTGTAGTCCGACAAGCTCCTAAAGTCCTCATAAGACAATTTCAAATCTTGCAGTATCTGATAATTTGCTCTGGTATACACAGGCTCTTCATCGGCGGTGAAGTTCCACTTTGTAATGCCTATGCAATGCTCATACTTATGAAATTTCTCCCAATAAAGCTCCCAATCTCGCTCATCGCCGTAGGTCTTGAAATATCCAAGCCCCTTATACATGCCCTCAGTCATAATAATCATTGGCTCCGAGAAATCGTGATATATGCCCCATATATCTTTGATTTGTGTGATGCCTCGCTCTAAGAAAAACGACTCATAATCAATTTCATGTACAAGGCCCTTAATGTAAGGTGCGCGGATAATATAACTGCTGACAGGGGTAGGGCTTCCCAATAATTGCTCTATCTGTCTTGAGATAGCAGGGTGACAAATCCCGCTCCCGTCAAAAGCATTTATTTCAATATCCCTAATTCCCTCGGCGATATTCTTTTGTGTCCACGTGCGTTCCCGACCTTCTTTATCTACAAAGTGCAGCGTATCATCATAAGCATATTTGATGTGCTGGTCTTTTATAGTGGGGAAGTAGTCTGGCACTACAATCATCTTGGGGAAGAATCCCTCAAGCATATGACTGGAGCTTAGGAACAATCCTCGGTATGCATATTTCTTGCTGAGTACCGTTTTAGTATCTGCAATGTCCATATTCACACGCTCATTAAGTTCGTCAATAATTGTCGTATCTACAAAACTTAACATTCCGCTCCTTGTCATAGATGCCGACCTCTCACTAAATGTGAAGTGGGTCTCGTTGATATAAAAGCCGTTCCTGATTATTTGGGCAATAATCTCTTTGTCTTTTTTATCTAACATGACGAACACAATATATGGATTGAACTTTCCGTCGTCTCCAGTGATGAGGCGTATTTGCCGTAATATGCCACCATCTTGCTGACGCACTCGATATTTTCTCAGCTCGTCGTTAGTACCACTCAGCCTATAGTCAGCCGCCACAATATCCCGCAAAGATATTTTGTAAACAGAGTATAGTTTAGGTGCAAACATTAAACCACCCCGCAATCTCTAGTCATTTTCTGCTGTGTATCAAACAATACGAACCTCACTTTCTACGCCCAAGTCATCATTATCATTTATAGTTCTAACTTCTCCAAATTGTTCATTTTTGAACGCTTTTACAATATTTTTCATATTTCCCCCTTAATTTAATCTCTAATTGTCTTCTTTTATATAAATCTCCCAATCGTGCCCATATTTTAGGCGATTGGCTTCAACTATTAGGCGCTCTTCAACTTCGCCCTCTAACTCGCATAGTGAGTCGTACCACTCACAAATTTCCCCGTTGCTATCACCACACTGCGTACTCCATTGGCAGTTCTTACAGGTGAATAAATCTCTAATCCTTTCTGTCATTCACTTTTACTAGCCGTCAATTTAACTAGAACTCCTTTCTTCTTCTTTCGCGCGAGAGTCCTCTAATTCTCGCTCTTTCTTAATAGCACTATCCATTTCTAATTCCCAGTAAACTGAGTCATTTACAAATAAGTATCTCCCGTCCTCTAGCTTTCGATAGTGGAGGGCTTCGCAATCATCAAGGGCTTTTATTACTGTATCTATCTGCTCCTTGTCCATTGCAGGCTTTATTCCGTTATAAATCGTATTAATGCTCAACACCCGATATTCAGGATTCTCCACAACATATGCAGACCAATCGCTGGGGTCTGCAAAGTCTAAGCTATATGATGCATTAAAAATTGCTTTCTTAATATAAGTGTACATCACGCACATTTCACCAATTATAGGCACTTCATTTGCCTCACAGTAGTTAATAATCGCCCTAAAATCCTCATAATATCCAACAACATAAGGGCGTTCTTTATATTTCAAATAAGATGTTTGTGGGACAAATGATACGGAGCTATTTACGGAAAATTCTCCGCTCTTCTTAAATTTCGCATATTTAATATCTCCATAACATCTCATCTTATCAATCGCACTGTTGACAAGTTCTATATATTTCAACTCATCTAACAAATGTGATTCAGGAGTGCCAATTTTTTCAACCACTTTATTTAAGTCTAATTTCTGAGTTTCATAATTGTTTGGAGATGATTTTATCTCTATAAACAGAGGCAATATTAGCTTATTTCTTCGTGCGACAACAAAAATGTCTTTTGGAATCTGAATAAAGAGTTTGTCTTCAATTTTCCGCATTTTTATATCTCCTTCTCTTATTTAATTCCTTATGCAGTGCAGAATCTAATTCTCTTTCCCAATAGGGCGTGTGGCGCACCATAACTGTTCCTACATTAGACACCGTACCTTTTTTAGTTATCACATATCCAGTCCTGTGGTGTAGGGCTCCTGCACTTTCTAAGAGCTTAAGCAGACGTCCTATGGTTGATTTAGACATTCCACTCATGTTGAGATCATCTGCGATGGACTGTATATCTTTTCTAAAGTACTCAGGGTTTTCATCTATATACATACAAAGTTCTTCCTCTGTATCAAAACTCCTAGAGCTCTTCCAAAACATGCTACGAACAACATAAGCATATAACATTAATGCACCTCTAAGTTGCGTCCTATTGTTTTTTGAAAAATGATTGCAGATGGCAACATAGTCTTCCACCCATATTTTGATAAACAACTTGTCATCTTGTCTGAAGTTTGTAATTAAAATATTCATCTCTATGATAAACACTGCCGACGGCATAATACATCTAATATCTACCTCTGTCGTATTATCAATAGCTGTGAACTTTTCAATGTGATAGGTCTCTTTCAAATAGTCTAATGTGGTGCAAATTTCCTCAATATTTTTCTTTCTATTATGCTTATTTTCGTATGAGAACCCACATGCTCCCATTAACATTTGCATATTTGCCGTTACTTTTTCATCAAATCTCCTGTGAGTTTGTAAGAAAACAAATATCGGCAGAAGAAGTCTATATTCATTTCTCTTCTCCCAAATTTCTGAAGGCACAATTATATATCTTCGCTGATCATCTTTTCTGATCTTTTTTTTATCTTTTTCTATCATTTTTTCTCCTCTAATTTTTCGTGTTTTTTTGTAGTTTTTCAATTTTAGCATGACTATCAGAAAATCACCGTTTGGTGGTAACACTATGGGATACACATATAGTTTACCGTCACCCAAAATATGTATTTTCTGAATCCTTAAATTAATATTGTATTTTAATACAATAAGTAGATTTTAGGGCGCTCTTGCTTTTCAGCAATCGCTTATGCTTCGCTTACGCTCGTGTGGCTTGCGCCATACCCCTGCCTCCCTCTCTCCCTCGCTACTCCTCTTTGCCTCCTACTGTGTGTCTCCATCGCTACTTGCAAGTCACGCCCCTCACTGCTTACTATCACTACTACTTACTTGCCCCTGTGGTGGGGAAGGGGGATGTGGACTTCTGTGTCTTATCCCGCCCCTTACTGTTCCAGCCTCATGGTGGCTCTCTCTTCTCTTGCCCTGTAATGTGGGCCACTGCTTCTATGCCTATCTGCATACCGACCCTTGCCCCATATGACACCGTACAGACTCTTGAGCGACGTATGTGGCTACTTTTACTCGCCACTTGATAAGTTGCTTGCCTAAATCCTTTCCTCGCTCTATAGGGACACTGTACTTCGCTCCTTACTCGCCGCCTCATAGTAAAATCCCGCCTATATCTTCTCTCAGTGCGTCAATCTGCTCCTCTTCAATCCCGCAGTACCTGAATGTGGTCTTTATGTCCGTGTGCTTGTACATGTGCTGTAACATCAGTAACACCTCTTGATTGCCCTCATTGTTCTTTATCGTGTGGTAGGCGAATGTCTTCCTCATACTATGACTGCTAATGTGCCCCTTAACGCCACACTCCTTGGCCGCCTTCTTTAGCACCGTGATTGCCTGCTGAATGGTAATCGCCTTTTTGTTGCCCCACTGATCGCGCTGCCTACTCATAAACAGTGGGTCAGTGCTGTATACGTCATCCAGTGAGTCTAGATAAAGGGACAGGGCTTCCTTGCACTTCTCATTGATGTGCACCTTCTGCCTCTTGTTTGTCTTATCCTCGTAAATGACAAAGTGGCTCTTCACTGTGCCATCTAAGTTAAATACGTCCTCTATCTTAAGCGACAGTAGATCGCCCGCTCTTAGGGCAAACGATATACCAAGCGTCAAAAATGTATAGTCCCGTACCTTACCTTTGTCAAGAAAGTATGTTAACATCTTTTGCACGTCACTGGCATCCCTGATGGGATCGGCAGCGGTTGGCTTTAATATGCCGTCTGACTTGTACTGGGTGGTGGTAGGCTTTCTATATATGTCACTACGTGAAGGGGAGGGGTTGTGTTCTCCCTCTGCTCCTTTTTGTAGTGGGAGGGGGGTGGCTACTTCTTGCCCCTGCTCCTCTTCCTGCTCCCTCATAGTGGGGAAGGGCAGTATCTGTGTATCCTCGTAAGTTGCCCCTTCCTCTGTGTGCGTCTTATTCGCCTTGTAATAGTCCTCATAATTGTATTTATTTGCTAACATTTTATCTCCCCCTTTATTAGCTCTCCTCGGGGCGAATGTGTGCCCCTTATATCCCTTTTATTACTTATTTTTGAAAAGCAGCCCGATAACTTAAGACACGGCATGCAGCACATGTCTCACTCGCTTGTTGCTTATAAATGCCCAATTTGCAACAACTGGCGCATTCTTCGGTTTCCCGCAGCAGGCTTCTTATCCATTTTCTACATTATAGCACATTTGAGGGGGAAATGCAAGCTTTTTGTTACATTTATTTGAAAAGTTTTTGGGCGGGGGACTGCAAACGGGGGCTTCTGCTGCACATGTATCGCAGTGCGATATATACACATTCGGCTATAAAGTGGCTTTCCTTGGGGGATTTGCACCTCTATTTGTAGTTTCGTTGCATTTGCAACGGAATTATACAGGGGGCGTAGGAGCGTTGATAATGCTAGTTTAGGGGGTTTTACCGAAGTTACGTTCGATAGAAAAAAGGGTCAGAATCGGTGGTTTCGGGGGTTAAATTACGTGCTTTTGATACCCCCTAACCGGATCTAATCCAGTGATTGCAAGGCTTTGGGAAAAACCTACCCCCCAGTTTTAACTTTTAACATTAGTTAAAACTCTTTATAAATGTTGGTATTCCAACGGTTATAAGGTTTCCGTATATCTTTTTTAGCCTTTTTTCATTTTTTCGCTTGCTTTATTTTTGAATTAATGCTTTAGTTGACATATCGACAGCGACGGAAATGGCATAACTAGATTGAACCTTAACAAATATATATAGAGTCTTACCCACAAGGGCAACTAACCGTGACGGCTAGAGATAGTCAGCACAGGAATGTGACGGTTATGGACAAGGGAGCAATCCCATATATATCACAACATGACTTTGACCGTACAACGTACGTTTTTATATTCAAGTGCCTACAGGTTAGGCACTTGCTTAAGCCAATCTACTACTGGTTGTTTTGAGCAAGTGGGACAATCCCACTTGAATACATTTGTTAACCGTCAGTAGACGGAGAAGGAGAAGGAAACCATGAAAAAGAACAATCTAAAAACGAACGCTACAGCAAAGGCAGAACCAAAGGCAACACCATTGGCAACAGCCAATAACCTAACCGAACAGCTAAAAGCAAAGGCAACAGCTTGTGCAGACGGCAAGGCTTATCTACCGTTTGACAAAAAACAGTGGGATGCTACAGGCTCAGCCATTGCATTTGTTGATTACAAGCTAAAGGTTGAAGACTATCAAAAAGCACTTTTCAAGGCTTTTAATGGTGGCACTGGCACAGGTTTAGACATCTCATTCAAGGCGATTCTATCAATGTTGGGCATTCCGACAGCCGAACAACAAGCAATCGTCAAGACTTTGGGCAATCACAAAGCCTTGTTACCGAAGGCTCATAGAAGAGAATTGACCGAAGAGGGCAAGGCAATTATGAAGAAGTTTGCCGATGAAGTAGAAAAAATCGAACAGAACAAGCGTTTATCCGATACAGTCAAGGCAAGCAAGATTGAAGAGATACAGGTAGAGCGTGCAAGAGTGAGAAGGGAAGAGCCGATATACACCACCACAATGTATAGTCAAGTGAATGCCAATGCATTCCGTAAACAAGTAGAGCAGTATATAGCTTATCAATTGATTGGCTTGAAGACCCACAAGGACTTTGTTACTTCAGCCGAACAGACTGCAACGAAGTCATGGCAACGGCTACAACGTAGAGCTAGCAAGTCTGGACTTAAGAAGAGTATCATACAATCATACGTAGCAAAGGCAGACAAGGACGGTTTGAAGTCAGCGATTGAAGAGCATGAGAAGAGCAAGGTTTCAACCGTAGAAGCGAAAGCCAAAGCACAGGTTAAGACTGCATAGGCATCATATAGGCAAGGGAGTATTTCCCTTGCCTTTTTAATATGGGAACGGAAAGCAAGGCACTTGCCTTGCTTTTTTAGTGTACAAACAAACCTTATATTGTAGGCTTATAATAAGCGAATTTATCATAAGTAGGTTTATAAACGGCAAACAGCACGCAAAATATACGCAATAAGTGTGCCGTAACGCAATATTTATGCCTTGCGTGTGCAATAATTGGCAATCAGCCGATACACCGTGGCAAGCGTCATACGTGGGCGAAAAAATAAGTGGGCAGTGACGCAATCAGTCTGCCCATTTTTAAGTGGCAAAGAAGGGAAGAACCAATCATGAAATATAACTTTGAAGAGGCGTACGCCAAGTGGTCTAGTGAAGAACTCACCACGAAACAAATAATCGTTTTTTCTGTGAAGTGCGTACTAGGCACGGCACTAGTTTTAGTATGGCTTAGTGGCAAACTGCACGAATACGGCATTGCACCAATGTAGGAGGTGGCGAAAATGAAGAATGACGAACAGAAACGCAATCAGTCTGCCCAGATGCAGTGTGCATTTGTTAGGGCAGTGCGAGATGAAAGAACTGGCAAGCTTATTGCTGTACCAATCAAGAGTCCAACAGCAGGAGGTGTGAGAAAATGAACACACGCAAATACCCAGTGCGACTAAAAATAGTCAAGGCACATGGCTTCAAATATCATGAGCGAGAACTACCCAAAGGGGCGATCTATGGGCAAGACGAGAAGGGCGTATTTTATTGCATGGACTATAAAGTTAAGGGCAAAAATGGCTACTACAAGGGCAGACCACGACTGGCAATTTACCGACCAGTAGTATCTGACCCAACAAAGAGTGGTGGGCACGCAAATTGGACACCGTGGCAGAAGTGCATAGAGGCATCAAAGACGAGTGACTGCATACTCAATATGTATTATGAGCATGAAGAGGAGTGCCAAGTATCATGGGGCGATTTAGCCCACAAGATAGCTAAGAAGGGCGATTTGCGTCCTGCGTTTGGCGAAGTGAAATATGAGGCACGCAAGTATCAGGCGAACCATTACCCAAAATCCACAATTGAAATTGTAGTGGGGCACAGAACATTAGAGCAGATTGCCGACGAACAACGTGGCAAGTATATATATTAGGAGAGTGAGCACCATGAAGATTAAATTAATCGCAATAACTATGAGCATTTTTATTGGCAGTAGTGCCATTATTCCATTGCAGAATATCCGTTTTGCAGGGGCAACGGCAGTGGGCAACCACGTGGAAGGTGGCAAAATTACCACGGAATTTACCTTTGACAATGAAGAAGGTGGATGGTGGGGCGTATATGGGGAATTTGAAGTAGGGGCGAAATATACGCTTGTGTATAACAACATGGGAACTGCCGATATATACGATGATGAGATTATCGACGTGATTAAGCATAAGACCGAAAAATAGAACACTATATATACATATGAATAATACCGAAAAAATGGAAAATCAAAAGGTGTAAAATATAACGCAAAAATTGAAAATGGCGAAATGCTGCGTAAAAGGTGGGCGAAAAATGTGCCCACTTTTTTGATTGAAAGGAAAGGCAAAAAATGAATATGAAGGAATATTTGGGGAGCACGGAAATGCTCGATAATCTGTCGCTTGCAGTGGAAACATTGGTGGAAGATGCGGAAGATATACTGGAAATATTATATGACCCATATCTGAGGCAAGAATTGATTGAAGAATGTGCCGAAAATTGCGAGCAGTTTGATGGCGTGCAAAAAGAGTTTGTCGTGAGGGCATTGCAGCACGAGGGCATCCTTGACGGACTCGTAATGGAAATAGGCGACGCTCTATACTGGGAAGAATATCAAGAAGTGATTGATCATTTAGATGAGTACCCAGAAATTGCGGATATGTTGGAAGAGGCAGAAGAGTTAAACATTGAAGTAAGTGAGGCGGAAATTGTAAGGATAGCACGCTAATAGAGGCACGAAGTAGAAGGGGGCATGATGCGAAAATTGCCGTGCCCTCTTTTAGTGCCAAAAAGGAGGTTTAAGATGGAAAGGAAAAGCTTACCAGAAGAAGTTTGTGGAATTACTGAATGTGCTACACAGATAACCCAAGCAGAGCTGCAAAAATTGAACACTATATATATTGGCACAGATTATGATTTTAATGGGCGAGATTTGTACATGGATAAAGAAACATATGAGATGTACACAATATAGGAAGTATTAAATGAGGTGAAAAATATGAGAAAATATGTCGTGTGGGAAATGGACGAAACATGGTTTAAGACGAAGAAGAATTTCCATGGTGTATATGATACGCTCGATGAGGCGAATAGTGTGGCAACACATGTGTGGACAATGCATGGCACAGAATTTGGCAGGGACTTAAATATTCAAGTATTTTCCGCCGACTCAAATGATTGCCTATTAGATGAGGATCAGAATATCGACTGGGAAACTGCACGTTTGATCAGACCAGAATTGGACGGCTTTAATACGCATAGTATTGGTGTATTTTGGGAGGATTAGTAGTGGGAGAAAATATAAACTATTGAATAATAGGCAGTTTACTGCTATATTATAGGAGAGGCAAAAAAATAAAGAGTAGAAAATACAATGAATATACGCCAAATGGGCGATGACTGTGGAAGTCGCAAAAAATAGAACTCAAAGGAAATAGTGAGGTAAGTGAAATGAAAAAATACACAGTAATTGATGGCAGAAAAGATGGGAACGGCGACGTGTTCCAACAGTTCTTTGATACGCTTGAAGAGGCGAACGCTGAGGCAGAAAATCAGTGGGAGCATCTTGTGGTTAGAGAACAGAAAGAGCGAACTGTCTTTGTCGCAATAGTAGATGAGGCAGATTGTGAAAAAGATGAAGAGGGAAATATTGAGTGGGCATCAGCCAGCAGTCTTGACTGGGACGATGATTACTTTAATAGTGAAAAATTATAACGTGAAAAATACAAGCAGTGGGCACAAATCGTGCCCTATTTTTATGCCCTAAAACAAAGTGAGTAAATTGTAGAAGTGAAAAATGAGTGTTGACAGGGCAAAAATTCTGTGCTATAAATATAGTAGCAAATCAAAAATAAGTAAAACAAAACAAAGGGCAAAAATGTATAAGCCACGGAGAAACGTGTGAATTGCAATAGTTTGCTCTGAAATATGGTTTGCAAATCAAAAATAAGTAAAATAGTGTAGCGGAAATTGTGATACATGAGCCGAAAAGTCGGCTTACAGAAACACGCAAAGGGCGGAATTAGCAATTTCTGGTGACTGCACAAATTATGTAAGGAGGAAATTATGGAATTAATAGATAAATATTGGACGGATAGTAGAGGAAATCAGTGGAGTCAGAGTCTATATTCTAAGGAAGAAGCAGAAAAATGGAGTCTAAGCTTAGTTGATTGTGATGGATGCATAGATTGTAAAAACTGTACGGGTTGTGGATTTTGCAATCGTTGTAGTGATTGTGAGAGGTGTATGCATTGCAAAAACTGTATAGGGTGCGTTCGTTGTCATAGCTGCGATGCTTGTGAATACTGTAGCCATTGCCATGTTTGTGTAGACTGTTCGGACTGCGAAAATTGCGAACGCTGTATAAACTGTGAGGAATGCTTAGATTGTATAAGTTGTCAGGATTGTGAGTGTTATGTAAAACAACCTAGATTATACATAACAGGAAAAATTGGTATTTATGATGATATAGCGAAATTCTATTATGGTCAAATAAAAAATGGACAATCATTGCAAATTATCTGCGGAGATTTCCGAGGAAGTCTTGCAGAATTTGAAGATACAATCCAAGAAACGCATGGAGATAATCACTACGCTCAACAATACAAAGCGGAAATTGAAAAAGTCAAAGTATTGTTTGAACTATCTGAAGAACCAGAATTGCCCATTATCTATGTGGTGAAAATGGAAGAATACGTTTGCCAATTAGAACAAGAGGAGCAAAATGCTGTGCTCAGAGTCTTGTTTGAAAATTGGGCATCAGCTGAAGAGATGAAAGATGGCATGAGTGGAAAATTGACCGACTTAGAAATGGTGTGCAAATTTGAGTTGAAAGGATAGGAGAATTTTCTATGAGGATAATAAGGAGGTATTAAAATGAAAAAAGCAGAAGTTTTAGCAATGGATAGCGTTGCATATTACAGCGGATTCAGTGGTCTGGAAATTAAAAGTATTGAATACGGAATTGAAGACTATTTGATTTGCGTTTCTGGTGCGTGGACTTCACCATCAAAGCAAAAAACACATAGATTAAAAATTCACTATGGAGATAGACCGTATGTGATGCTGCATGGATATAAAGTGCCACTTGATGAGTGCATTAGGATTGGAGTGTGAAAAATGGGTGCTATAAATTACGGATGGGAAGAATATGTGGAGGATGAATATGCATAATGTAGAAATTGGACAAAAAGTAATAGTAAATATGCCTCTTCAGGCAAGTTATCTAACAAAATCTGCGGAGCGTAGAAAATATAACTACAAGGCTGCGGAAATTGTAGAGGCAGTTGAGGACGGCTATAAGATTAATATTGATGAGGGCAAATTTGTGTGGCCAGCGAGTGCGTTGGCAAAGCCAGTTGCGAGAGCAGAAAGGTAGGTAAAAGATGAAATTTCATACAACAAAAGTGGCAGTAAAGGAAAATTATGCTGATGTAATTGCAGTGGGATATTGCAATATTCAATATCTGCTCAACAGAAAAACTCCAGTAGCATACACCACAAGAATTGAAGGGTGGGGAGCCGATATTTATCCTTTTGAGGGCACAGCAATTGCCACAGGATATGCACCATTTGGCAACTTAAAAGCACCGTATGAATTGTGCAGAGAGTATGATCAGATGGCAGAAAAAATTGTACATAATTATGACATCTCCACAGAGGAGCAGAACAGAAGGATTGATATTTTAATTGAAAGGTTTATTAATCAGGTGAAAGAATGGAAAGGTACGAATTAATACCCAACAATGGGCGAAAGAGCTTTAATCACAAGGCTGTTGTAGAAATTGATAGCGACGGAAATAAAACACTTTATAGCTATCTCACGCCGATAGTGAAGCGGAAAACCAATGGTGATCTGATCAGATTGTGGGATGGTTGGAGTGCAACCACAGGGAGTCACATTAAGGCGTTCTGTGGACTGAACAAAGGAGAGTTTCTAAATTTAGAAATGGAGTGAGGAAAATGAAATACTATAAGGTAAAACCAGAGTATGATAATAAGCAGGTTTTCTACGGAGAAGATGTTGAAGATATATGGATATACATAGCAAACGAATTATACACTGAGGAAGAAGTTCAGAAAAGCAACCTAAACAAAGAATACATGGAACCAGTAGAGATACCTGAAGAAGATACCTACTGGTTTTTTGGTGCAAGATTTGGAGGGGGATATTATGATGTGGGCGCAAAATTACGAATTTGAAATTAAGCAAAACCGTGGGTACTACGAAGTATATCACGGAAAACGGCTTATCTCCACTGCCGACAATTATCACGAGGCAGAAGAAGATGTGAGAGACTATGAGAGCCAAATTGAAAGCTATATTAGAACGGGAAAAATGACAGACTATAGAACGGCTGTCTTTTTTAGAATGTAGGAGAAAATTATGAAACATGTGAATGGATTTTGGGTAGATGATAGAAATAACAGATGGGGTGATGGGCTTTGCAGTGAAGATGAAGCTGAGGCTTGTAGCAAAACACTAGTTGATTGTAGAGATTGCACAAACTGTGAAAATTGTTTTGATTGTAAAAATTGTTTTGATTGTAAAAATTGCACAAAATGCTTACATTGCAGAGGCTGTAGAGATTGTATAAGCTGCGCAAATTGTACAGGTTGTCGAAAGTGTAAAAATTGTAGGAGTTGCAGTTGCTGTGATGGTTGTTCAAAGTGTTTACATTGCAGATGTTGCGAGAATTATACAGAACAGCCACAATTATATTCTACTAAACATATTGGTAGTCGTAATGAGATAACATATTTCTATAATGGAAAAATAAAAAACGGAAAATCATTGCAAGTGATATGTGGTTGTTTTTATGGAAACCTGAAAGAATTTGAAGAGGCAGTTGAAAAAACACACGGAGATAATGAGTACGGCAAACAATATAAAGCAGAAATTGAGAAAGTAAAAGCATTATTTGAAATCGGTGAAAAAGGAGAATAAAAATGAAACTAATAAATGGATTTTGGGTAGATGAGAACAATAACAAGTGGAATTCAAGATATTACAGTGAGATAGATGCCGAAACGAATAGCAATTCATTGACTGACTGTGAAAACTGTATAGACTGTGAGAATTGTACAGAGTGTATTGATTGTAGAAATTGCATAAACTGCTCATACTGCGTGGATTGTAGTGATTGTATCGATTGCAATAACTGCACGAATTGCATGGATAGTAAATATTGCAATAATCAAATAAATGCAACAAAAGAGAGTTTCGACCTAGTAGGCTGCACAATTGACGGCAAAGACCACTTGTTTCTTTTCTCAGATATGAGAATTAACAGAAACACCATACCAGATGGGCTGCACCTATTTGAACTCAGAGACGGTGGCTGTGACGGAACGCCATACCAAATCGCAAGAGATGTGCTTGTTAATTTCTTCGGCTCAATCATTGCAGATTTTGACGTGATGTCACTTGCTAAAGAAGAGAACAACGGGAAAATCTGGATTAACCAAGATGACGAAGAAGAGGATTTTTGGTGGTTTGGAGATTATGGAAAATTGGACGAGTTTACATGGCCACTGGAAGAAAAAATATGAAACGCACTAAATAACAACAGGTGTGTTTTGTTATCTACTCAGATATGCAGACGTTAATTGCTTATTCTTTTTCATGGTAGATTATAAAGTCTGAGTAGATAGTAAAGCACACTGAAAGGAGAAAATATGAAGCCAACAATTACAGACGTAATAGACATTATAGGTGAAAATACGTGGATTAATTGTAAAACTAGAGATGAAGCAAGAGCGTTTATAAAATTTATTCATTCTATTGGGTTTGGAGTGGAAAGTGATATTGCAGGTGAAATACGACTGTGGATTTATCAGAAGGAAAATACTCACTATTCATTGCGAGGCAATGGAAAGATACAATATGCAGGCGTTGATTATCTAAAAGCAAATGCACAATATTTACAGAAACGAATGTCATTTCAGGAATTCATGGATTTGATCAATTTTGCTCTTTACTTCAAAATTGAAGTAGACCCTGATGAATTTGAAAAAATATTACTGGGAAATTATGAAGAGGAGGAGTTATATGAACCTAACAGTTGATGACATATTTGATATTTTTGATGGAAGACCAATGATAGAATGTCTAACGGAAAATGAAGCTAAAGAATTCATAGAGTATGTCTACTCGATTGGTTTTCATTGGTGCGATGATGATGATAAAGAAACATATTGGAATTATTATCGAGAAAATACATTTTACCGCTTGTGTGTAGATGGGGGAATGATATATGGGAATCGTGCGGATCGTTTTATAAGTCTTCCGTATGAGATATCATTTCAGGAATTTATGGACTTGACTCACTTAAAACCTGAATTCGATCCAGATGGAGATGAGTTTGAAAAAATATTACTAAGCAATTATTAAAGGAGGAAAAAATGAAAAAGAGTAAAGCAAAATGTGCGAGAGACCCCACTGGTTTCTGCGTAGTAGAGCAAGGACACCACAGGCAACTAGCATACATATTTAGTGGCACAGAAATTAAGCCCGAACCGACAAAGGTTAGTATGGTGGAGTTTGAAAATGTGGCGTTCTGTCCATTTATTGGAGAACAATTAAAGTTAAATATTTAGATTAAAAGGAGAAGAAAAATGTTAGAAGTAAAAATTATGATGAACGAGGCAATTATTGTAAGTGACTACACAACGGAAGATTTGAAGACTGTTCAAAAGTACAAGCCAGAAGTGTTAAAATTGTATGACGAAAACGGCGATGTTGATTTTGTGTACAAATGTGATGGAGAAAATGGTGTGTTTAGCCATGGAATTGCATTTGGCAAAACAACCAGCGATGGTAAGGCGGCCACTAAGGTTGTAGTGTGTGGCGAAACAGAGGCTGAAAAGAAACGATATTTTGCAGAACGCTACACTTATGTCATGATCAACGCAAATGCAGTTGAAGAGGGCATCGAGCAGGCATTGTCAGTTATCAAAGAAGAAATTGACAGTGTTGAGCAATCAGTTAGTGTTTTGTTGTAAAAAGATATAGTGAAAATTGGATGGCAGTGATAAAAGTCGCTGCCTTATTTTATTGAAGAGAAAAGGAGAATAAAAATGACTAAATTAATCGTAATGAACTCAACAGGAGCAAGAAAATCAGCAATTATTGATGAGAATAGCACATTCGTAGATGTAACAGAAATGGAAGAATTTTGTGGAATCTTAGTAGGAAATCAGTTCACCTTAAATGGTGGATATTTGACTGAGGCAGAAATGACGACTCCGCTAAATCAATTAGAAGGATATAAAGAAGAAACCAATATCCTGTCTGCGATCAAAAACGCAAATGGTGCTATGTAAATAATACATAGAGTCTACTAACGAATGGCATTAAAGTAATTAAATGCAGTACAAGTGTTACTTGTGTTATCACATCGAGTCGGATTACTGCTGCAATAACGAGCAGCAGTGATAATTCGCTTTTCAATCCCTGAAGCCTTCCTTGCCCATAGCGCCAGTCTGCTTCAGTCACGGAAAACAAATTTTAGGTTAGTAGATAATAAAAAACATAGAAAGGAGAAAAACAATGAATGGATCGGTAAAAAGGAAAATCATAGAAGAATTAGAAATGCAAAACATACATGTGAAAAGCGACGATCTGCTCACTATGGGGCTTGTTCTTAATGTTTTATCCAGTGGAGAAAAGCTTGAAAAGTCAGTGTGCATGCGTAGAGATTATAATCCTTTAAATCCTGAACAAGAAACTAAATACGATTATATATTTTCATTTATCAACGATAGTTTAGATGAACTCATGGGAAAAGAGGACGTAATCACATCTGAATATCTTACTAAGTCTTGCGGTTTTCCAATGGTTGTGAATATATACGAAGTAGACAATACAAAGATTATCCTTATTAAAGGCAAAAATAGAGCTATGGGAGATTTTGTAATCAAAAAAACTGTGCACGTAATAGCGGGATTATTGCCAAGACTTGCAAATGGGCTTATTGATGTTAAAACCATTGGGAAAAAAGTTAATTGGTTAAAAGAAGTTGCAAAGTCAGATAGCACTAAGGCATTCGAGATGGCCTTGGCTGCCTCTACATTCGATGTCGAAAAACTTGAGGTGCAAATTCAAAAAGATGCTATTATACATGGTCTTCAGATTATGAATAAACAGAGAAGGAAAACTGCTGCAAATAGAATAGACGAGCGCAATAGAGAGAATGAGTCATTTATGCAAGAGTATAGAAGGAACATAGAAGCGAATAATTACGATATGTTAATACTATCTGGAATTGAAAACGAGGCAGGAACTAATGAAAGAGATAAAGAGCTCATTGATTTTCTTGTCGGAAATCAGCTAATAAAAAACATACAAACACGGGGAACAGAGGTGTTTTATGATGTTGTCGCTCCTATAGTTTATTTTGACCAAGATGGATTCCAAAAGGCAACTGAGGACTTGGACAGGGTATGTATATATGGCGGTATGCATAATGATAAGAAAAAAGCGGCGAAATGGCTATTAGATGAAATCTTTGTTAATTACAAGTATAAAATTATGGGAAGTGCTACATTTGCAATCACTTTTGATGTCCAAAGCTATATGAGAAATGTATCAGATGAACATAGGTTGAGAGAGGATTACGAAGGCTTGCCAGCTCCACATGCAGCTATGTATAAATGCAATGGAGGATTTGAAATGCTTTGGAATCAAGCTATGGAAAACGGCGATTTAATTAGTGCAATACAGGCGACAATATCGCTAACGCAGAATATCAATTGGCTCGACCCCACAGTTGCCATGCGTTTCCTCGATGAAATTATGGCTTGTGAATGCATAATGGATGAGTCGGGTGAGCTGCACAGTGGCCGCTATATTATCGAGAATTTCTATAAGGAGGAGAGCAATGAATAAGAACGATGTGAAAGATAAAAGCATTGTTGTGGCGTCGCTTGAAAAAACAGATGATAAGGCGAAAGTGCTGTTTGACCCAAAAGCAATGTCGAAAATGCTTTTCCTGACAATGTTCCATCAAAACGAAATTGCATGGCACGGAAGTGGGCGAAAGATCGGGAAGGGTGAATATCAGATTGATGATGTGTTCCTCTATCCGCACAAAACGTCTCCAGTAACCGTGCAATGTATTGATAACCTATATGGGCAGTGGTTGGAAAAAATGGCGCTCGAAGAAGATGAGAGGCTTGATAACCTATGTTTATATGGACATTCCCATGTTAACATGCAAACATCACCGTCTGGAGTTGATTTGGATTATCAATACGACACTATAGAAATGCTACAAGAGGATAGTTTCTACATCTTTATAATTCTAAATAAGAGGTTCGATTTCTTTTTTAGGATTGCAGACAGAGAAGACGGGCTACTATATAACAGTGAAAATATCTACATTGGCACATCAGATGGTGGGCTACGTGATATTTATGAAGAATATCTGGAAATGGTAGACCCAAAAGTAAAAAATGAAGGAGGAAAAAATGGACACAAGTAAATTTTACGAATATTTTCAGCCAGAAAAATGCAGGGATAGGATACATATTATAGGCTGTGGTGCAGTCGGGTCTTCGACTGCTGAGCTCTTAGTGAGAATTGGACTGACGAAGTTCACACTGTATGACTTTGATACTGTAGAGCCACACAATATCTCAAATCAGATGTTTAGACAAAAAGATATTGGGCGAAAGAAAACAGAGGCACTGGCAGGTATTATGCGAGAGATAAACCCAGATGTTGACATTCAGTTCGTTGAACGATATGAAAATCAAATGCTCAATGGATATGTCTTCATGGCCGTAGATAAAATCTCAGTCAGAAAAACAATATGCCAGACGAATTTTAACAATGTCAATATAAAGGCTGTATTTGACAACAGAATTCGATTGACAGATGCTCAGGCATATGGTGCAAGATGGCATGATTATAAAGAAAAAGATAATCTGCTTAAATCTATGAATTTTACAGACGAGGAAGCAGATGCCGACACACCAGTTTCAGCATGCAATACGACACTATCACTTGTATCTACAGTGAGGGCAGTATGCAATTTCACAATTGATAATTTCATCAATGTAGTGTTAGGCAGAAACGATGAATTCAAGAAAATGATTTTAGTAAACACAAGAAATTTTGAAGTAGACGCATTTTAAGAGTGCGTATTTTTTTTGCAATGCATTTTATTCTAAAAGAATAACGTGTTGAGGTTCTCAACACGACCACATCGTGGGGGAAGAAACAGATGAGGCTACCCGAGCTAAAAACGCCGTTAAAATCCGCATCAACACCTCTGGAAAAATGGCATCAAGAAATCATCTCGAGTATGCAGTTGAATGGTGCTGACCTAAGAAAATTAAATAAATAAAATAAATATCCTCTGACGAATCAAAAACTTTAGCTAAACCCAAGTCGGAAATTAAAACAAATACAAAAACCCACCTAAATTTCGGGAAAACCAAATCCATCACCCATCTTCCGATCGAGCTAATAACATCATATAGATTGCAAAAAACAAAAATTGAAAGGAGAAAAGAAATGACTTATATTATTACAAAACAAACAAAAAGAACCGAAACAATGTCTTTTGAAGACGTGCTATTCGGATTGATTGATGAGGATTCAATCGGAAAATATAGAAAAACAAACGTAAAAATTAATTCAACCAAAACAATAGTGGCTAAAGACACAAGCAAAGTGCTGACTGGAATGAAAAAAGAGTACGTGGTTAGCGATATGGTTAGACAACTAGAAAAATTTTATGATATGCATAAAAACCTAGATATTTCATTTGATGATGACTACTGTTATGCTGATCAAGTAAAAGCACAACGAGATGCGAAATTTAGTTGTGGATTATCAGATGAAGAAGAAGTCAACGAAAAAACTAAGGAAATATTAGAATCGACTGGCAAGAAATATAATCCAAACTACTATACGTTTTTCCTACCTAAGAGGTCTGGAAGTGGACTGCGTCAAATTGACGCTCCTCATCCAGAACTAAAAGCAGCACTGACTGAATTGAAGCTGATGCTTGAAGAATTTATGAAAGGAAATACATATCATACAGCAGCATATGCTTACATTCCTGGCAGATGCACACAAGACCTTGTGCGAAAACTACAAAAGAATAAAAGTAGATGGATTTTGAAATTAGACTTTAGCAATTTCTTTGGTAGCATAGATATTGATTTCACAATGAGACAAATGAAGCAAATATTTCCGTTTAGTGAAATTTGCTCAATGTACGGAGGCGAGAGGGCTTTATATAATTGCCTTAGATTGTGTTTCTTGGATGGGAGATTGCCACAAGGTACGCCAATCTCACCGCTTCTGACTAATATATTGATGATTCCAATAGACTTCAAAATCTATAATAAATTACTGACTGATGCGAAATCTGTGACGGAATTTGATAAAGATGATGGAGAGCAGAACTTCAAACTGCTCTATACAAGATATGCAGATGATTTGTTCATCGGCGGGCACCGTGGCTTCAAGTATTCTTCAGTGATTGAGTACATCAACTCAGTGCTAGAAGAGGAGCAGGCACCGTTTAAATTGAATACCAAGAAAACCAGATATGGCTCTATTGCGGGAAGTAACTGGATTTTGGGCCTTATGTACAACCAAGACTATGGCATTACTATTGGGCACAAAGAGAAGAAGAGAATTCAAGCAATGATTACGAATTTCATGATGGATGTACAAAATGGAAACTTTTGGGACGTGAAAGATATTCAGGTTATGATGGGAAATATCTCATATCTTAAATCAGTTGAGCCTAAGAGCTGTGAGCAAATCATAGAAAAATACAACAAGAAGTTTAACGCTAATGTATTAGACACCATGAAGGAGTGTTTGAATGTAAACATAAATTAATATTTTGAAGTAGACGCATTTTAAGAGTGCGTATTTTTTTTGCAATGCATTTTATTCTAAAAGAATAACGTGTTGAGGTTCTCAACACGACCACATCGTGGGGGAAGAAACAGATGAGGCTACCCGAGCTAAAAACGCCGTTAAAATCCGCATCAACACCTCTGGAAAAATGGCATCAAGAAATCATCTCGAGTATGCAGTTGAATGGTGCTGACCTAAGAAAATTAAATAAATAAAATAAATATCCTCTGACGAATCAAAAACTTTAGCTAAACCCAAGTCGGAAATTAAAACAAATACAAAAACCCACCTAAATTTCGGGAAAACCAAATCCATCACCCATCTTCCGATCGAGCTAATAACATCATATAGATTGCAAAAAACAAAAATTGAAAGGAGAACACGTGTCAGTAACCCCACAGCTAAAGCAGGGGGCTTGAAAAAGTCCCCTTACTGACTAGCCAAAGTGAAAACTACGTTAGGAAAGAATATATAGGCACTCTGAGGTGTCAATCCAAGCCTCAGACTCTGCGGCAAGTGGTTAAACAATCTTTATGGGGAAAAGATAGTGCTGCTTGTGAAAACCTTTCCATAACATTGGCGATGGGTAACAAACTCTAGCATACAAGAGGCTTACAGCAAAGAAGTATGCAAGCAAAAAGGAGCAGAAATGGTATATATCATAAGTAAAGACGGAGAACCGCTTATGCCAACCAAACGGCAAGGCAAGGTAAGAAGGCTGTTAAAAAACAAAAAGGCAAAAGTAATAAGCCGATGCCCATTTACCATCCAGTTGCTCTATGAAACAACAACAATCGTACAAGAAGTCATCTTAGGTGTAGATGCTGGTAGCAAAGTCGTTGGACTTTCAGCAACCACTGAAAAAGAAGAACTCTATGCATCAGAAACACAGTTAAGAACAGATATTGTAGGATTGCTTGCAAGCCGTAGAGAACAACGAAGAGGTAGGAGGCATCGAAAGACCAGATATAGAGCCGCAAGGTTTTCTAATCGAAAAAGAGATAAGGGTTGGTTAGCGCCAAGTATAAAGCAAAAGATTGCATCCCACGAAAAACTAATAAAGGAACTACATAAACTGCTTCCAGTAGCAAAGGTGATCGTAGAAACGGCATCCTTTGATACACAGAAATTAAAAGATAGTCTAATCGCAGGAGAAGCATATCAACAAGGTGAGCAACTAGGGTTTTGGAATGTGCGTGAGTACGTGCTGTTCCGAGACAATCATGTATGTCAACATTGTAAGGATAAGTCTAAGGATGCTGTATTGAATGTGCATCACATAGAAAGTCGTAAGACTGGTGGTGATGCGCCAACAAACCTCATTACCTTATGCGAAACCTGTCATAATGCTTATCACAGAGGAAAAATAGACTTAAAAGTAAAGAGAGGCGCATCCTACAAAGATGCAGCCTTCATGGGTATTATGCGTTGGGCGCTTTACGAACACCTTAAAGAAATGTATCAAAACGTAGAAATGACTTTCGGGTATATCACAAAGCATGTGCGTATTGGTGCAGGGCTTGAAAAAACCCATGCAGTGGACGCAAGGTGTATCAGTGGCAATCCAAAGGCCGTTCCGCTAGGTTATTACTTTCATCAAAAGTGTGTACGCCGTCATAATCGGCAGCTGCATAAAGCAACCATAAATAAAGGTGGCATCAGAAAGCGAAACCAAGCACCGAAATATGTATTTGGCTATCAGTTGTTTGATCAAGTAAAATGCGGCAAGCAAGAGGGCTTTGTCTTTGGCAGACGTTCTTCTGGCAGTTTTGACATTAGACAATTAGATGGTACAAGCATATCAAAGGGCGTCAGTTACAAAAAACTGAAGCAGTTACAAAAGAGAAAAACCATATTAACAGAAAGGAGAATGGCTACTTCCTCCCCACAGCTAAAGCAGGGGGTTTCCGTAGCCTAATGATTTGATGAAAGAATTATCAAAAGAGGCTCTATATGAGCAGCTAACAGCAGAGGAGAGAAGATATATTTATGAAAAAGTTGAGCGTGCTAATATAGTAGATGACATGTGTATCTATTTAGAAAATAGCGATGATTATATAGATCAAGAAGTAGAAATCATCGAAAAAGATGTGGAAGCAATCGCAAATATATTTGTCGCAATGCTCATGACCAGCGACTCATATTTTGAAGCTTACTGGAGTGTGATGGAACAAGCGATGGAAGCAGCAAAGAAAAAAGCGTGCCGTGAACTATACAATCAATATGTTAAAGAGTGGTGCGAGCAGAGAGGTGTTAAACCAGAAGATGTAGACGAAGAGATTGGTATTAATGGTGGAGAGTGCTATGTGTGCTTTGATGAATGGATGAAAAACGAATACGAAGAAATGAGAGAAGGAGAAGAATAATGATTACATATAAAGGGACAGATATGAATATGAGATGTCGTGGCTATCAATACGAGCTAGGTAAGCAAGAAGAAATAGAAGGAGATGTTAAGCTTTGTGGCCGAGGTTTTCATAGTTGCGAAGACCCCATTGAAGTTTTCTTTTATTATCCACCATCAGACAGTCGATATTTTGAAACGAAAACAGACGATATCTCTGATGAAACACGTATGGCAAAACGAGTGTCAAAAAAAATAAAATTTCTTAAGGAGATTGGAATAAATGGAATTATAGAGGCTGGACTATCATTACGTCTCAAACAAACAGATTTTAATGAAAAAAATAATACTAATGAGCGATGCTTTATGGCACAGGAGAACGATAGTGCGTCAGTGGCATATGCCACAGGCAATTATTCATCGGCGCAGGAAATTGGAAACTATTCACTGGCACATACAACAGGCACCTTCTCGTCTGCACAGACAACGGCTCCTTTTTCAATAGCAAAAGCAATAGGTTTATGTTCAGGGGCTCAATCAGTGGGCATCTCTTCGGTGGCACAGGCGATAGGGAATTACACGGCGTCACAAACAATAAGTCAACAATCGGTAGCACAGGTAACAGGTGACTGTAGCACAGCACAAACAATAGGTCAACAATCTTTAGCACAGGCGATTGGAAAAAGAGTGGTAGCCATATCCTGTGGAAATTTTAGTAGTGCATCGGTAAAGGGAGAGCATTCAATAGCTTGTGCTTTTGGATATAACTGCACAGCACAGGGGACTTTGGGAAATTATTTAGTCTTAACAGAACGTGGAGAATATGACGGTGAGTGCCGCCCAATTAAAACTGTGAAAGTAATACAAATTGATGGTGAGAAGTACAAAGAAAACACTCTCTATCAACTAGTAGACGGAGAAGTAGTTCCCGCTATCAAATAAAATAAAAAAAAGGAGAGGAATAATGACAAATCTTGAAAAATTTAGAAACGAAATAAATGACATAGGTATTAGTTCTTTGGCAATAAATAAACACACACTAGAGCCAGAAGTATGTGTAAAATTAGACTGCGAGGACTGTTTACTAGACGGAGCAGAATATTTTTGTAAAGATAATGATGTGTTCATTGACTGGCTTTTAGGGTCGGATTAAAGAACACGGGGAAATAACCTACTAACGAATAGCACTACAATACATAAAGTGCGGTATAGGTGTAACCTGTATTTTCACGAAGTTGAAGACCTGGAGGAATTTTTCAAGTGTTACATGGAAAATTTTATTCATGCGCCAGCACAGAATAAAATTTCAATGTAACACTCACAAATTTTAGGTTAGTAGAGAGAAACAAAATACATAGGAGAAAAAATGATGGAAAACACAGAAACAAATAAATATTGCGATACTCTAAATACAGATGGTCGCAAGTTAACAATGATAGAAGACGGCACTGTAGATTTAATTCTAACTGACCATCCGTATCAAGATAGCGCAGCACATAAGGGCGGAAATCGTTCATTTGCCGACTATGACTGCTTTCGGTATGAAGAGAACGACTTCAAAGAAAAGGCGAGAGTGCTGAAAGACGGATGTTTTTTAGTAGAATTCCTGCCAGAGGAAAGTTCGACAAATTTTGACTATTTGTATGAAATCAAAAAAATGGCCCAAAGTGCAGGTTTTGAGTATTACACAAAAGTTCCTTGGAAGAAAGGGAATTTCGTGGCGAACACTGGAAGAAAGGCAAAAAACAGCGAGGATATTATTATTTTCACTAAAGGAAAGGCTAGATGTCTGAAGCCAGATGTGAAAAAGAACAAAGCAAATCCAAATGAGGCACATTTTATGTCAGGGAGTAGAAAGATGCTGCCCACGGCGTTTGATCATCAGCCTCCATCGAGGGCGGAGAGAATTCATCAGGCAGAAAAACCAGTTGGGCTTTTAATTGAGGTTATTGAAGCATTAACATTAGAGGGAGAAGTGGTCTTAGACCAGTTTGCGGGGAGTGGTAGTACAGGAATAGCTGCTATGTTGACTGGTAGAAGACCTATTTTAGTGGAAAAAGATGAAAGCACTTTCTTAAAAATGTTGGAAAATGTTGAAAACACAGAAAGGAAATTGAAAGATGAAGAAAAAATATGTGGCTGAGTGGACTGGGTGCTATCCTGCTTTATGTGCTGGAGAATGGACACTAGAGGAAGATGGAATAGATATTTCAAAAATGATTCCAGAGGATTTGAGAAATAGTCCAATGTATACATTTGGGGAATATTCTCAATGGGAATTCATTGATTGGCAAGAACAGTTTTCTGATTATGTAGATGGATTAAATTGTCAGGAGTGGGTAGAGGAGAATTTTGAGTGGTTGTCTAAAATAACTACACACAAGAGCGAAATGGAAGATATATTTCTAGCTTTTCAAGAAGAGGACTGGAGGAGCGGCTCTTGTGGTGGTTGCATTTAAGAAAGAGAGGAAGAAATAAAATGTATACATATAAAGGAACAGATATAAATATGAGATGTCGAGGTTATCAATTCAAGTTGGGAAAACAAGAAGAAATGCAAGGGGATACCGAACTTTGTAATAGAGGTTTCCACAGTTGTGAAGACCCTATTAATACTTTTATTTATTATAGTCCTTCGTTCAGTCGTTATTTTTTGACAAAAATAGATGAGGTATCTGATGAAACTAAAGGAGATACTAAGAAAGTATCGAAGAAGATTAAATTGCTTGAAGAAATTGGTGTGAAAGGAATTATAAAGCAAACAATAATGCGTCATTTTGATAGAGCTAGAATTAAATATCAAACTAGTTATGGAGTTGACTCAGATCAGCGCAGTGATAGTGGTCAAGGTACACTAGGTCGACGTAGTGTAAGAGTGCAAGGGCGTGGCTCGGCAGGGCAATCTATATTTAACTGCAAAGGTATTCAAGTAATAGGCGATAAATCTGCTGGTCAGATAAGTGGGGAATTTTCTGCGGCAGAAGTAGTTGGGAACTCGTCAGCAGGACAAACGAGTGGAATTTTTTCAGGTGTGTATGTGGAAGGCATGAACTGTCTAGCTCAGTCTACTGGAAATTATTCAGCCGCATATGTACAAGGTATGTCATCGGCCGCGCAAGTAATGGGTATTGAATCCTCAGCGCAAGCAGTAGGGGAAGCAGTAGCGGCTGCTTCTCATGGCGATTTTAGCAGTGCTTCTGTAGAAGGAGAACACTCAATAGCTTGCGCTCTTGGATATAACAGTCTTGCGAAAGGGAGCATTGGAAGTTATTTGGTTTTGGTAGAGCGAGGAGAACGTATTAGTAAAGATGGTAAAAATTTTTATCGTCTGATTAAAGATGTGAAAGTAGTTTATATAGATGGAGAGATTTATAAGGAAAATACTTTTTATCGATTAGTAGATGGAGAAATTGTTCCTACTTTTGATTGTATTCGATGTTAGGAGTCAAATAGTTTAGAAGGAGTGGGTTTTGGTTGCATTTAAGAAAGAACGGAGAGGCAATAAATGAGAGAATGGTGTATATGGACTAGAAAAGAGAAAGAAGATCTTTTAAAGGCAGTGGGTGTAAAAGAAAAAAGTTTTATAGTTCAAGATATAGAAAAAGTGTACTACGATGGAGAACCCATGTTTCAGTCTATGGTAGTACGTGATGAGGTTGTTCTTACAATGAAAGAGTGGGCATTTTGTGTATTCATGGAAACTGGGTGGCTTGTTAGAGAAAAAGATGGAAATGTTTTATATGGCTATACAAAGCCAGAAAAACATGACAAGATTTGGATAAATTCCGATAACTCGCTTCAGTTGGTGAATCCTCGAAACACAAGAAATCGAAATGTATTCCAATTTATTAAATGGGAAGATGAACCATGGAGCGTGGAAGAGCTGTTAAAGTTGGAGGTAGAGGCGGAATGATGGATGCGAAGAAATTTTTAGAGACGTGTGAAAGAATGTGTATTGCTGCAGACCACGATTGTGAGAGATGCTATATGATAGACTATTGTCTAAAAAATCCACAAGATAGAGACGATACCTATTATTTAGAGGCAGTAGAAAGCTGGCTCAAAGACCACCCACCAAAAACAAGACAAGATGTGTTTTTGGAACAGTTTCCCAATGTAGAACTTGACAATGGGATAATCCTTTTAGAGCCGTGCGATTTAGATACTACATTACGGGTTATGGATTGCGACCTGGTTTGCATTAGAAATAAGAAGTATGGTAGTTGTAGGGACTGCACGGTAGTATATTGGAACGAGGAGGTAGAGTAATGGATGTAGAGAAATTTTTGAAAACGTGGAAAAGAATGTGCATTTACAACGAACACAATTGTGAGGAATGTCTTGCAGAAGGTTATTGTATAGTAAACCCACAAAAAAGAAATGATATTGCCCTTTCAACCGCAGTAGAAAACTGGCTAAAAGACCACCCCTCAAAAACAAGACAAGATGTGTTTTTGGAGCAGTTTCCGAATTCTAAACTTGACAATGGGACACTCTTTTTAGCACCATGCTACTTAGATGATACGCTGCTTGGTTTAGATTGCAATAGTTTTTGTGATAGAGTTAAAAAGTATGGCAGTTGTTTTAATTGTAAAGTAGAGTATTGGAACGAGGAGGTGAAATGATGATAGACGAAAAGAAACTAATTGAAGAGCTTAATAGTATACCACTAGAAAATATTGTTACAGCAGATGTGCTAAAACAAGCAATAGAAGTTGTTAAAAAACAACCAAAAGTAGGAGGATGGATACCGTTTAAATGGAATGACGAAGAATGTTCTATGTGGGTATTACCAGAAAAGAACCAAAAAATTTTAGTTACTGATGGTTACAATGTATGGACTGACATTTGGAAGCATTGTTGTTTAGGAGTATGGTTAGAGAGTGGGAATATTGATAAAGCCAAAGCATGGATGCCATATCCAGAACGGTATAAAGGAGCGTGAGAGGAATGAAAGTTAGAATAACAGACTATGGAGAAGTAACAATATGGTGTCGAAGCCTAGAAGAAGCGGAAGAGGCTTATAACTGTGGTCAGGTCGAAACAAATAAACATGTTAAGTTTGAGGAAATCATAGAGGAGGGTGAACAGAGATGAAAATACACATAGCAGAGGTTATAAAATGGGAAAGTGGCAAGAGATACAGACAACAGAGCTGAAAAAGTGCATCTGTGGTGGAGATGCAACATTATACAGTTACTATATCAAGGGAGTTGCAAATCAATTAAACTACATTGTTTGTTGCCAAAATTGTGGGCATAGAACAAGAAGCAGGAGAAAGGAAGATAAAGCAATGGAGGAGTGGAATATAGGAGAAGAAAAATGGAGTTAATAAACGGATACTGGGTAGATGGAAATAATAATAGATGGGACAGCATATATTTTTCTGAAAGTAAAGCATTTCTTTTTAGCTCGTCATTGGTTAATTGCGAAAATTGTATCGACTGTTTCAACTGTACAAATTGTTTTGACTGTGTAGACTGTAAAAATTGTTCTAATTGTAGAGGGTGCGAAGCTTGTGAGTATTGTGAATACCATAAAAATAAATATATGCTTCGTTTTAGTATAAATACTAAAGGTAGATAAAGATGGAAGAGGAAGAAGGAGAAGAGGAGAAGATAGAATTAGTAAACGGATACTGGGTAGATGATAGAGGAAATAAATGGGATAGTGAATACTATTCTGAAAGTGAAGCACTTTTCTTTAGCTCAACATTAATCAATTGCGAGAATTGTACGAACTGCCTCAACTGCATAAATTGTTTTGGGTGTAATGGTTGTACGAATTGTTGCAACTCTAAGGAATGTATAGACAATGAGGACTGTGAACATCAAACCTATAAATATAAGTTAGTTCCACTATATATGAGAGAAGAGGGAGAGCAAGAGGAATAAGAGGAAGATGATGGAATTAATAAATGGATACTGGACTGATAGTAGAGGAAATAAATGGGATAGTATATATTTTTCTGAAAATAAAGCATTCCTCTTTAGTTCATCATTGATTAATTGTGAGAATTGTACAAACTGTCTACACTGTACAAATTGTTTTGAATGTGTTAGTTGTAAACATTGTTCTAATTGTAGAAACTGTAAGGGCTGCGAACATTGTGAATATTTGAATGATGGATATATGATTAGTTTCGTTACACGCACTAAAGGAGGAAAAAATGGAAGATAAAATGACTTGGATTTTTTATAAAGTAGAGGGAAATATGGGTTACTATGCAATATGTCCTGAATGTGGATTTGAGTATGGCTGTAGTTCTGTGGATACGTCAAACGGAAAGTTTAGTGTAGAAATAACTAAAGTTTATAACTACTGTCCTGTTTGTGGTGAGAACTATTATGATAATAGCAAAACAGTAAAAGTAGAAGAATTGGATAGGTTTCCTAGAAATGAAAAAGCCTTAGAGGAACTAGGAGTGAAATCATTAGACTATAGGATAAAAATGCTAGAAAGAGCTAAAAAAGAGAAAGAAAAAATAAAAGAGGAAGAGACAATTTACTGCTCAAGAGACCTGTGTGTCTTACATGAGTATGACAGAGGTTGTGCAGATTGCGAATCAGTTAATGGTGGAAAGGGGAAATGGAAATATTGGAATTATTAAAGAAAGCGAATAGAGCTAAGGGAGAGAAGAAAGGTGGAGTTCAATGAAAGAGAGAAAGAAAGAAAGAATTGACAAAGGTAATATCTACTGTTTTTGGAGAGCGCCACTTCGTTACTTGGGATATGAGTGGAGAAAGGTTCGGAAATTCTTTGAAAGAGGACTTTATGGATATTCGTATGGGGATTTATATAATTTTGATAGTTATCTTGCGAAAATTATCTCTAATGGAGTAAAAGAATTTAATGAAGGCCGCGCTGGGTATCCTTGTAGTATAACAGACGAGGAATGGAGTGAGATTTTAGAGGAAATTTCGGATTGCTTTTATAGGGGTATAGAAGAGAATGGGTTCTATAAGAATGAAAATGAGCTTTTTGCCCCATTTGGAAGTGATGAGAATGAGAAATGGTTTGAGGAAGAAATGCACTTAGACAAAGTTAGAGGAGGGGATATTGAAAGAGGGCTTGAACTTTTGGGGAAGTGGTTTTGGAATCTTTGGGACTAAGGAGTGAAAAATGAATTTAGAAAAAGCGTTTGACAAGAGACAGAAAAAACACGAAAAGCTTGAGAAAAAGCGTAATAAAAAACCAAGCTCTTTATGGATGATAATTCTTTTTCCACTGGTAATATATATGAAAGTTAAAGAAAAATTCATTCCATATTTAGTTGAAAAACAGATAATTAGAAGGTGGAATGAAAAGAGAGCGAAGAAATGTATTGATTGTTTATTAATCAAGTTCATTCCTGTTTTATGTTCACCAGACGAGCCGTTTGTAATTAGCGATGTAGGAGGAATAACGCTGAGCATAAGCAACCTTTTTCACCTTAGAGGTTATTATTTTGGAAGGAAATATGATAGGAAATCTCGCTATTTAACAGCTAATTATGTGAAAGCAAGAGAATATTTACTGAATGAATATGAGATAGACGGATATGAAAAAATGGAGTTAAAGAGTGTAGAACAGTGGAGTCAGTATGAATGGTTAGATGACTGGAAAGAAAGGGCTGTTTCTGCTAGAAAAGTAAGAGGGGTTGTGTTTATCCCAAAGAAAAAAGAATAAGAATTAAAAATGAAGCACCAGTATATCTGGTGTTTTTTTGTTTGCAAGAAAGGAGATCAATGACGATAAAATTACTTATAGGTGGGTCGCCATGCACCCACTGGAGCGTGGCACAGAAGAAAAATAGAGAGACTAAAGCAGAAGGTCTAGGTTGGGAGCTATTTGAAAATTATCTGATAGCTAAAGAAAAATTCCAACCAGACCTTTTTCTATATGAAAACAACAAGTCAGCAGCTCCTTCTATTAAAGAGCAGGTGTCTCAAGAATTAGGAGTGGGTTTAGATCCAAATGTCAGATTTACATATATTAATTCTTCGTTGGTCTCTGCACAAAACAGGGAAAGATTCTATATCACTAACTTTGAAGACATTGAGCAACCAAAAGATAGAGGCATATTATTAAGAGACGTTTTAGAGGATGACCTTTGGGGCAATGACGGAATCTGCGTCGCACAAAGAGGTCGCTACCACGGAAGTGAAATTATACAACATTACGAACCTAGGTTAGATGGCAAGACTAATGTTCTCACCACAGTACAGAAGGATAATATGATTGCACAAAAGTTGAGGTCAAGTAAGGTTGGCTGCTTTCCCAGTCCAGACGGGACATTAAAAAACAGTCAAGGAATGAGGCTATATGATATAAATGCAAAATCAGTAAACCTCACAGCAAATGGCGGTGGTCTCGGTGCTAAAACGGGGTTATATACGATTCCTATTTGTTCAGACGGAGAAATGCCGACTCATATCATCAGCTCAGTGGATGGGAAGCAATATAGAGTCTACAAAGTAAAAGATGGGCGAATAGGAATCCGTGGAGCTAGTTATCCGATTAAACTTGAAGATGGGTATTACATAATTAGAAAACTGACAGTGAAGGAGTGCTGTAGGCTACAGACTTTGCCAGACGACTATTGTAGGGCTGTAGCAGCCACACGTGGCTATCAAGGGCTAGGAAATGGTTGGACGGCTGAGGTGATTATACACCTGCTCACACACGCTCTTGGTGGCGTTCCAAGAGATGAGAGAATAATCGTACTATCAATGTATGATGGAATTGGGACAGGACGATATTGCTTGGATAAAATGGGGTTTGAAAACGTGGAATACTACGCTTACGAAATCGACAAATATGCGGTTGAGATTTCAAAATCGAACTATCCAGACATTATTCAGCTAGGAGACGCATTTCAGGTGCGAGATGAAAACTGGAGTTTATTTATATAAGAATTGGAGGAAATAAGAATGAAAATCCATAAGGCGAAGACGAGCAATTATGACTTGGTTGACAATGAAAACTTACGGCGATACATATTGGACTATATAGAGGAAAATATAGACCTTATAAAGTCCGATGAGAAAAAATTAGAAATGGCAGATAGACGATACTTGAAATCAATAGCAGCAGATTTAGAAAATGTAAATAAAAAATTAAAATGGATTATTCAAGGGAGGTATTAAAATGAAATATTACTTAGCACAGGTTGACCCAGAAAAACAAGAATCTCCATTAAGTAGAGAAGATTTTGAAGAATTGTATGATGATGTAGTCATACACGGAAATGACAGATTCTACGGACATGTAAATGAAGATTTTACTGAGGCCTTAGAAATTGCAGAAGAGCTTGGAGAAGAGTATGAACAGTATTCAGAGCAGCAAAAAAACTGCACAGCACTATATATTAAAACAGGAGAGCACTGGATGTGCCAAGGGATTTGTGGGAGTTGCCAGTCAGATTGGAATTATATATATTACCCTGTTGGTAAATACTCTCAAAAAGACATTTTAGATATCAGTGCAATGTATTTTAACACTGGGACAGAGTGGATTGTAGCAGAGGAAGACTATGACCCAGACGAAGATTGCCCTAATGATATATGGGGCCATAGTGTATATAGCGTAGAAGTGTTACCGAGCAAGATTAGAGAAGACATAGCTATGTATCTTGGTGCTGATGAGGATGATATCGTGCTCTATGAATTTGACGGGTATGAAAAAATCCCGACATATAAAGAAATGGAATATTAGAGGTGGATAGATGTTGAACATAGAAAAATACAAAGAAGAAATTAGAGAAATAGGAATAGATGATATTGCTGTAGACGAAAAAACAGGAGCAGTGGTAGGATGTGGAACGATTGATTGTTGTGAATGTGCATTTGGTTTAGATGAAATTGATATAGACATGTGTAACGAAGATACTCTTGACTGGCTAACATCCGAATACGTCGAAAAACCAAAACTAACCAAACGAGAAAGAGCGTTTTGCGAGTTTGCAGAAACAGGGTGGATTATGAGACGTGACTCGTTAGACCATCCCTGGTTTTTTCCAAAACACAAACCACATAGAGATGAATATAATAATTGGCGTTATTCACTTAATGGGGCTTCATGTCTTAATGACATCATCGATACGACTGACAAGTTGTTCCCATTTATCATTTGGAAAGACGAAGAACCTTGGAGCGTGGAAGAGCTGTTAAAGTTGGAGATAGAGTGATGGAAAATTTCATAGAACAAATGGCAATAGACTTGCTTGAATCATTAAAAGAAACATATGAATGGAGCGAAGAAGAAAATCGAGCAATAGATGTGGCAATAGATGCGTTAGAAAAACAAATACCATTAGAGGTTGAAGAAATTTATTTGCACGAATACTTTTGCCCAAGTTGCTACTCAGAAAATGGCGCAGATGAAGGACGTGTTGAAGACTGTTATTGTCATGCTTGTGGGCAGAGATTGGAGGTAGAATAATGGTGTCAACAGAATTAGAAAGACAAAAAGTTAATCAGAAAATAACGGAGTCATTTTATGGCTTTGAGAAAGTTATAAGAGAATCAAACAAACCAATAGAAATAAAATCTGCACTAATATGGGGTGCATTGCAAATGGTTTATTGTAGCGAAGAAATTTCTTGGGATGAACTTATAGACATGTACGCAGACTTTATGGCAAAAGAAACGAAAGTTAGATAAAGATATGAGAAAGGTGAGAAGTAATGAATGACATGCTTGATCAAAAAGAATGGAGGGAATTTCAAGAAACTGGATTGCTATGGTTTATTAATACCATCTTGCATATATTTGGATGGGTGATTGCTTATACTGTTAGCGATGATGCGATCATAGACGTTTTCCCGTGTAGATGTAAATTTAGAGGATTTAGTGAAGAAAATAATACAGAAGGATATATCAAAGTGTCTGAATATATGCAGAAAAATATTGATAAACTTCTTAGAGAGGCAAAGGATGAGTAAAGGAGAATAAAATGAAAAAGAAAATTGTTTTAATGATGACACTGCTTGTCTTCGCAATGGCTATGGCAGGATGTAGAGAAGCAGCTAGAGTATCTTATAATATCAGTAAAGAGGCAGACAATTTCGAGGTTTTGAGAGAACTGACTGTTATGGACGACTTTACTGGAGAGATTATGTTCAGTGCAACTGGATATATGAGCATAGAAGAAGATGGAACTCAACTAGAAATCACATCTAAAGATGTCGATAAGAACGGAAAAGTGGTGTATAAGAAGCACTTTGCGGGAAGATCACAATTCACATCGTACACTCTTGTGGATATCACTGGAACAGATGTGAGCACAACAAAATTCACACTGATTTTCAATCCAGATATGATAATTCCATTTGAGGTTAAAACAAGATAATTACATTAATGAAAGATAAAATTAGGAGGAAAAGATAATGGGAACACGAGGACTTTGGGGATTTAGGAAAGATGATGTTGACAAACTAGCGTATAATCATTTTGACAGCAATCCAGATGCATTAGGGGAGAGAGTTTTAAGTTTTATTAAATCTACAGATGTAGATGAAATGACTGAGATTTTCAATAACATTCAACTTGTTGATGAGGAGTCAACGCCTACAGAGGAAAATATTGCACAATTGAAAAAATGGGCCGACCAATCTGTAGACGATGGACGATTAGACAACTGGTATGTATTGTTGAGAAAAACACAAGGAGAGCCAGAAGTGTATAAGCAGGGACTACCATATATGGTTGATTCTGCTGAATTCATTAAAGATAGCTTGTTTTGCGAATATGCCTATGTTATAAACATAGATAAAAAGTGTCTTGAATTTTGGATTGGATTCCAACGGTCTCCACAAGAGGAAAATCGCTATGGACAGGGAGTGATGACCAACTATTATCCATGTCGAATGCTTAAAACATATTCTTTTGAGGAGATTACAGATTCGACCACACAAGAAATCACTGATAATATGGAAAGGGAGGCAAGCGATGACTACGAAAGACAAGAAAAAATGCTCAAAGAACAAATTTAAACCCAATAATGTGAGAAAGGAAGTGATGTTATGGCAGGCCCAATAAGTTTTCTATTTGGCTTAGCAGCACTGACAGTTGCAGGGGGAATGCATTTGTCAGAAACTGCGAAAATTGATGCAATCAATGCAGAGTACAGAAGTAAGAATTATCCGCCGTATTTACTGAAATCAAACATGGAGAGTGCAGCGAGAACTTGCAATGGTTTTGGAGGGTTTGATAAATTTAAAATGGATAAAGTCATAGAAGAGAGATATCCATATGCGTCTACGGCAATGAGAGAAACAATTATGTCAATGGGAGTCACAAAATATTTTACTGAGCTCTTTGGATTTGATTACGACAGATCGAGTCCGTTTAATACAGATGGATATGATTTAGATTTCTTTATCACTACTGAATGCAGAGTGGAAAATTTCAAAGAAAGGGCCTTAAAAAAATTAGAGCCACCAAAGGAACAGGCAGAGTATAAACCACCAGGATTTTGGGGCTTTGATTATACTTTGAATCCATATCGAGCATTTCAAAGAGAGTTCAGATTATCTGATGAAAAACTCAAGGAGGTAATACAAAATGAACGAATCTAGAAGAAGAAAAATAAAGCAATGTGCGGAACGACTGAAGGATATTGGTGGGTCTCTAGAAAACGTAGCAGAGGCAGAGAGAATGGCGTTTGACCTTACACCAGAGTCATTGCAGAACTCCGACAGAAGCATTGCGATGGAAAATAATGCAGACAGATTGGAAGACATTGTGGAAGAAATAAATGACATCATAGATGAAATATCAGAAATGTAAACATAACTATTGACACGAACAGATGTTCGTACTATTATAATATTAGCTCACCTTTCTAGCATACAAAGGAGAAAAAATAAAAATGGATTTTAGCAAGTTATGTAGTTATCGTTTTTTCGATTTTCAGTTGCCGTCCCCAAGTATTCTGTGCAGATTTCAAAAATGTGCAGCGTCATCTCACGATGATATTATACGCTTTTATACTGGTGAAATGATGATGCCAGTGTGTATGCTAGTGTTTAATATTTCCACTTCATCGTTGAGAATTGGGTACGGAAGTGAATCAATCGATGTCCTGTATTTTACGTTAGAGGACGAAAGAGAGTATATAGTATATGCTCATAAGTAGACCGATTTCAAAGTCGGTCTACTTTTTTTCAAAAACCCCTTTACAAATACAATAAGGTATGCTATAATGAGGCAAATCAAAAAAAAGTATCTTATTTAATTAATGATTTGTAAGGGGGAAATTAAAAATGAAAGGAAGAATTCATACTGGGGAAATTTATTGGATCAAACTAGAGGGAAGTGGTAGCTTACAAAACGGTTGGCACCCTGGAGTTGTAGTGCAGAATAACATAGGAAACAAATATAGCGACACTGTAGTTATTGTGCCACTCACATCAAGAAAAAAGTCTAAACTGCCAACACATGTAAATATCAGAGCTGGAGCGTTTGGACTTGCGAAAGATAGTATCGTTCAATGCGAAGGTCAGAGACCAGTGAATAAAACAGATATAGGAGACTATATTGGGACTGTAGACGATAAAACTATGGGTAAGATTGCGAGGTGTTGTTTAATAAACACCCCCTATCTAGCATATTTGACCTACTCAGAAATTGACATGATGTGTTCTAAAATCGCCTGCTAAAGCTATTTTTTCTTGACCGTTTCAAAAAAATGTTGTAGACTTATTTATATACCTTTGTCATACATAATATGCAAGGAGGGAAAATGAGATGTACAATGAGAAATTGAAAAGAAAATACTTGGAACATATTAGTTATATGTCGGATGAACTTGTTCATGATATGACTGTTGTATTTGAAAAAATAGAGCCATATGAAGAAGAAGCAAAAACTGATATATGTAATATAAATCCACATGAGTATTTGGATATTATTTTTGAAGCAGTCAATCCGAAAAAATTAACATATGCACGTATATTGTATAAAAAGCTTTTGCATTATAGGGACTATTGTTACAGGGAACACCAAATAGACCCTATTATATTCTTTGGAAGTGTCGATGTGTTTTCTGATACTATCACAATGGATGATATTTTTGACAAATTCGCTAAGTATCAAAAAAAGAAAAACAATGGAGATATTTTATTATCACCTGATGAGTTGTTTAGTTTCTTAACAAAGAACCTGTATGCATTTGATAGTGTGCCATATAGAAAAGCAATGGAAGACGATGACGGAAAAATGAGAGATTATCAAGTGATTACCCTTGATGAGATGGTTCTGCTTTATATTATGTTAATTTACTTTGGCGTAGATAAGAATAAATGCTCTATGATACTAAGAAAAAATGTCCATTTTAATGAGCCAGAATCACTCATGGTAACTATTTACTTGGAAGACAAGAAATATGAAATCGAAGGAGACACTTTTTACTTGATAAAAAAAGTAATTGGCGCTCGTATAATTGAGAAAGGCACTAATAACGCAGTGTCTGAAAAGTGGGCAAATATAGATTATATGTTGGCTTTTGATGAGGATGAGACAGAGGCACAAGTTAAGAGAAGATCAAGAAAATTTTATAATAAATTCGCTAGAGATAAAATAGACTCAGGATATGGAGATGCAATGACACTTTCTTTGATCGAGTTTCATGGAACAATTCATAGAATGTGTAAAATTTCAAAAAAGCATGACATAATATGTGAAAACAAGAACGATACTGCCAAATTATATCAAACAATTACAGGGTCTGAGATTAAGAGCGTCTACAAGTCCTTGGAAGTGTACAGGCAATATGAAAGACACATGAAAGCTATGAATGATAAGGAAGAGCCGAAATATCCATCAAATGAAGAACCTGTGGAAACTCCAGAAAAGGAAGAAGATTTTCATATCAACGTCGATCTAGATGAGTTTGAAAAAATATTACTCGGCGATCATAAAGAGTAGAAATCATGGCTGCTATATGCAGTCATGTACATAGATTACAATTCAAAAATAAGTTATAAAACAAAGAAGAAAGATAGGAAAATTAGGTATTCGTCATCGATTACCATTGTTTTTATCTAAAATAATAGAAAACAATTCAAAAATAAGTAATAAAAATAAACGTAGAATATATTGCAAATGCATATATATAAATTAAAAAGCTAATGTAAAGAAAAAAATAGAAAGGAGAAAAATATTGGCTATCAGATCAAGATTTAGTTTTGTTGGAGATTTACATATTTCCAACGACAAAGAAAAATTCGTTAAGAAATGGAAAGGGGGGAAATCAGGAAAATTGCCACTTATCTCCATTGATTTTGCAGTGAGAGATGGAAAGACAAACAAGGGATTTGTTCGAGCCATGGGAACGAAAATGGACACTATTTTCACTATGGACAAAAACTTCAAAAAACTTGAAGTGCCATATGAAGAGAGGTTCGATGAAGATGTTCTAGCAAACGTCTCAGGCAGCAGAAAGCACTTTGTGAATCTCGGAGAAGATTTTGGTGGCAGACAGGAGTTTATTTCAACATATGACATGATTGAGTATCTTGAAGAAAATCTGCCAAATTACAACGGAAAAGTAATGGTGAATGGGGAGTGGAAAAAGAACCCATATAAAGAAAGATTTGCGGATAGATTTGAAATCGGAAGCGTGTATGCGGTTGAAGACGATAGAAAGTCTAAGCTTCAACTAACAATGGACTTCATTTACAACGCCGACTCTATCGACGCTACAGACTTTAAGTCTCAATCAAAAATCTATGTAAATGGATATGTCGAGCAGTATATAGACAAAGATACGGGCAGTAGATATATTCCGCAAACAGCCATCTTAAGCTGCGAGCAGTACGACATGAAAAATGAAGACCATAAAAAAATCTGGGATTACAAGAAAAAGTATTTAACTGGATTGCCTAAGAAAAAATATCATCACATTCAATGGGAAAGTCGCCTAATCAATGGTGCCCAAGAAGTTGAGTTTGACGAGTCAGTTTTGACGGATTCTCAGAAAGAACAAATCTCTTTGGGGATTAGAAAAGCGTCTGATTTTGCACCAGCAGGTGGAGTATACGGAGAAAGAGTGTATGAGATTCGCTTGTTTGACCCAGTGCTGAAGGGAGAGTTCGTAGATGGAATTGTTGAATTAGATGATACTATGTCTGAGTTTGAAGAAAAAATATATACTTTCGCACAGCCTGAAAAATTAGAGTACAAAGATAAAAAGAAGAAAGCAGACGACGATGATGTAAAAGACATTCTGAAGGAAAATGTTGTAGTTGAAGATGAAGAACTTGATTGGTTTAATCAATAATTCAGAGAAAGAGAGAGATTAAATATATGGGGAAATTTGGAAAAGTTAATGATGTTCGATTAGATCCGCTTGCGTATAACATTGGAATTTTAGGCGAAAGTGGTATCGGAAAAAGTACACTCGCCAAAGAGGTGTGTGAGAAACTAGTAGGAAAGGATGGCTACATAGCATTAGACATTGGTAGGGAAGACGGCCATGGAGCAATTCAGGGGATTGTATCTGAGTCAATTCCAGACTGGGCAAAATTCGCTGAGGTAATAGACGACATTATTGAAAACAAGGACAGTGATTATCCAAAATTAAAAACAGTAGTTATCGATACTTATGATGAACTTTGTATTCTCGCAGAAAAAGAGGCGATTAGACAACACAATAGAAAGTCAGATAAGAAAGTTGATACGATTAATGCAGCATGGGGTGGCTATGGAAAAGGTTTAGATAAAGCTATTGAGTTGATGTTAGATAAGTTATGGGAATTAAAAAGAGTTAATGTAGGATTTATTCTTGTTGCCCACACTAAGAAAAAAGACTTAGATGATGTAACTACTGAAGAGCAGTATTCTGTTTTAACCAGTAATGTGACGCAAAAATACTTTAATGCAATCAAAACCAAACTTCATTTCTTAGGTCTTGCTTATATTGATAGAGAAATTGTCAAAGAGAAAACCAAGAAAAAGGACAAAGATGGAAACTTTATCTACAAAGGAAAAGTTGCAACTGAGAGCAGAGTGATTAATTTCAGAGACGATACATACAGCGTAGATGGAAAATCGAGATTCGCAGATATCATCGACAAAATTCCGTTTGGTGCTGATGAATTCATTGAAGCTATGCAAGATGCAATCCTAGCAGAACAGAAGAAGAGCGGTAAAGATATTTCTGAGTTTGAGAAAAATGAAAAGAAGATCAACAAAGAGGCAGATAAGGCTGCTAAGGAATACAGTGAGACAAAAAAACAAAACAAGTTTGACATTGAGAAGAACGAAGATTTGATTGAGGTTATTAAAGACACGTTTGCTGATGCCGAAGGTGAAGTTAAAGATAAAGTAAAGCAGGAGATGGAAAAATACGGAATCAAAAATTTCAAATCGCTAGAGATTTCAACTGAAGGATTGGAAAAAATTGTAGGCATTTTAACACAATAACAAGTAAGGGGGTGAAAAATATTGGCAAGAAGAGTTAAGTGCAAGGCCACTGGAGAGTATGGTGGGTCTGACGTATTTGTAAAAATAGGAAGCTCGTATTATAAGTCGCAAAAACATTATGAAGAATATATGAAAGAAAAAGAATATAAGAAACAGGCGATAGAAATAATATTGTATGACTTCCTAGATTACAAAAAAGGGCAGCCGTTTCCTACATCGGTTCAGAAAAAATATAGTGAACTGTCATATTACTCAAACTATGTAATCCTATGCACTGTGAAGAAAGTTAGAGATTCTTTATTGCAATTCTTGAAGAATAAAAATTTTGACACTGAATACGGAAAAATCTCATATGTGTTTTCAGCAATAGTAAACAATGCAAATGAAGTAAATAAAAAAGTCCAACAGCAGAAAGAGCTGAGCGACAAAATAGTTGCATCACCTAGCTTTGACGACATGGCAGAAGTATTCAATGAACAAAATGAAGATTCGCCCCCTTCTAAATATAATGTGGACATTACTAGACTATTATAAGGGGGAGATTAAGCAATAAGAGAATTAAAAAAATATCCAGAGAAATTAATAAAAAACAGAAAAGAAATCGAATGTAATTTTGTGCTTTCAATGTGGAAAGACCCAGAAAGTTTTGGGACTTATACAAATGTGGTTAACGGGCAGGATATCATAACGGAAGACGGCATGTTCTACTTTGGGATAGCACAGCAAATGTATAAACTTGGCTACAGAGATTTTGACAACATAACGGTGCATACATTTTTATCAGACAAAAAAACGCTCGAAGATGGTTTTCAAAAAAGAGGTGGATATCAAACAGTAGATGAAATTCTGTCCTTGATCAACAAGGATAATATCGAGTCTTACTATGACGATTTAATAAAAAATAACTCCCTCTTAGCACTATGTGATGAGGGAATGCTGTCTGATGACAATATTGATAAGTTCAACACCATGAGATCTGACGAAGTGTATGATTACATAGATTATAAAATCAATAATATATTCGTTGATAAAATTGATAAGTTGAAAGTGGACGACTTATCTGACGGATATGATGACTATATTGACGAGTGGGATAAGGGAGCAATGAAAGGATTTAACATTGGATATCCCATTCTTAATTATAGATTGGCTGGTGTGCATCGGAAAAACCTACTATTGCACCTAGCTCATATAGGAGAAGGCAAAACAACATCTTCTATATTATTCTACATCCTTCCTGCTATTGAAAAAGGGGAAAATGTTTGCATCATTGCAAACGAGCAGGGAGTTGAGGAATTCAGACAAATGATTTTATCAACAGTACTTTTTAACAAAATCAAATATACAAAAATAAATCGACAAAGATTTATTCAAGGTGGCTTCACAGAAGAAGCCAGAGAGCATATTAAGATGGCACAGGAGTGGTTAAAAAATCAAGAGGGGAAAATTATATTTATTGAAACAAGAGATTACTCCGTAGGCAATGTTAAAAAGATAGTAAGAAAATACAGTAAGGTGGGCTATGGACTATTCATATTTGACACGCTTAAACCAGAGTTGGAAAACTCAATGAATGCTTGGGCAGACTTTTCTGAGACGGCAAAAGAGTTGTTTATGATAGCAAAAAAAGAAGATGTTGCAATTATTGCTACGGCTCAATTATCGGCAGAGTCAATGTCTAGGAGATACTTAGACTTGTCGTGCGTGGGAAAATCTAGGGCCATTGCAGAAACAGCGACTCAAGTTGTCATGTTTAGGAGAGTGTCAAGTGAAGAAAAAGAATCACTTAAGGTATTCAGACTACATAAAGATGAGAAGACTGGGAAGTTCACAAATGTTCGTGATAATGTAAAAATCGATCCAGACAAAGACTACATCATTCTGTTTACACCAAAAAACAGATTTGGAGATACTCAGCCACAAATCGTCTACGAGAGAAATATGGCATGGAATACTCTAAACGAGATTGGACAAACATTCATTAATTATGATGGTTTTGGAGCAAGAAGATAATAGAAAGGGGAGATGGCGTGAATGTAATCCAACTAAACGAACACTTATTTGGCAATAAAAACGCCATCGAACAAATATTAGAAAGTGTAGGATGTGCGAACATATCCTACAATTCACAAAGAAATGAGATTAGATGCAGTAGGGAAGAAGGAAAGAACCCTACGGGAGTTCTGGTCGATGTAGAAAATTTAAAATTCAAATGTTTTTCCACCAATGAGGGCGGAACAATATATAACTTGGTGATGTATAAAATGGGGATATCGTTCCCACAGGCATTGCATTATGTTGCAGATGTTCTAGGAATAGATAAACAACAATTGTCAAGAAAAATTGAACTACCGTTTGGTGGTTTCTACAAAGACCTAATCCGTTCTTCTAAAGAGCCAGAGTTGAATATGGAAACATACGATATAGAAATTCTAAAGCAGTACGGTTCTGTAGGAAATATGCGATTCGCAAAAGATGGAATCGACTTTACTACGCAGGAAAAATTCCACTTGGGATACGACGTAATAACGGACAGAATAACAGTCCCACAGTGGAGCTTTTCTGGCGAGCTGGTCGGCATAATGGGACGGTCAAATATTAATGATGTTCCAGATGAATATCGCTGGCTGCCAATAATACCATGTAGTAGAGGATACACAATATTTGGCTATCACCAGAATTATTCAAAAATCCAACAGCAACAGTTATGTATTATATCAGAAAGTGAAAAAGGGGTAATGCAGATGTCTTCCATGGGATATAACTATGGACTTGCAACATGCACAAACCATATATCAACAACGCAGGAAAAATACATCAAAGCCTTGATGGTTGACAAAATCGTTGTGGCATATGATCAGGGAATGAGTGAGGATTTAATTAGATATGAAGCATCAAAGTTAATTGTTGATAATGCAATCTACAAAAATAAAGTTGGATATATCTATGATAAAGATGGTGAGATTTTGAATAAAAATAAAAAAGACTCTCCAACAGACTTAGGTAAGCAATGCTTCCAAGAGCTGATGCGGAACTATATTAAATGGCTATAGAAAAATTAGTTAGATTACAAGAAGGGAGATAGCGATTGGGGAAAAGACAAAAAGATAACAGAATAGAAGAATTAAAAGCACAAGGAATACGACCATACAGTATCAGTAGATTGAATACAATAGACGGATGCTTAAGGGAGGCGTATTACACATATAAAAAAGAATTCAGGGGGACAAACAATATCTATGGAATATTAGGTGGCGCTGTACATGATGTTCTTGAAGGTATATATAACGAAGAACTAGGACAGCAAGACCTTTTCCCTGCTGTAAAGAAATCGCTGTCAGAGGCAGATATGATGGGAATTTCGTTCCCTAAGAGTTTCGATGGTAGTGACAAAATAAAGGAAAATTGGGTTGCGGACATTGAAAACTTTTGCAACACATTTGAAAAAATGGAAGGAGAATTTGCTACTGAAGAACTATTTGTGTTTGAAATGCCAAACGACAGATATTTAATTGGCTACATTGACTTGATACAGTTTATTGACAATAAAAATAAAATTATTGAAATATATGACTTTAAGACAAGTAGTGATTTCAAAAAAGATGACTTGAAACATCACGGCAGGCAGCTAGTTGTATATGGAATGGCAAAAGAGCAGGAAGGATATACAGTAAATAAAATAGCATGGATTATGCTGAAATATGTCAAAGTTTCATATACGGGCTATGCAAGAGTTGGGTCTAAAACGGAGAAAGAAATAACTAAAATAGTGCAAAGAAATAAAATTGCCAAAGAGCTATCTTTCGCCGTTGAAAACAAAATGGAGAAACTTGGATATGGAGAAATAGACATTGATATTTTTCTTTCAAAATTCAAAGAAACTAATTCAATAGAAGTGCTGCCAGAAGAAGTGCAAAAGCAGTTTACGATTGAGCAGTATATTAGAGACTATGAATACAGCGAAGCAACTAAAGAAGAGGCTATGCAGTATGTAAACAAACAAATTGATAAATTTGAAGAATTATGGGATGAGGGAAAAGAAAAATGGAAGCCAGTTAAGATTGACAAAGGACAATCTTTCTACTGCAACAATTTATGCTCCCATAGATATGAATGTGAGGCAGTCAAAGAATACAATCTTTCTCTGTCACTTGGAGACGACGAATTAGACGATTTATTTTAAGAAAAGGGGGAATGATATGCAAAATTACCATAGACACACATCTTACTCAAATATTATGACACCAGATTCAGCCGTATCAAATGAGGACTATGCAAAAAGAGCGGTTGAATTAGGACATAAAGTACTGAGTAGCGTAGAACATGGATGGCAGGGCTACTACTACGAGACATTTGAGCTAGCTCAAAAATATGGATTGAAATTCATCTTTGGTGCAGAAGCATATTGGGTGAAAGACAGATTTGAAAAGGACAGAACAAATGCCCATATAATTCTTCTCGCCAGAAATGAGGCAGGAAGGAGAGAAATCAATACAATTCTTTCCGAGGGAAATATAACAGGCTATTACTACAAGCCGAGAATTGATTTAGAACTACTGTTGCAACTCAATCCAGATAATGTGCTAGTTACAAGTGCTTGCGTTGGGTTTTGGGCATACGAAGACATGGATCAAATAGTAAAAACCATACATAGGCATTTTGGCAATAGTTTTATGTTGGAAATCCAATACCACAATACAGATAAGCAAAAACTAATCAACTATTACATTCAGAAACTACACGAACAACACAAGATTCGGCTCATTGTAGGGATGGACAGTCATTATATCACCCCAGATCAGAAAGAGGATAGAGACTATTTGCTAGAAGGAAAAGGGATTAAATATCCAGAAGAGGATGGATGGTATATGGATTATCCTGATGATGAAGAAACTAAAAGGAGATTTTTGCAACAAGGTTGTTTTACAGAAGAGCAAATTGACAAAGCAATGAAGAATACAGACATTCTTCTTAAATTCGATGACATCACTTTCACTAAAGATATTAAAATGCCAGTTCCTCCATCTTATAAAGACAAGACAAAAGAAGAAAGGGCGGATATCTATAGCAGACTGATTACTGCGAAACTGAAAGAGTTTTTAGCCGACAAACCAAAAGAAATGTTTGATGCATATGTAAATGCAGTGAGAGAAGAAGTATTCACATATAAAAATACAGGTATGTGTGACTATCCACTGATTGACTATGAAATCATTAAAAGAGGAATTGAAAAAGGCGGAGTTGTAACTTCCACTGGAAGAGGCTCTGCTCCAGGATTCCTTACAAATACATTATGTGGGTTTAGTAAAATCGACAGACTTGCTTCGCCCATAAAACTATATCCAGAGAGGTTCATGAGTGAAACGAGAATTTTAGAAACTCAGTCCTTGCCAGATATTGATATGAATTTGGGCACGCCAGAGATATTTGAAGAAGCACAGGCTGAAATTATGGGAGAGGGTCATTCTTATCCAATGATAGCTTTTGGAACTCTTCGTAAAAAAGCAGCGTTTAAGATGTACGCTCGTGCTAAAAATCTCGACTTTGATTTAGCAAACAATATATCGAAGCAAATTGAGGATTATGAAACTGCCCTGAAATATGCAGATGATGATGACAAGCATTTGATAGATATATTTGAATATGTTGATGAAAAATATCACGACTACATCAAACAGAGTAAGTCATATTGGGGGATTATTGATAATAAAAAGCGAGCACCATGTGCGTTTCTGTTATATGACGGAGATATTAAAAGCGAGATTGGCTTACTTAAATGTAAAAGTGAGACCACAAAGAAAGAATATATCACTGCGGTCATAGATGGAGCTATCGCTGAAAATTATAAATTCCTTAAAAACGACCTGCTTAAAGTAAACACAGTTTTGCTAACAGATCTCGTATATAAAAGAATAGGAATTGCACCTCATGATGTTACGCAACTATCTCAAGAAGTGTCAGGAAATGAAAAAGTCTGGGATATATATGCAAACGCATTAACAGTTGGCATCAACCAATGCGAAAGACAGTCTACAAAGAATAAGATTGTAAGGTACAAACCTAAAAATGTTTCAGAGTTGGCAGCATTTATTGCAGCTATACGGCCAGGATTTAAATCTATGTATGAGACATTTGAGTCCAGAGCACCTTTTTCATATGATATTAAACCATTTGATGATTTAATTCAGACTGAAGAATTTCCATATTCTTTTATTCTTTATCAAGAACAGCTAATGACTGCTTTGAATTATGCAGGATTTCCAATGGGGCAATGTTATCAGATTATTAAAGATATTGCCAAAAAGCACCCTGAAAAAGTTCTGCCATTGAAGAACGATTTCCTATCTGGTTTTGCAAGCAAAATACGACCAGACTGTGAAACAGATGAAGAGGCAGAGGACATGGCTGAGAGAGTTTGGCAAATTATATACGACAGCACCAGTTATGGATTTAACTCGGCACATGCTTACGCTATGGCTCTGGACAGCCTGTATGGAGCATGGCAAAAGTCCCATCATCCATATGAGTTCTACGAAGTGTATTTGCAGTTCTATTCAGAGCAAGGCGAAAAAGATAAAGTGTCTGAACTGAAATACGAAATGGAAAAAGGATTTGGCATTAAAGAAGGAGATTATAGATGGGGAGTAGATAACAGAAGATTTAGGGCAGATAAAGAAAACCATCAAATAATTCCATCTTTGTTGAGTCTAAAAGGTGTAAGTCAAAAGTGTGCAGATAAAATCTACAGTATTTATGAAAAAGAAAAGATTGATAATTTTCCAGACTTATGGATTGCACTTACAAAAACTAGCGGGATAAATAAATCGCATATTGAAAAACTCGCCAAGATAAATTATTTTCAAGAGTTTGGAAATATTAAGCAAATATTAACTTTTATCGATCACGCAAACACTTTATATGGAAGAAGTCAGTTTAATAAAAACACAGACATTGAATTAATCAACCAATATAAAGAACTGGTTATTCCGCCATACACGACTGAAACAGAAGGTCTTTACAAGAACTTCGATAGTGAGTCTGCATTAAAAACACTATGGAATGAAATCTCGGAAGATGACAGCGATTTTACCGCTTTGGAAAAATTAAACTATGAAATGGAAATCTTCGGATTCATCAAAACAAGAATTAACACCAGACCAGAATTTGCATATGTGCTCAATGTTAATGACAAATACAAAAACAGAGTGGTGAAGCTTCATCGGTTAGATACTGGTGAGAATGAATTTGTAAAAATCAAGGGAAATATGTTTGAAAAAAATCCCGTAAAAGAGCGTACTGTAATTAAAACAACAGATGCAAAAAAGGAAAGGAAGTGGAAACCAGACGGAGAAGGTGGTTTTTATAGAATTGATGAACTGGAGACAATATTATACAAATGGAGTAATGTTGAATGTTAGAAAAATTTCACTACACAGATAAGGAAGTAGAAGCAATATGTAAATCCATTGTGGTTCTGGTTGATACCAGAGAGCAGAAGAATGATCATATTACAGATTGGTTTGACAAGAAAAAGATCAAATGGAAAAAGAAAGCCATGTCAAATGGAGATTATAGCTTCTACATTCCTAAAAACGAAGAATTAAATATACCTAGAGACTTGTACTTCGACAGGGAAATTATGGTTGAGCGAAAAAGAAACTTAGATGAACTCGCCACGAATTTCACTGCACATAGAACAAGATTAGAAGAGGAGCTTGCTACTTTTGGTGGCAAGAAATACCTGCTATTAGAAAACACAAACTATAACGATATAGCTGAAAATAATTATCGCAGCAAACTTGCGGTTAAATCATATCTCAGTACACTTCATACTTTTAACCACAGATATAATTGGGAAGTTACTTTTATGAAAGATGATACATATTCAGGTATGTGGCTATATGGAACATTTTTTTATTACTTAAGAAATTTAATTAGATAGGAGAAATAATATGGAGAAATGCAGTTGTTGCAAGAGAGAAAAAGACAATGTTAAAAAATTCAAATTACCAGTCATCGGATATGGAAGTCTATTTATGACACTTTATGAGGATGAGGTTATAAAGTTCAATCTTTGTGATGACTGTATGCGGAAGGTAAATAAGTGGGTGAAGAAGAAAATGCCTCAAGTGAAACTAGAGGACTTTTGGAGATGTGACATTATTCGTGAATATTATAGAGGCTCAGAAATGACAATGGAAACATTTAGATATGAGAAACAATTATTTGATTTATTCATGAAATTTATGCCACAGGTGTATTACGACGAACACGCCACTTATCAAAAATATAGATATAGAATTAGAAAAATTCTACATATGAAATTGGATTTATAAAGGGGGACAATGATATTAGATTAAGAGCAATAATTATAATCTTACTACTAATTTTGGCATCTTCGTTGATGCCTTTTTTAGTGGTGAATAGTGATGAAGATAGTGTCCTGCCTATATTATTAGGCGGGAACAATGAAGAAGATAGAGATTATGTGAGAGAAAAATTAGTTATAGATAAAGGCGATGCAGTTATTACAAAATATATACAACATTCTGTTCCGTTTCATAAGGATAATTATTTCAAAGCCTATATGGATTACAGGTGCATAACAGACACTAGCAGCAAGCAATGGGCCATGCAACTAGGGGCATATACAGACGAAAATGGAATGAGAAAAATCGGTGATTATTACTGCATTGCACTTGGCTCTGGCTTCAGCTCAGCTTTGGGCAGTAAGTTTAAAATTACACTCGACACAGGAGTTGAGTTTCTTGGAATTTTAGCAGACCAAAAAGCAAACATACATACCGATTCCTCAAATAGATTTATAGATGTAGGTAGTAGGTTGAATATTGTTGAGTTTATCGTTCAGGATGATATGTTGCCCAGCATAGTAAAAACTATGGGCGACGTAAACTACACCCCTGGCGATATCTTCAAAGGAAATATTATAAGAATAGAGGAGATTGAATAATGTTAAAACAACTATTAGTTATTAGTGACCCAGAGCAAGAAGTGGGGTTTGAAGTTCTTACGGATTATTGTAGAACAATACAACAACTCTTGGGGCTTAATGTGGCAGTCTTGCCAATCTGGCCGCATGGAAAAGTGGAGTTAGTTGGCGACAAAGGAGAGATAGAGATAAAAATAAAAACACTAAAAGAAGCTATTGATGAATTGGAGTTAGAACTAGAAAAGAATAAAGACAAATAAGGAGAGCGAATGAGAATTGACAAAACAGAGGTGTTTAACCTTACAGGTGCCGTCAGAGGCATGAGAAACCCTATGGAGAGCTGGGATAGGAGCGACACGACAGATTGTTTGGGTGAGAATGATTTGAGCCTCTGTAGGCGACTGATAAGAGCGGGGAGTGAGCATAGAAAATTCCTCAGACAAATAATGATTAGTGTAGACATCGAGGCACCACTCTACTGGTGGAAAGAGTTTGACACCTATAAAGTCGGGACAACTGCAAATAGCACAAGCACCATGCATAAAATCACAAGCAAACCAATTACGATTGATTGTTTTGAAACTGAGGATTTTTCAGGAGATATTCTGGTAGACTATCTCGTTTATGCGGGCGAAACTTATTGCAAAGTCGAGATACAATCTTTTATGACAACACTGATTGAGGTTTTAGAATCTTTGAGAAAAAGTTACATAGAGACTAAAGACAAGAGATATTGGAAGGAGTTGATCAGGTTATTGCCAGAATCTTGGCTTCAAACTAGAACCATAACAATGAACTATGAGAATGTATGGAATATGTATAACCAAAGAAAAAACCACAAATTGTCTGAATGGGAGTTCTTTTGCAGGTGGGCAGAAAATCTTCCACACTTCAAAGAATTATTCCTGTACGACAGAGAGGAAGAACAATAAATGGCTAGAGAATTAAAACACGCATATTACAAAGCGATTGGGCACTCTTCACATGATGTGACGGGGAGCTGCCATTTGATTCGCTTCAAAGATTATACGATTTTATTAGACTATGGAATGTATCAAACTAATGACCCCATAGAAGACTACAAGATAAACAAGGCAAGGCACAAGGATATAAAACCGAAGGATATTGACTACATATTTGTCAGCCACATTCATGCTGATCATATTGGATTGTTGCCATCTCTATATAGAGACGGCTGCACCGCACCAATTTTCATTTCAAAAAAGAGCAAGAGGCTTTTGAGAATTATGTTAATGGACAGTGTAAATATTATGGAACGAGATTGCGAACGATATAACAAACGAAATAACGTATCTATGCACCCGATCTACAGCAAACATGATGTGGACACTATGATGAAATATGTAAAAGAAGTAACCGTCAATTCCAAGCACAAGGTCAATGAGGACATTAAATTTAAGTTGATTTCAGCAAATCATATTATTAATGCCACACAAATAATGTTGGAGATTAATGATGGCACTGCGATTAAAAAAGTTGGCTATACAGGAGACATTGGTTCGCCAAGGTTTGAAAAACCATTTATTGAGCAATTTGAACCAATCGACCAAGTTGACCTACTGATAGGTGAGTGCACATATGCCACAAACCTACGGACACATAAGAAAAAAGATAGAAATAAAGACATAGATAAGATTCAAGCCATAGTAACCAGATGTTTACATGATAAGAGCAAGATACTTATTCCAGTGTTCAGCCTTAATAGGCTAGAGGAAGTGTTGAGCGTGTTGTATGACACCTATCATGATTCTGATTTAAAAATCCCAATCATTGTAGACACACCACTGGGCACGAGCATAGCTGACGCATGGGAAACGACCATAGAAAAAGATGTGGAATATTGGCACAAAGTTTGGAACTGGAAAAACATTCAAAAGCCAGACACATATAAAGAGTCTGTCGCATGGCAACAAATTGACGGGGCAATGATAGTACTAAGCTCTGGTGGAATGTTGACGGCAGGCAGGGCAGTAGGATGGGCACATGCATTATTGCCACATCATAAAAATCATATTGTCTTTTGCGGTTTCACAAGCGAGAGAAGTTTAGCCTCTCAGATTAAAAACCAGAAAGATAATAAACAAGTAAAAATAGATGGGAAGCCAACTAAAAATAATGCACAAGTATCTATATTAAACTCGTTCTCGTCTCATGCAGACCATGATGAGCTACTGGATTATTACACAGAAGTGAAATATAACAAAATCGCACTAGTACATTCAGAGGCAAAGTCGAAAATACAATTTGCCGAAGAATTAAAAACGGCACTATCTAAAGCAAATAGGGCAAGCAGAGTAATCTGTGTAAACCAAGATACGAAAATTAACATATAGAAAGAAAGGGGATTAAATGGGAGAAAAGAAATTTATTTATTTAATAGTAGGGGTGTCTGGCTCTGGAAAAACCACAGTAACAGATATTCTGGTTAATACATATGGATGGAAAGCTTTAGATTCCTACACAACAAGATTGCCAAGATATAAGGGAGAAACAGGTCATGTATTCTGCACTAAAGAGGAATTTGACAAGATTGAAGATAAATGTGCATATACAATGTTTGATGGCCACGAGTATTGTGCCTCAACTAAACAAGTAGATGAATCTGATATCTACATTATCGATCCCGCAGGAGTTGATTATTTTCTAAAACACTATAAGGGAGAAAGAGAACCAGTCATTGTGATGCTAGACATATCAGACAGAGATTCAATTATTAACATGACCAAGAGAGGTGACAATCCAGAAAGCACATGGAGACGGTTTAAGCACGACCAAAAGGCATTTAGAAATATGAGAAAGAGATTAAGAAAAATAGATTTAGACGCACTATGTATTGATATTGATGAGTCTGTGACTCTGGAGTATGTTGCGTTAAAAATCTTAGAAGATAAAAAACAAAGAGAGGTGATGCAATGATGTATAAAGTGGCAATTGATTTAGACAATACGATATGGAATCTGACAACCCCATGGATTGAGCATTACAACAAGGTTTCTGGAGACAGTCTAAAAGAAGAAGATATTAAAACATATAATATTGCCGACTATATTGAGGGAAGGCACGAAGAACTGTTGTATTACATATTAGAGATGCCGTCTTTCTGGGAGTGTGTCGATTTATATGAGGACTCTGAAGAGGCTGTAAATAGACTGCTAGACAATCCTAAAGTAGATTTGGTAATCGCAACCGCTACAGCTACGGAAAACGCACTTCATAAGATTAATCGCTTACTGGAACTACTTCCGAATTTAGATAGTAGGCAGATTGTATTGATACATAGAAAAGATATGTTAGATGTTGATTTTATTATTGATGACTATCACAAAAACTTAGTGCACTTGGAAAACAAAAAGACGTGCAAAGGCATATTGATTGATCATCTATACAATAGAGATTTTAATAACAGTCAGTACGGAATTGAGAGATGTGACTCGCTAAGTTCTGCTGTAGATAAAATAGAAAAACTAATAGTATAAGGGGGAGATATGGGATACAAAACAAAAGAAGGAGTCATGGATAGAGTCATGGATCATCATCTAATCGCTCAAGAGCTTGGGCACGAAGTAGTTGGGACTTTTCTTCAAGGAAGTTGGAATTATGGTGATGGAGTTAGTGATGAAGAATCAGATGTAGATACTAAATGCTTGGTAATTCCGTCGTTTAACGACTTTTGCCTAAATAAAAAGCCAGTGTCGTATACGCATATTACCGACAATGATGAACACATTGATATAAAAGATTTACGTCTATATGTCGAGTGTTTCAAAAAACAAAACGTGAATTTTGTGGAAATATTGTTCACTGAGTATTTCGTGATAAATCCAAAATACGCAAGTGCGTTCAATAAGTTATTAGAAAACAGGGAGAGGATTGGGCATTATAACAATTACGCAACACTAAATTGTATCGCTGGAATGGCAATGGAAAAGAACAAAGCACTGTGTCACCCATATCCATCTATTGCAGATAAAATTGAAAAATACGGATATGATGGCAAACAAATTAGTCATATCTACAGACTAGAAGAATTTATGAACAAGTGGATCGCAGAAGTTTCGTATGAAGAATGTCTCAAGTCGGATATTGGGAATTTTATTAAAAAGGTGAAGCGCAATCAAGAATTAACACTTGAAGAGGCAGTGCAGAAGAGTCAGGAATTATCCGACAGAATTTATGCGACAAAAACAAAATATATGAAAGAGAATGAATTGCGTGTAGACCATGAGCTTGATGAAATATTCAACCAAGTGATTGTGGAAATTATGAAAAAGCATTTCAAAGAGGAAGTTAATTCTTAAGAATGAGAAGGGAGAAAGAATGGGAATAACAGAAAGAGATTGGCTAGGGGAAAACAATAAAATTGGTATTGATATTTGGAATAAAAAATACCGACAAAACGGAGAGAACTTTGAGCAGTGGCTTGACAGAATTTCTGGTGGAAATGATTTAGTCAAGCAATTGATTGTAGATAAGAAATTCTTATTTGGTGGAAGAATATTATCAAACAGGGGATTGTATGACCACAATAGAAAAGTTTCGCTATCTAATTGCTATGTAATGGAGCCACCAGAAGATAATATAGAATCAATATTTGAATGTGCTAAACAGCTTGCACGGACATTTAGTTACGGTGGTGGATGTGGTGTAGATATTGGAAAACTAAGACCGAGGAGTTCAGAAGTGCATAATGCTGCCGAGAAATCCACGGGAGCAGTATCTTTTATGGACATGTACTCAAACGTAACAGATACGATAAGTCAAAACGGAAGACGTGGGGCCTTAATGATTTCAATTCCATGCAATCACCCAGACATTGAGGAGTTCATTAGTGTTAAATCCGACTTAGATAAAGTCACTAAGGCAAATATATCAATTAGAATAACAGATGAATTTATGGCAGCTGTTAATAATGATCTTATGTATAAACTGGAATTCAAAGTTGAATCTACTGGTGAAAAAATTGAAAAAGAAGTAAGAGCAAAAGATATATTTAGAAAAATTTGCGAAGCGAATTATGATTACGCAGAGCCAGGAGTTTTATTCTGGGATCGAATTGAAGATGCACACATGATGAGCAATAGAGAAGATTTTTCATATGCAGGGGTGAATCCGTGTTTTAGCGGAGATATGGAGTTACTGACAGTAGATGGATATAAGACATTTGAATCGTTGTGCGATACTGATCCATACATCTATAATGTCAATGGAAATAAAGTAAAGAGCAAGGTATGGTGCAGTGGAGAAAAAGAAGTTATAGAAGTGAAATTAAGCAACAATAGTATCATATGTACGCCTGACCATATTTTTATGACTGTAGATGGAAATGAGTGTGCTGCAAAGGATTTAAAAGGCAAGAGAATTATGCCATGTCATATTATCAATGAGGATATTGATAAAGAATTTGTTAAGCTTGGGTTTATGCAAGGAGATGGGAATTTATCTAGACTGCGTAGCACTACACACAAAAGAATTGAAGTAAATGTTGGCAATAAAGATAACGACATAAGATCACTTTTCGCAGATAATGATTTTACTGTTCAATCTGATAGGGTTATTAATGTTCATGGATATTTTGAAAAAATGAAAGCTTTGGGATTTTCAGAAAACACTCTACCAGAAAGATGTTTTCCATCGACATATTCACAATGGAACATCAAAGAAAAAGCGTCTTTTTTACAGGGATGTTACTCAGCAAATGGATGCGTAATAAAAAAAGGAAGAGTTTCATATAAGACGACATGTAGACAGTTCGCAGAAGAGCTTAAATCCACGCTATTAAATGATTTCCGTATAGACAGCTACATAACAACAAATAAATCCAAACAAGTAGAATTTGATAATGGGAAATATCAATGTAAAGAGAGTTATGATATCAACATTGGGACTGTTAAGAATCTAACTAAATTTTTATCTCAGATTGGATTTTATCAGCAATACAAAAGAGAACAACTTTCTCAGTTGCTTTTAAGAAAGGCACCTTTGGTGACCAATATTACTCAAAAGGGAAAAACGAAAGTGTATGATTTCACTGAACCAGAAAGACACTGGGGAATTGTTGAGGGCATGGTGGTTCATAATTGTGCTGAAGAGCCATTGATTGCGAATGGTGCTTGCCTGCTTGGTAGTATCAACCTTTCAGAATTCGTGGAAAATCCGTTTACTGAGCAAGCAGAGTTTGACTTTGATGGTTTTAGATATGCGGTTTCCGTAGGGGTTAATGCATTAAACGAAGTGCTTGATGAGGGTATAGCACGCCACCCGTTAGAAGCTCAGGGGCAGAGTGCACATGATTGGAGACAAATTGGACTTGGGATATTTGGACTGGCTGACATGTTGATTAAACTCGGTGTCACTTATGGGTCAAATGAGTCAATCAATATGTGTTTTGACATTGCGATGGAAATGCAGCGAAGTGCAGTGCAACAATCTTTAGTATTAGCAAAGAGAGATGGGGCTTTTCCAAAATGTGATAATGAACTTCTTGCGAAAAATCTATTCCTTGCTCCTTATATAGAACAGCATGTTTTAGACGAAATTGAAAAATATGGACTTAGGAATTCACAGTTGTTAACAATTGCACCAACTGGCACTATCTCAACAATGCTTGGCGTGAGTGGTGGTATCGAGCCTATATTTGAAAACTACTACACAAGAAAAACAGAGTCACTACATGGAGAGGACGTGCATTATAAAATCTTCACTCCAATAGTAGAAGAATATATTACTGCAAATAACTTAGACAGAGAAAATCCTCAACTTCCAGAGTATTTTGTTACATCTTCTCAAATTAATTTAGAGGGCAGAACTGGAATGCAGGCTACATGGCAGGAACATATAGACGCAAGCATTAGCTCCACAATCAATCTGCCAAAAGAAACGACAGTAGAACAAATTGAAGATTTATATATGAGTGCTTGGTTAAAAGGACTTAAAGGACTCACCATCTACAGAGCTGGTTGCAAAAGAGAGGGCATTTTAACTACTTGCGACACGGAAGAAGAGAACAAGAGCACTGACATGATTAACTCTCCTGCAAAACTACAACGTGGGGACATCTTAGATGTGATGGAAGACTTAGTTGGATATAAACGCAAATTGACCACTGGATGTGGAACACTACATCTTGAAGCATACTGCGACGAGTCAAACGGTCAGCCACTTGAGACATTTATCAATATTGGAAGCAGCGGAGGTTGTGAAAGAAACTGCCAGTTTATTTCAAGACTTATGTCTGGGTGTTTAAGAGCGGGTGTGCCTGTGGAATTCATTTTCGATCAAGCACAATCTATCAGACCGTGCAGTACATATATGCTTAGAGCGAAAACTGTCGGTGATACATCAAAAGGAACTTCATGTCCGTCGGCAATTGGTTGGGCACTGAAAGACCTATATGAAAAGGCACAAGACATGGTATTCACTGATGACTCAGAAATCGAACAGTATTTTGAAGAGGGTGTCGCCGAAACCTATGACAACATTGAAACATGCGACTCTTGTAGCCACTCTGAGCTATACGAAGAATTTGAAGATGAAATAAAAGTGTCGGAGGAAGCATCGTCAGGTGAGTGTCCAGAGTGTCATGAGGATATCAGCTACGAAGGTGGTTGTGTCGTTTGCAAATACTGTGGTTGGTCAAAATGCGACTAGAGAGGGGACAAATATGAGAAGAGACGATTCCTTGCAGTTCGTTACACTGCAAGATGACAGCGTAAGATATGTAGTGATACCTACGATTGTGATTGAGGCAGATGATGATAATTTACTTATCTCATTTCAATGGCTTGGATTCGGGTTTGGTATTCACTTTGCGAAAGTGGAAGGTGAAGACAAGTAGTTATTCCGATGTTGGATTGAAATCGCCAGAAAGGGCTCTCACGAGCCCTAATGGCTACTTAAGAAGGGAGATTAAAAGAATGGATAAAAACAACAATAGCAACAACGGTAGAATAAGCTACATGGGAGTGTTGAGCATAGTATTCATTGTCTTAAAACTTTTAGGAAAAATTGACTGGAGCTGGTTTTGGGTGCTTTCACCTATATGGATTTCAGTGTTGGCAGTTCTAGTAATAGCAATTCCTATATTTATAATTTCTATGAAAAAATAGTAAAAAGGAGAGAAGAATAAATGAGCATAGTTATATTGATACCAATTTTAGCGATTCTATTATCATGCCATACAGCTTATTTGTGGATTAAGATCTTCAAAGAGTATAAAGATACAGAAGTACCTTTCTCCTATGGGGCGCTTGTGGGAGCATTCATTGGAGTAAGTTGTTACAACATATTTGCAATTATAGGGATTTTAATAGATAAATTAATAGCTTATTACTAAGGGGGAGATATATTGAAAGAAGAAAAAAAGATAGTAAAGTTTGCAAAACTACACAAAGATGCGGTCATTCCGAGTAAGAGGGATGAAGACGGCGGGTATGACATTTACCCTGCATTTGACAAATTACATATATTACTAAAGCCAGGAGAGACGGCAATGATTCCAACTGGGATATGCAGTTCTTTTGACAGTGATTATGTATTTATCTTAAAAGAGAGGGGTAGTACAGGAACAAAAGGTATTGGGCAAAGGTCGGGCGTTATTGATAGCGGGTATCGTGGCGAATGGCTTGTGCCGATTACAAACCACAGTGATGGATATTTGCTAATCGGAAAATTAGAGGGCGATGTTTTGACAGAAGCAGCAATCTGCGGTAAGCAGTGCATCGTGCACCCATATCATAAGGCCATAGCTCAGGCAATTCTAGTGCCAGTGCCAAAAGTAGATATTATGGAAGTAAGTAAAGAGGAAATACAGTCAGAGGCAAGTGAACGTGGAGACGGGAAACTTGGCAGCTCTGGGAAATAAGAAAGGGAAAAATAAATGTGTAAAATGAAATGGTCAAATTCAGACGGTGGGAAAGAATATGGAAAATATAGGTCTTACGGCGCAATGGACGAGATGATTCAATTGCTTCCTACATTAGCAACCGAACCTCGTTGGTTATTGATAGACGAGGCGAATATGGGAAGATATTTGGAGGGAAGAACTCCTGTCATAAAAAAGGTCGTCTTCAATAATCCTGCCACAATTGTACTCTGGGAAGATGGCACGAAAACAACTGTTAAGTGTCAAGGCGATGAGATATTTGATAAAGAAAAAGGGCTCGCACTTTGCTTTATGAAGAAAATACTAGGTAACAAAGGAAACTTCAACGAAGTATTGAAAAAATGGGCAGGTGATAGTGAGTAATGAATATTAAAATTTGGGACGATAAATATGTTATTAAGAGCGATGCATACAATTACTTTTTACGGGAGATTAAAACCAAACAGCCAAAGGATGATGACGGTGGCACAGTGTCAGAAGTCGATGTTAATGATGACGGCACATATGAGGTTACTGTAGCGAATTGCGACACGGTATCTCGGTGCTTAATCAAGCTAGTCGAACTTGAGGGCAGGAAGAATAGGTGCGGTACTCTTGAGGGGTATATAAAGCATCTTGAAAAAATTGAAGATAAATTAAATAAGACACTGGAGAGCGTTTCTTTAGCGGTGGGCGGGGATAATATGCTTAAGAGAGCATTAAGCCAGAGAACTACTGAAGATGAAAAACCAGTGGCGAAAAAGACAAAGAAGAAGTAG